AAAGCGGGTGTACTATCTGCAAAACCGGTAGGGTCAGCACCATAGTCTAGAACGTCAATAGACAGTCCTAGAAGCTTATCAAGGATGCTTCTACGTACTGCGCCAACACCAGCTTGAATAAAGCCTTTATAGGTGCCTAGAATCCAATCTGCGATCTTTGTTAGTGTCGTCTGCAAAACACCGCTTGAGCGATTGATGGGGAAGTTTTCTGCCCCGTTCAAGTTGCCTGCATCTGGTGCCGTACCATTCGCAATGATAGAAACATTCGTTGCAGCTTGAGTTGCACTATTGGCAGCACTTGTGGCGGATGTATCAGCCGCACCAGCCCTACTATCTGCATAAGTTGCTGAGGTTTGGGCGGAATCTCTTGCAGATTGCGCAGCCAGCGCAGAAGCCTGAGCCGCATCCCTCGCAGCAATGGCATCCGGGGTAACATCACCTGTTGGACCAACATCACCCTTTGGACCATCCAACCCACGCGGACCAATTGGACCGGCCACCCCTCCATATGGAAGTTGATTCCATGTTTTTAGGCCGTTACCAATTTTAAATTGATTGGTATCCAATTCGATACCCATTTCACCTTCGGCAAGGATAGGATTTTGAGAAATCCACTCTTCAGATGTCCCCCGTCTGAATTGGATTGTCCCCTGAAAATCGATAATTGTCATATTGTTGTACCTTTCTCGGGTTATATTTGATATTTAGAAAAAAAGCCCCTAACGGGGCTTTTTCCTTTAATGCTTTGTGGGGTCAAAAGGTGTTTGATGCATGTAATCATATGTGGTTGGGTAGACCCTGTTTTTATCAGGATTCAAATGTTCTGTATTGCCCGCACGTTGTGCAGAACCAACCCTACCCCAAATTCTTACTGTATCCTTTAGAGGTGTTTCCACCTCCTTTGTCCCGACAATCCGAACAGCAGTTACCCGCGTAACAACCGGCACGGAAATAAGGAATGGATTCACCCCCGGAAGCAAATACGGATTAGACATGTTTTACACTCCTTACCTTGTTCCAAACATTAGATCGAATTACACCGCTATCCGTTACCTGTGCTTCTTTAATTGGTAGCGGATCACTCAAAAGAATGTTTGAAAGCCAAGACATAAAACCAAGTTCATAAGCAGTCTTATTAACCTGTGCCCGCAAAGAATCCCCGGAAGAATCATTTGGCGCATAATTGAGAGCAACAACATCAAATGTGTTTGTCTTTCTCAATTCATGAAGCTTCTTAATCACTTCCAAGTTAAAAGCGATGCTGTCAGGATCGCTGACAAGTTGATAAGTCCCGGTTTCAAAGTTGTAATCCGAAATGAATGATTCAAACATGATCCACCGACAAGACTTAACCACCTTATCAAAAATGGTAAATCCACGGTTACTGAAGAAATCTTTATTTGGATAAAGAGCCTTCAGATTGTTAATCACGTCTGCCATACCTTGTTGAAATTCAGGTGAAGGATAGACATCAACCGTATCAATCGTGTCCATAAAGACACCATCACAGTTAAGGCCCTTCTTGTAATACTGAACCTTCAAAGTCTGACCCGCACTGATAGGATGGCCCGCAGCAGAACCAGCACCAGAAACGAAGTTGAAGACACCCGTTGTCGCATCATAGGAATAATCTAGAGATGGGACATAGGTATAACTTCCATCCGAAGTTGTTAGAGTAAGACCGGCATTATCATCAAAAGGATAATTTGCCACTCTAGCAACCATCATGGTTGCACCATTAACACCGCTGACATGAGAAATAACAGACAAATCCTCATTGATCTTGACATTATCCCCAAAAACATAAGGAAGGTAAAAATCCCTAAGCTTTTCAAACCACTTCGGAGAAAGAGGGTTGATATAAGAAGAACCCCAAATTCCGTTTTGGTCGGGATAGTTCGGCGTTGCAATGGAGAAGTCTTGACCCCAATGAACATCACTTTCTTGATACTGAGTACATCCCTTATTCAATGGCGTATATTTCGGACATGCGCTGTTTGAACAAGCCTTCATCGCATCACGAATCCAGTAATTATCGCGGGTATAACCACCACCACACGTGCCCCCGGCCTGTCTTACGGCTTCACCATTTCTAGAGTCCTTAGAACACGCAGGAGAGCAACGGCCAACACTGGTAAGGTAGTTCGGGTTATTCACCGCACATGCCTTCTGCCCAAACAAGCGTTGCTTGTCATTTCCACATTCAGAAGCTTCACCAAATTGGTTGCCGCCCTTACAGTAGTAGGATGCATATCCACCCGGACCAAGACCATCGCCAACATGCGGAGAAGGTCTAGTATCTGAAATATCCAAGGGGTCCATTCTTACTGAATCTTCTTCACCGAATGAGATATACCCAAATACTTTAATTCCCTTACTATGCCAGTAATCAACCTGTTCCCGTGTTACCACTTTAGGTTCAACAATGAGAACATCATAATCTGCCTGAAGGTCTGTTCTACCCTCCCCATAGTAACAACAGAAGGTTGGGAATCTCTGATACTGACGATATTCAGAAACACCGCTGTTATCCCTAGGAATCGTCAAATCCTTAACTGTTGGGACCAGAGGTTGCCAAGTGACAGTTCCTTTGTTATCGAATCCCGGATTCATCGGTGCAAAAGGAGGAATCTGGCTAATCTGATAGTTTAGAGGAATGGTTTCCGTAATCTCAGACATCATCTTTGATGATGTGAATTTGATTCTTTGGAAAGCAAACCACTTTGCACGTGTTGAGTTATTGGTTAGTCGGATAGTCTTAAGTCCCGCAGGCAAACCAGTACAGCTAATGGTTTTCAAGAAGCTACCACCAACGGGGTCAGCCGAAGTAATAGGTGTGGGAGGGGTAAATGCAGAACCATTAACCTTCACACTCACACCACCAACTCCATATTCACGAATGACATCGATGTCAAATGATGTGGCCGTCTGTTGCCATTCAACCCATGCACCCCCAGATGCAGCATCCGTAAAGGCGCGAAGTTGACCCGCAGTAGGACCATCCGGAGCAGGTTCGATAAACCAGCCAGTAGACGAATATGTCAGGGATGGGCTATTACATTCAAGAGTCGTCAAGACATCAACCGGAACCGTACCGGCAGGGTCTTCATAAAGGGCCGTTGTCTGAAGGTTGAAAACCTTCGGACCATCAAATGCTTCAGCCTCAAAGACGTAATCCAAAGTATAAGAAGCGCCCTTACTCATATCCCCCACGTTAATCACAGAAGGATAGGTAGAACCAGAAGCAGGCAAAAACTCTGGCGGTGGGGTGATTCTTACGTTACCAATCGTCTTGTTCCCGGAATTGGTGATTCTAAGTTTCCGTCTGTTCAGGTTTGTGTTAGCCTTCGCAGCCCAACCGGAATAGCTTGTATCGTTCTGAGAATAACCACGGGTCTTGATACCTGTAATCGAAACAAATTTATCACTCGCATTGTTTGCATAGATTTCAAGCTTATGATTTCCAGATGAAAGGCCATCCGCCAAGATGATTTCACTGAGAATAATTGTGTCAGATAGACCCGGATAACTTGCAAGATCGCATGAGAAGGTATCAACAGCAGTGGTCAACCCTGAAATAGTCGATGGTTTAACACCGTCAATATACACTTGACCGACGCCCCATCCCCAATTCAATTCAGCACGAAGAATTAGGGAAGTTCCGGTAAAGTTGATTTCAAACTTCCCCTTCTCTGCAAAACATCTTGGTTCTTTTACATCTTTAGCCAATTCAAACGATCCAGCATCCATAGACCAAGCACCAAAAATATTAGTGCTTGATCCCGGCATTTTAAATGTATCTGTCAGAATTGCCTCATTATATGGATGCCAGCGGTCACGAATGTTTTTCTCATTCTTCCCCACATAGTAATCACCCGTGTAAACCTGAAGATAATCTAGGTTTGTTGGAAATGGAGGAAACATATTTTATCCCTTAAAAAGCATTAACTGTGAATGTGGCGTTATTTGCTGTCCCATGAATTCTTAGAATGATGTGATTGCTTGTCGCTTGCTTATCAATCGTGAATGGGACAATATCTTTATAAAGACCATTTACAGTTGTTGTCAGATATAGACTTGTGGTATTTGTCCCGTCAGTTTCCAAAATTTCAATGACACAACTATCAGATAGTGCCATTTCACCACGGACCAAATTTACCAAAATTGTCTGTTTAGCAAATACAGGTGAAGCATTGGTCAAATCGAAATCAATCTGACTGTTAGAAATCGTCACGCCGTTAAAGACTTGCCGTGTCCCGGATGCTGCAACAGCCGCAGCCGCAGCAGAAGTAGCAGCCGCAGAAGCAGAGGCAGCAGCGGCATTGGCACTGCTTACCGCATTGGTCCCCGCATCAATCACTTCCTGTGAGTATGCAGTTCCCGGCAATGAATAAACAGCTTCAATTCTTGTAACTTCGGTTGGAATTGGAGATGTGAAGGTAATCTTCTTCCCATTGATGGTGTAACCATCTGTGAATTGGAACAACCCATTGAAGAACAGTTGAACCGTGCTAGGACGCAAAGGAACTTGTGACAGATTAAGCTCAGCGGTGTAACCAGCAACATAATCCAAGCCAGCATTCCACACATCACGCTTACCATCCTGAATCTGATTCAGGGCAGCAATCACGACATCCTTAGATGCAGAAGCCGCAGTTGCAGAAGCCTGTGCATTACCAGCCTGCGTTTCTGATTTTTGAGCATCCTGTGATGTCTGTTGAGCAAACGTTGATGCGGTGTTGGCACTTGATGAAGCATTCGCAGCAGCAGCCTCAGCAGCACTCTTATAAACCAAGGCCGTATCTCTAGCATCCTCAGCACCGTTTCTAGCCGTGTTAGCGGCTGTAGCAGAAGCCGCAGCAGCATTTGCAGCCGCAGTTGCAGCGGGCGTTACATCACCAGTTGGGCCGGTATCACCCTTTGGACCTTGAACCCCCTGATCGCCTTTGATTCCAACATAGGGAAGGTCTTTCCATCTCGTTGTACCATCGCCCATTTTAAAGACGTGGTTCGGGAGTTCAAGACCCATTTCCCCCTCACGGAGGATCGGATTCTTTGTCTCCCATTGTAGTTTTGTACCGCGTCTTAGGACAATCGTCCCTTGAAAGTCGATATAATCAGGAATCGCCATTTTATAATTCTCCTTTAAACCTCACCACCGTCCGCGATGTGGTCATATTGCTCTTTTAGCCATTCGTAAAGCTTACCGCCATTAAAACGGTTAACCCTATATTTAACCTCGCCACCATCCCAAATATTGAAATAGGTATCATCAGGAAGATCGAATGCACCGCCGTTCCAATTATTGATTGGGAGTTCTCTAACACCATCTGCGAATCGATTCCACTTGATAGCATTCCATGTACCCATATCACCACCCTCAAAATTGAATCGGGTAATCTTCAGGAAGTTACCATCTGCGATATGGTCATAGATGTTAGGATTAGAATTCTTGTCACCACCATCAAGATTAATTTGAAGTTCGCCAAGATCAGTAAGAACACCACCATCAGCAATATTGAGATAAATTGCATTCTCAACAGTACCAACATGCATACCATCAAACTCAAATAGCGTGTTATAATCTTCTCGCTCAATGAAAGCAATGATTGAAGATTTAATGTGCGCATTATCGTCATATAGAACCTTGATTCTAATTTTGCTTTCTGGGGCTTCTTCCAATGTGATTTTCATTTCATTGGTTGTCGTTCCACAATGATTGAAAATGTTGTAATAACCATATTGGCGATTATCAAAAGTGATGGAAACGATTTGTGCCTCAATTTTGGAACCGCTTAGCCCATAAACCAAAACCTTGACATACATGTATTTGTCTGGGTCAACCTCTAGCATGGTAATGGGAGGGGTTGGAAATCCCGGAGTGGGTGTAATCACACCCTCATTGAACAGACCGAAGTTATACAAATCCACCGGAACCCATTTCTTATCAGGCATTTTGTAGTAATACCAGCGGGCTAGATTGCCATCATCATTCAAAATCAGGACAAGCTCAAGGCCGGTATAACCGGGGATTTCGGGTCTAAGGGCTGAATCTCTTTCAACAGTAGTGCGAAAAACACCACGGAATTTTTCTGACATCCGATTCAACTTATTGACCATCTCTGTAGTCAGGAAGTTGACACCGGGGATTGATTCAATCAAATCACGAAGTTTGATAGGGTCTGTGAATTGTGTAGTTCCTTCTTTCAGGATTTTAGCCAATTCCGCAGAAGCCACACGATCCGTACCACCATCAAAATCGTTTGCAATAAGTGTTTGGTCAAGCAGGGTTTTAGCCCGTCTCAGCATCACATCAAGTTCTTGACCCGTGAACTTAATGCGGTAACGTTCTGGATTAGTTGGAAACATGTCTATCGTCCCTAAATAGTATTATGAATATTTAGACTAAGAGGATTCCCAAATGCCAGACATTAACCCGACTAGATACCGGATGCGGTACACTGGTAAGGAAATCGATGAAATCCTGACATCCATCAAATACAAGATTGATGAATCTTCCATTGCTAATGATTGGCTTGGGGGATTTAAGAGGGTAGCATCCGCAGAACTTGCAAAGAACCTGTATGAAGAATTGAACGCATTGAAAGACCCCAACAATCTGTTGCAGCTTATCAAACAGATTCCCGGGATTGAGTTCCTTTCGGATGAAATGAAGAGAAAGATTGAATATATGTCGGACAAGTTCCGGGGCGTATATTTGAATCATGCTGATCGTGACGATAAGCTAGTCACCACCCAATATATCGGGCTAGAAATCATTCTTGTGCTTGATGCAGGCTTTGGCTTGTCAGCATGGGAGTATTGGGATGTGATTACCCGTCAATGGGTTCAAATTGAGTTCTATGACGTTGGTAATGAGAAGATGGTTAGTGTCAACTCTTCTGCACCAACGACGGTTATTAGAATCGACACAACGAAATACAACTGCGTAAAGGCCGTGATTTTGGCATTGAAGGCAACCGAAGCCCAGACATCTGAACTTGTGGTTGCAATCTCAAATACCAAGGAGGTTTATTACACCGTTGGCCCTGTCTCAGGAAATAACACTAGACTGTTTTCTGTAGATTGTTTCCTGACAGGGAATACCCTTGAAATCAGAATTACCGGAGTTCCGGGTTCAGTTGTCAAGGCAAAACGAGTTACTACGTTCTAAATGCAAAAGGGGCCAATTATGGCCCCTTTTCTTTTTACTGTTCATTCTTTGGTTGGTTGTCATCTGCAACATATCCCAATTTCTTGTCAAGGAATTTAATGGCAAATTTTTCAACATAAACTTCCATAATACCCAACAAAGGCCATGTCGAAAAACCAGCAATCATCAAAATACCGTCACGATATTCAAATGTTTGCGGTAGGAATGACCCTACAACATTACCCAGAAAGAATGCAAGCACCACGTTGATAACGAATCCCGTGAACTTAAAGGATTCACCTTTTCTGAATGTTGTATACAGGTAAGCAGAAATGCCCCCAAACGTACTCAATAGACCAGCCGCTAGAAAATCAAGAAGCTTGGACAAATATACTTGTTGCTCACCCATTATTTACCCCTTTGTTATTATGAAATGGAGTCTGAAGATTATTCACACGCCTCAAATAACATAGGGCTAGAAAAGTTAGCATCAGACGGAACCATTTGTTCCCCAATTGAATTGAACTAAAAATCAAGTATTCAGACCATGTACTAAAGGTATCTAGCAACACAGCATGTTTACTTTCGTAAGCGTAAGTAATTACGCTCAAAACACAAAGAACAACAGAGAGTAGAGCCAACAATTCGGAACCCGCGTGCATTTGATTTTTTCTGAGTTGCCAAAATGTAGTTACTCCCAACGCGGTAACTACCGCATATGAAAGTGTGAAAAACACAAATTCAGGATGCCACATGGGTCTATCCTCCTATAAGTCATTAAGTGGTGTGCATATCTGTATTTAGCAAATCACACTTGACAGACTCCCGCATCTGTGTTATGATATATGGTTACGTGTACTCCGCACACTGAGAAAGAGCCACCTAGAACGGCTGCGCGGAAGAAAAGACTAGGTTAGATACAGTAGGGGCAATCCGTGGCCGGAACCCCTGACCTTGGAAAAACACCCAATGACCGCCATTCCTGAAACCCTAAGATAGCCGTAAGGATGGAACTTTGTGAGGGTCAAATCACAGAAAGGGACAGTCCCAAAGGGCGGGACTGACTGCATTTCGCAGAAAGACACTGAGTAATCCATAACATCCGCTTTGCTATGCGGCTTGGTTAAATGACCAAGGGATGAAAAGCCCCTCATTGTATCTACTTTGTTACTTATTGTAAATCTATTGACAAACATCAACCCTTCCGGGTATGATTGCGTCACCGCAAACTATTAGAAGGATTTTTAATGTCCAAAAGTCTTGATTACTCAACCATCGTCCTGAGTGCAGACGATAACTTTGATACTGTGAACAAGCTCATTGCTGACATGTTCATCGTAGACCAAACAAATATTGAAGGTTCTAGCGCGGAGAATGTCAGAATTTTCACCGTTCTACAGAAGCTTTGGAGCATCCATAGCCGCAAATTGAAGAAGCTACATACCGATGTCAAGAAAGTTGAGATGCAACGCACCAGACACTATCTAGGCAAGCTTCCACGTTCTCACTATGACAAAGACCCACTCCCAGAGGCAATTCTGAAATCTGACGTTGAAAAGTATGTCGCAATCGATGATATCGTGATTGAGATTCGCACACTGTATCAAGAGCAAGAAGCTATTGTTACCCTGATTGAAGAAGCGAAGAAGATGTTGAATCAACGGGGTTGGGATATTCGTGCAATCATTGATCTTCGCAAGATGCAGGCGGGGGCTTCCTAATGGATTTCAATCAGTTCAAATCTAAGAAATCACCATCCATCTTTACAACAGAATTCAAACATCAATTCCTTGACATTCCTGAGATTACATCTCATGATACTCCGAATGGTCGTTACTACATGACACCGGATACCAAAGAACGTCTACCATCCGTTACCACGTTTCTCAAACATGGTCAGGATGACTCATTCCTAACGGAATGGCGTGCGCGTGTCGGTATGGAAGAAGCCGAACGCATCTCAAAACGTGCAACGGAACGCGGTACTGCTGTTCACCTTGCATGTGAGAATTTGGTACTGAATAAGCCTGAACCTGAGCAACATGCGGGAGAGTTCAAGGCCATGTTCATGCAAATGAAGACCATCCTTCAAAGCCGTGTCAAAACCATTTATGGGGTTGAAACGGGCCTATGGTCGCATAAGATGGGCATCGCAGGCCGTACAGACTTGCTATGCGATTATGAGGGCCGTAAAACGGTCCTAGACTATAAGAATCTCAGTTCATATAGAAAAGAATCTTGGATTATCGATTATTTCCTACAAGGCTGCGCATATTCAATTATGGTTGAAGAACGCACAGGCGAACAGTTCAAGGATATTGTAATCCTTGCTGCAATTGAGGGTTCTCAGTGGCCTCAAGTCTTTCATGCCAAACGAAGCGATTATTTGCCTCTATTGGCAGAAAGACTTAAGGCATTCCGTAAGGAATGGGAACGTCCTTGGTAATTAAATGAAGTCGAAAGACTCATAATAGATGTCAAGCTGGCATGACAATTCAGAATCTGTATTGTCAGAATCCAACATGACAGGAGAGATGTTAGCGGGGAAGCACTCATAAAACTCTACAGTGATGCCTTGGGGCCTTCCCTGCCCATCCAACAGATAACAAGTGATTGTTTTCTGATTCGGGTTGGTGACTTGCTCTTTCAGCCAGCGATATGCAGAGATGTAATTCGCATAATCTGACTGAATGAAGAATTCTAGGGATATGTTGTCATAAACAACACGATCCCCCGGAACCTTTACCATATATTGACCGGGACCACCGAGTTCATTCATCCCAACGGAAACGTTAGGGAGGAAAAAATTCTTCAGATGGAAGGCAATTTCTGGGAATCCTTCAAAGTAAGCCACCCAATTACCCGCTTGCGCAAATGATGTGTTGACAGGTGTGTCATACATATGATATACTCCTAGGTTACTCAACTTTAGGAGTATTTAGTTTTGGTCAATCCGGAGGAAACCGTTATTTATGAGTGAAAAATCGTTTTACACGTCAGTAGAAAGACGTGGTTCTAATATTCTTGTCCGCTACATCACAGAAAGCGGGGTTCACAAGAAAGCTTCAATTGAGTTTGCACCTGAATTGTACGTCTACAGCAACAAAGATGTTGTTGCAAAATCAGTTGAAGACTATCCCCTAGCCCGTATGGAATTTGAATCCATGAAAGAGGCATCTGATTTCATTGAGCGCTACCGAGAAGTAGAGGGCATGCGCGTTTATGGTCAAAAAGATTTCGTCTTTCAGTTCATCTCACGTGCATATCGTGAGATGTCTTACATCCCCCAATTTATCCGATATGGGATGCTGGATATCGAAGTCTTTTCAGGTTCGTTTGATGCGGATGGTAACCCGGTCGCAGGGCCATTCCCTGAACCCGATGAAGCTAAATTCCCCATCAATGCAATTACAGTTTTCGATTCCAAAGAAGAGAAGTTCACCACGTTTGGCCTAGAAGAATTCCAAGGCCGTCATATCGGAACCTATATCCATGATCCGAATGATGCCGATGTTGGTAAGCTCAATCTTGAGTATCGCGGTTTCAAGACAGAAAAGGATTTGCTGACTGCGTTCCTAGCCTATTGGCAAGATTGCAATTTCGATTTGTATTCTGGTTGGAACAGTGAAGAGTTCGATACACTATACACATTCAACCGAATCAAGAATGTCTTTTCTGAGAAGACTGCAAAGGAATTGTCGCCTTGGAAAATGATTAGTACCCGGTCTATCAAAACCCGGTATGGTGAAAAAGAGATTGTGGAATTGACGGGCCTTCCCTGTATCGATTTCATGGATTTGGTGAAGAAGCACGGTTACATTGAGCCTGACAATTGGAAGTTGGGTACAGTGGCAAACATGATCGTAAATGCAAAGAAGATCGATTACACCGAAGCCAGAAACCTTAACACCCTCTATATCACGAACTATCAGAAGTTCATCAAGTACAACATTCATGACGTGAATCTTGTGAAGATGATGAACGATAAGAAGAAGTTCATTGAGTTGACATTCACCCTCGCTTATCTGTTGCGATGCAATTACAAGGATACCTTTGCGACCGTGAAGCCATGGTCCGCATCTGTGTATATGCGTCTGTCAGCCAAGGGCATTCAACCTGAAATTGTGGGTGTGACAGAAGGTAAGGATATCATCGGGGGTTATGTTCAGGAGCCTGTTCCGGGTATCTACAAATGGATTGCTTCGGTGGATGCGGCATCTCTGTATCCTCACATGATGATGCAATTCAATATGGGTCCGGAGACTATTCTTCCTGAGGATCGGGCTAACGCAATCCGGGCTGAGTTGGTTGAAGAAATCAACCAGATGCTTGAATCTGAAAACCGCAAGAGCATGCGGGATTGGTTGACCAGAGTTAGAAATTCCGTTGCGGCCTGTGGGTTGATGCATGAGTTCTATTTTGATACCGATGAGTTTGTTGAATTCAAGACGCTCAAGAAATACAACGTCTGCATGTCACCAAACTGCGCGTTGTTCCGTCTGGATCGTCCGGGGTTGTGGGCTGAGATTTGTAAGGAAGTCTATGACGGTCGGAAGATCGTCAAGAAGGAAATGCTACGCTTGGAGCAAATCCTTGAAAACCTGAAGAGTGAAGGTAAGGGGGAAACCCAAGAAGCTAAGGATTTGGAGTCCAAGATTTCAGCATTGGATTCTGAGCAAATGGCTTACAAGATTGCTATGAACAGTCTCTATGGTGCAATCACGAACAAATACTTTGTTGGTATGTTTGACACCCGCATCGGAGAGGGTATTACAAGCGCAGGGCAAGTTGGGATTCAATACACTGGCCGATGCCTCAACAAGTATTTTAATGCGGCTGTAGGCACTCAGAATTACGTCTATGCCCATTATAATGACACTGATTCTGCAATTCTGAATCTTGACCCACTCATCAAGAAGTTGTTCAAGGGTAAGGAGTGGGAAGACATTCCTAAGGTGATTGACTTCATGGATAAGTTGTTTGAATCCAAGGTCAACCCTCTCATGTTGGAATGGTGTGAAACGCTGGCAAAGTCCTACAATTGCCCGGTTAACAAACTGATTTTCAAGCGTGAGAAGTTGGGCACCGCAGGTATTTGGGTTGCTAAGAAGCGGTATTGCATTTCGGTTTGGGATAATGAGGGTGTGCGATTCAGCAAGCCTAAGTTGAAGGTGACGGGCCTTGAATCTGTACGTTCCACCTATCCTAAGCGCGTGCGTGACTGGTTGGAAGAATGCTATGAACTTTGCTTGGCGGGTGATGAGTCACTTCTACACCAGAAAGTTAAGGAAATTGAATCTGCTTACCGGAATCAAAGTCCGCAGGAGTTCGCAAAGGTGATTTCTGTGAATGACATGGAGAAATATCAGGTTGGTCCGAATCAATACGGTAAGGGTGCAATCAAGCATGTCAAGGCCAGTTTCCACCACAACCAAATGATTGATCGTCTTGAATTGAATATCCCTAAGATCGCATCCGGGGATAAGATCATGATGGTTGATCTTGTGAAACAGAATCCGTTGGGTTATGAAACGATGGGCTTTATCGATTTCCTACCTGAGGAATTCGGAGTTGAAAAGTACATTGATAAGAAGAAGTCTTTTGAAGGTAACTTCTTGGAGCCAATGAACAACTTCTGTATTGCTCTTGGATGGACGCCTAAGCCCGTGGCTAAGGTCAGTGGGTTCTTTGTTTAAGGAGAGATTATGAGTAAAAACATTGACCCTGAAGGGGGTTGGGCGGGAAGCCTGTTTGATGATTGGTATTTGCCGGGAAAGGATAAAAATATTGACGAGAAGCTTGATGCCATTCTTCAGAAATTGAATGAGATGTCACCAGATGAACCACTCTTCACCTATACCTTTCCTAAGTCATACCGAAGTCAAGAAATGCCCGGGTATGTTACCATTGGCCGATGTTCAAAATGTAATGGTCCTGTTGCTGTTCCTCAGATTTGGGGTGGGGTCGTTCCACCTATCCCGACATGCACATGTTGTGGTGCAATGAAGAAACGTGACCGATACGACACATGGACAACCACATTACCTGAAATTGAGATGGAGTAAGATTTCTCAGAAAGCCCCTTGACAGGGGCTTTTTTCTTGGATAGAATTTGCACATCACATGGGGATTGACATGATCGACACGAAAGAATTGAAAGACGCGCTGTATTTCTGCGGGAACGAAATCGACAAGAAGAACATTGAAGCTCTGATTGATCGATATGCAGCACGCGCCGAGTCGGCAACATATGGTCGCAATCGAATTGTGTTTCTCATGAAGGGCTATGTTGTCAAAATCGCCAAGAATTATGATGGTGAGTGCGACAACGAATGGGAAGGGTCTGTTTCCAATTCGGAAGAGTCCTATAACAACCCGGAATATGTCCAATATCCGCGTACCCGTCTGGCCTGTTTTAACGGGGCCTACGTGCTTTTTATGGAGCGTGTGAGGGAAGCAAGCGGGGAAGAAATTCGGAAGCATCTGGGCACTCCTAAGGGCGGTTCTGATTGGACATGGAGTGTTGATTGTGGTCAGGTCGGTTTTACCAAGTCTGGCCGTCTTGTGGCATATGACTATGGGTATCATTGAATGAAAAGAAGAAATCTATTAACTTCCGATGTCGTTGGAAATCGGAAAGACGGCAAGCAGTTTTTCTTGACAGAAATTGCCAACATTCCGTATATCGATCCCATCCTTTACACTGTTGAAATCAAGACTGAAACCATAGGTCAGCAAATGATTTCAGCGTTTCGTGATATTGCGGAAGCTATAGCTTTTTTCCACAAGAAATTGGAAGAGGCGATGTTAGAAAATGAAGTTTGACGATGAAGCCCTAGAATTTGCGGCAAGGGCAGTTGAGGAATCCGCTACCGTGTGGGAAGGATTCGCAATGCAGGATGCTAAAGTATGTGTTGCCGCGTATCTTACCAAACTTAAGGAGAGGCAAATTGACACAGAAAAAGAATATGGTGTTTTTCTTCCGTAACAACAACGGGGAAATCAGTCTTGATGAAATCATTGAGAACGGCAAACGTCTGTTCTATCTGGTAACCCTGAAGAAGGGAAACCATGTACAAACCTACCCAGAGCAGGACAAGACGGAAGCCGTCAAATGGTGGAAGGCTCTGGCAAACAACCAACTGATCTATGCCGATTAATACTCCTGAAGAGATTGCCGCAGCATATCGCATTCTCACTTTACATCTTCGTAGCCATATCACACCGGATGGGGGTTTCGTCATCCCGGCAAAGAGTGCTAAGATTTTCCGTGATGCGGCTGGAATCTCCCTGCCTGAGTTGTATGAGGATCGTTCGGGGCCTTTACTTCCGAACATTGTAAAAGCTAACCTTGAGGCGCGTAATGCAAGAAAAGATTAAAAAAGTTGGTCGGGGAATTTGGAAGTTTTATGATTTTGTTTGCCTGTTTGTGGGTCATGGTGTTGTTGCGGCGGTCATTCTGTCTGCCCTTTTGGCATCCTGCATGGATGTGACTGTTGAACATCACATTGAAATTCAGACGGAGGAACGTTCCATCTAAATAAGGGATAACATCCCTAGGAGAATTCAGATGGAAGTAATGAAGAGAATTATTTTTTCTGAGGCACAAAGAATTGCCCAACAAGCCAAGGTAGACAAGGACACGGCAGACATCACACCGATTTATGCTCAGATTCGTCAGGCTGCATCACAGGGTCAATTCTCAACAAACTACAGCACCTTTGGCCTCACAGTGGACTATGATTTTATCAAGAATCGTTTGCAACTTGATGGATTCACGGTCCAATTGATTGATATTGTTGACGCGCAAAACAGAATCACAGATACTGTCATCAAAGTTGATTGGACAACACCTACACAACCCTAATTTAAGGAATACTACATAATGAGTCATTTGAACAAGATCGGTTTTTTCACACAACTGTTTGCGGCATATGAGAAGCAACAACAGCAATTGCTTGAAGACTTCCAAGCGGTAATTACGGATCAAACCTATCCGCTTGAACAGCGATGGGAATTGTGGGTAAGTGCCCCGAAGAACTTCAAAAAACATAATCCATATTATGTTGATTTTGAAACCATCAAGTGTGAAGTATCTTGGTACGATGACTTCAACGTAGAACGCCATGAGACTTTCTTCATGGTTGACATGATTAGTCAAATTGAGGAACGCCGAGAATGGCACCCCAATTTCCTGAAGGGTCAGTTTGCTGACACCCCTGAAGGCAAAGAACAAATCAACCTACTGAAGGAAGAAATTCTTCAGAAAAACGTGATGTGTTTCGATTTTGATTGGTAATGCAAAGGCCCCTATTGACAGGGGCCTTTTTCATTGGTAGAATTGATCCCATCAAATAAGGAGAAAGCCATGGAAAATGCATTCAAGAGGTACACCGAAAACAGTTGGTCAGGCAAGAAGCTTTTGGAAAGCCATAGCCTTGATGAGGAAGGAACTTGGCGCATCTATGGTGAAGACCCCAATTGTGATTTTGTCGGTCATCACTATGAGCCTGAACTTGGCCTAGTGGAAGGTAAGCTTCGGGATGTCATTGAATATGCCGTCAATCTCAATGGGTTCTGGCAGTGGGGCGGCGGTGGACGGATCGTAAAGCAGGACAAACCGAAGAAAATCAGCCCAGACGCCAACCGAGAACGCAAGAAGATTGAGACGCGGATTCTTGCTCTTGAAAACGAACTTGAAGCCTATAGGGCGAAACTGAAGGAGATGTAATGTCGTTGTATATTACAGAAACTGATACCGATGATATCGGGTATGACCAAGATGTTTATTTTGCTACCCGCATGGCGCGTGGTATCCAAAAACTTGATGATGAAGTCTTGTGGCTTCGTCAGCGAGTCCGGGAGTTGGAAGGTTACAAAGAAAAATATGAGGAACTTCTGAGCCAATCTGTTGCACATGGTGAACAGATGGTGGGCGGAATTCTCACATTGCTTCTGAATGGCAACCTCACAGCAACCCCAAAGAAGGAACCCATTCCGGAGAACGTTTATTTTCGGGGCGGAAATTTCTATTGTCAGCGTGATTGTATTGGCATGGGGACCGCTTTTTATGATAAATGGCGACATCGGGCCGATGAGTTCCCAAAAGAACCACACTAAGTAATTACACAAAGGGTGACAGGGAGTCACCCCTTTCAAACATTCTGGGAGTCAGAAATGTCACGCAAATATCAGCACATCGTCTACATCGGACGGTTCCAAATCCCCCATTCTCAACATCTTGAGTCAATCCGGCAATGCCTTTTGCTTGCAGACAATCTAGTAATCATCATCGGTTCTAGCTCTTGCGCACGCAGCCCGAAGAACCCGTTCACCTTTGAAGAACGCAAGCAAATGCTCTATGGCATGATTAATCCGATTCTGCATCATCGCATTCGGATTGAGGGTGTTTCAGACCATATGTATTCTGATACCGCTTGGGCCACTGAAGTGCAAATTAAGACATCCAAGCACATCAGCCCAAACAGTTCTGTTGCTCTGTTCGGATTCAAGAAGGACGAATCTAGCTTCTATCTTGACATGTTCCCGCAATGGAGTTTTGAGAAATTCCAAGGGCCGATCAAGAAGATCAATGCAACCGAACTTCGCAATCAGTATTACACTTGCTTCAACCCGTACAACATCAATCATATCCATGAGTCAACGGCAGATTTCCTTAACAAATTCATGGAAACCCCAGAATATAAGGTTCTGGTGAAGGAATATGAATTCCTTCTGAGTCATTGGGCAGAATATGAACACCTGAAATATGCACCAACGTTCAACACGGGTGATTCTCTTGTCATTCAGTCGGGTCACATTCTACTGATCGAACGCAAGAACTATCCGGGTAAGGGTCTGTTGGCTTTGCCGGGTGGATATGTGAATGCCAAGCAAGACCGTAGTATGGTGCATGCCGCGATCCGAGAACTTAAGGAAGAGACTCGGATTGACGTTCCTGAGAAAGTGTTGTGGGGAAGCATCACCGATACGAAGATTTTTGATGCCCCGGAACGCTCAGAACGTGGACGAATTATCACAATGTGTGCTACTATTCGTCTTCCGGATGGTCCACTTCCGAATGTAAAGCCCCGCGATGATGCCAAGCGGGCAGAATGGATGCTTATTTCTGAAATTCATGATAAGCTGTTCTTTGAAGATCACAAACAAATCGTTTATGATCGTCTAGGCATCACCCGCTTCTGATACGGAATCAGAAGCTAACCTTCTAAGGAGTTTAGAAAATGAACCTGAAAAATATTTGGATGAATACCGATGGATACAAGCCTTCAATGGCAAAGCAGTATCCTCCCCGCACGAAGTATGTGTTTTCCTACATTTCCAGCCGTGGCGGGAAGTATCCTGATATTCCGATGTTTGGTCTACAAGCCTTCATCCGCGAATATCTGGCACCGGGCTTCACCCTGCAAGATGTGGAAGAAGCAGAATTCATCATGAGCAAGAACGGTGCGGCATATCCGGCTGCGGATGTCCGTAAGCTGTTTGATCGTTATCAGATCAACGGTGTTGCACATCTCCCCGTCAAGATTTGGGCGGTTCCTGAAGGCACGAAGGTTGGCACCAATCAAGTGATGGTGACCATCGTGAATATGGATGCTGATTTTCCGTGGCTGACTACCTATCTTGAAACCGCAATTCTCCGTGCGGTCTGGTATCCGTCTACGGTTCTGGCAAATTCGTATGCCTCGCGTCGTGTGATTCGCAAATATCTTGAAGAAACCGGAACCCCGGAACTTCTTGATTACAAGCACAATGATTTCGGGGCACGTGGTGCAACCTGTCTTGAACAGGCTGGCCTTGGCGGTATGGCACACTTCGCATCCGGTTCTAAGGGTTCGGATACCCTGATTGCATCCCTGTATGCGAAGAAGTATTACAACCATGATTATGAGGCAACCACCATTGCCGCAATGGAACACAGCACGGTTACCAGTTGGGGCCGTGATTTTGAGGAAAACGCATTCCGCAACATGCTGGCCGTCTATAAGGACAATGGCATTCTTGCGATGGTCTGTGATTCCTATGATGTCTACAATGCCGCTCACATCTGGGGCCGCATGAAGGATGCCATCATTGAATCTGGCGCAATGTGTGTTTTCCGTCCGGATTCGGGTGACCCGTTGGAAGTGATTCCTAAGGTTCTGGGTATTCTGGAATCCTATTTCGGTTCCACCGTGAACCAAAAGGGTTATAAGGTTCTGAATCACAACGTTCGTATGATTTGGGGTGATGGGATTACCACCGAGAATATCGAAATGATCCTGTTCACGCTGGCTGCACGTGGTTGGTCGGCTGACAACATCGCATTCGGTCAAGGTGGGGCACTTCTGCAAGACCTCCAACGCGACACGAACAAATGGGCTATGAAGTGCAGCACGGTCTTTGTTGAGGGTGATGGTTGGCGCGATGTCTTCAAAGACCCGATCACCGATCCCGGTAAGAAGTCGATGAAGGGCCTTCTTGGTTTGATGAAAGATGATGAAGGTAACTTCGTGACCGTAAATCTTGCAGGCATCAACGACAAGCGCAACATCATGCTTGTTGTGTATGACTCGGGTGAATTGCTGAATCAAACCACTCTGAAGGAAGTCATCGCCCGGGTGAATTCCTAAGAAAAGAAATGAGAAAAGCCCCTTGACAGGGGCTTTTTTATTTGTCAGAATATCTCCATCAACTAAGGAGAAATTCAAATGTTCCAACAACTTCAATTGTGGATTCTGCGTCGCATCATTCGCAACATCGTTTCGGGTGGATTTGACAAACACATTCAGGTTGCAAGCATCTATAAGGAAGTTCGTGATGCCTGCCGTGAAGAGTTCTATGAAGACAATCAGCCGACGATTGACGGTTTCACAAAGGATTGCTTCAAGATCGCAGAAAGCACCGCACATTGGGAAGACAAACAACGAATTCTTGGGAAACTGGTATAATGGCAACGCGATATGCAATCATGATTAAAGTCCCGGAAGGAAATCGGGAAATTCATGGCACGGGAACCCATACCAAGGAAGAGAAAGAGGAATATGTGAATTTCATGAGGCGAATCAGCCCGGAAATTCCGATTTGGCTTGAAGAAGTTCAGGATGAACGTGAAACCTGCACCTATACAAAGTGCGAAAAACAAATCTGCAACGTGTATGGTTGCATGCATAAGGAGTCGAAATGAGCGATATCATTAAATTCACTGACGATAATTGGGATTGGATCACGATCCGTTCTGAGGAACATCTGAATGATCTTCAGATTCCATATACTCAGTATTGGAATCGTCCTACCAAATATCCTTGTCTTGCTCACTTCGGTCCTACCATGTGCAATTCCAATGGTCCGGATTTTCAGGTGATGACCTACATCTATAACTTTGAAAAGGAAGAAGTATGAAATATCGCCGTTTGACTGGTGGGGGAATTCATTGCTCACATTGCGGGGCATTTATTCCGTGTCCTTATCCTCCCCTTCGTCCGGGTGAAGCAGTTTGCCCGGATTGTGGGAAAGATGCCGTGGGAGATTACTAATGATCGATCTATTTTGGGTAGGCTTCATCCTCTTTGGGATCGGGGCGATTGGGATTTCCATCACCGAACCCAATTTGATTGAAATTAATCAATTGGGAGAACGGATTTGGCCTAAGGTATCCGCAGGCGAACAGATTTCTGCATGGTTCGCAATGGCCGGTATCATTATCATCATTGGCCGGGTTGTATATTGGCTGGCAAACGTGTAGGGGTAAAAATGATTCTCAATGAACCAGTGAATTTCATCCTGAATTCGGGAACCACCATCTTTTATACCAATAGCGCAAATAATTTGCTTTTTGGTAAACTTGTGGGTGAAACTCTTGATCGGAAATCCTTCATTCTTGAAGACGGATTCGGAGAACTAGCGACTGTCCACAAGGATGAAGCATATTTTAAACATATTTGTCGTGTAAGCAAATAAGGAGAAACATGAAAGATAGTACAGTTGTAAAAATCGCACTGGCAGTAATCTTTGCGACGGCTTCTATGATTGGTGGCTGTATGTACGGTCAGCCCCATTATAAGGTGTATCAACAACGCCTTGAGGGTGAAGCAGAACTTGCAAAGGCAGAAACAAGCAAGCGGGTTCTTGTTCAGGAAGCCCAAGCCAAGCTTGATAGCGCAACCCTACAGGCCAAAGCAGAGGTTGAACGTGCCAAGGGTGTAGCTGAAGCAAACAAGATCATTGGTGACTCTCTGAAGGGCAATGACGCCTATCTGAAATACCTTTGGCTTTCCAAGCTTGATGATGTGGCATCCAAGGGACAAGTCATTTATGTCCCAACGGAAGCAGGCATTCCAATTACAGAATCAGGACGAGCAATGAACAAATAAAAAAAGGGAACCCAATGGGTTCCCTTTTCTTTTACTAACTTCTAACCGAGATTAGATCAGCTTGGCAACAGCAACCTTACGGAAGTAGCCGTTTTCTTGTTGTCCCAGACCCTTACCAGCAGCAACGTTACCGGCTGCATCTTGGAAGTAGAACGGGTTAGCAACAATACCATAGCGGGTCTTGAAGGCCATACGTGGGTTGAAGTTATCTTCACCAACGGTACGGTACATTTCAAGCGGAGTGTAAGGAGCGAAGAAGATACCTGCATCCAGTTCCGTAGCACCCTTGTAACCAATCGTGTAGTAATCCAGATCAGCATACGGGTCGATATAAACCTTCATGCCGTTAGCCAGAACACCTGCGAAGGTTTGACCGGTCGGATCAACAGTAATGTTCTTCTGACCATCCAGATTCGAGATGTTGTAATCCAGCAAACCAGCCATCGCCAGAGCCGAAGCCACGTTAGGCGAGCACAGAATGCGGTTACCCTTACCACGACGTGTATCCAGCGCAATTGCGTTAGCGTCGATTTCGATTTGGAACATGAAGCCCTTCAGGCGTTCCAAGAACCAGCGACCATCGGTATCAGTCGTCAGATCGAACAGACCCGGCTTAGCCGACAGTTGAGCACCGAACTTAGCCGACACGTTCATCGTGCGGATGAATTCACGGTTCATTTCAGCTTGAATTTCAGTTACCAGCATGTCAGACAGAATGCTGTCAACATCTTCACCGTGAACCGACATCATGTCTTGACGCAGTTCGTGGGTGTAGTCAGCGTACAGACCACGTGACAGAGCGGTCACGCTTGACTTTTCAATGCTCAGAGCCATCTTAGCCCATGCCTTAGAAGGCGTACCCAGATTTTCAGCATCGCTGCGCGGCATACCTTGACCACCCTTCGGATCAAGAGCAGGCTTGCCAGTAGCGTAGAAATCCTTAGGGAAGCCAGAAACAGAACCTTCATCGGCTTGGCCGTTACCAGAGAAACCAGACTTGATTTCTTGGTAGAAAGCTTCAGGGCCAGTTTGCGAGCCATAACGGGCGCGCATTGCGAAAATCAGACCATCGGGTGTAGCCAGAGGCTGCGTACCCATAAAGTCGGTTGCAACAAGGTTAGGCATCAGACGCTTAACCATCTTAATCAGAACAGGCGACCAAGTAGCAATTGCACCCGAACCCATGCTGTTACCCGATGCAGCGGTTTCTTGCAGCAACTTTTCGTTGCTCTTACACCAAATGCTTTGGTTTTCCAGAACACGAGTTAGAATGTCAGTGCGTGAAAGAGCCTTTACATCGTCAGCTTCATTGCTTTCGATGATTTCTTTCCAATCTTCGCGCATTTGTTCAGTAACTAGTCTAGTCATAATTTGTATTTCCTTAAAGATTAAAAATGAATTTGAAGCAGGTTCATCTAACCAGTGCTCATCTCAATATTATTTAGTGTGAAAATGATTTTCTTTGGTATTCAGAACCCGCAATCAGTTTTGCGGTAATATTACTTAGTCTTTTTCAAGACTGACTCTTTCAGCATTGCTTTCCAAGGGTCGGTAACAACAGGAGGGGTTACTTCTGTAGTTTCAACAACCTTTGCAGGGTCATCAGCTTGGGCAGGATCAACAACAGTTTTGTCATCACCACCTTCACCACTATCACCCTTATCGCCAGCATCAGCGATCTTTCCACCAAGAGCCTCAACAACATAGCCAACCTTCTTACGGAATTCGGCTTCTTCAGTCATTGCGAAGTCTTTAGTAATTTGCGTCACACGCTCAGCAGTCGTTTCAGCAAGACCGGCAGTCAATTCCTTAAGAATGTCTGCGCGCTTTTGGGCTTCAGCGATCTTGGCTTGTTCTGCTAGTTTCCCTTCGGCTTCTTCAAGCTTGCCTTCGGCTTCAACAAGCTTAGCTTGCAGACCTTCAACAATGCTCTTTTCGTCACCCTTAGGAATAGTAATGCTCGCTTCTGTGAACAGGTTCTTGAAACCGGTCAGGAAGTTTTCTGCAAGTTCCACCTTGGCGATAGCGTCAAGAGCAACAGCATTTTCCTTAGCCCATTCAACAAGAGCCTTATCAAGGAACGAATCAATGCGGAAAACACTTTCCGTAACGAATTCTTCCTTAGCTTGAGCCAACTTTGAATCAAACGATTCATTGATTGTTTGGGTTTCACTTTGAACGCGCTTATCAGCTTCTTCAGCGATAGCAACGGCAATCAGGGTATCAGCACGTTCTAGGAATTCAGGAGAAAGACCCTCAACCCCTTCAAACAGCTTTTTAACAAGTTCATTCATATTTTTAACTCCAAATGTTAAAGTCTTCTCTTTACTTAGCCTTCTTCAAAGTCTCAATATATCTATCAAGGTTATTGAAGAATTTTGCTTCGTCAAACGTGCCGTCTTTACTTACTGTAACAACGTCAGCGGGAGTAACGGGGCGCCAAACACCGCCTTCATTGATCCACTCAATTGCGGATTCATTCACAGCATTTACGTAGCAAACTTGTCCGGAAGGTTGATCCACGGCATCAATAGCATTTAGAACAAAAGCAGAAACGGTTTTCTGTCCATTTTGTTCCACCACCTTCCCTAGGCCGCGAGATGACACACCTAGATTGAAGTTTGCTTCTAGGAGCGATTTAATCTGTGCGCCATGCGGGTTATTCAGAATGCGTGCTTTACCGATAACCACATTGCCTTGCCATTCCAGTTTTTCAACCATCAATGCAGCCAACGCAGGATCAGCAAAAGGTCTTTCGGCAGGGTGATTCAATTCACCGATTGCCCGACGAGCATCCACATATTCACTCATATATGTAGAAACTGCCTTTTCCATCACGCTCTTTGGGTAAACTCTCCCATTACGATTCTTTGCCTCAGCCATCAAGAAAGGCCCTTCAATATAGGTGACCTTTCCTGAAGACGTGCTTTCAACTAGAGTTTCTACCCGTTCCATTCTTTCGGTTAGAAGTCTCATTTCTTTTTATCCTTATAGACCAAACATCTTGCGGTAGCGCATAGCCTTCTTAGTTTTTCTCTTGGTGCGGTTTTTAAGTCCTGCGCCTTGAGCCTTTTTATCCCGTACACCACGCTTAGCGCCAAGCTTTCTAGAACGCTTTTCAGACGGTCGCATAGGAACACATGAGCTACCATCAGGAGACGGTTTGTAACCGGGTGGACAGATACGCTTTTTTCGCTTCTGTCCGGTCGATTTCACTTTGAATTTGAAGGCTTCTGCTAGATTTAGAAAATCATCAAAATCTAGCATGTCGGATTACTCTTCGTTTTCGCCATCAGGATTTTTTTCGTCTTCATCATCCTGTTTAGCTAGTTTGGCATCATCCTCATCTTCTTCATCGTCGTCTTCTTCGTCTTCATCATCCTCTGATTCAAACAAAGATTGTGCGATGAAATCTCTACCCTGTTTTACCAATTCCTTAGACTGTTCAGTCAGGTGGGCCTTGACCATAGTCAGGGCTTCTTCTTCCTTACCTTCAAGAATGGCATTAACGATGTCTTTCAATTCCATGGTCAATCCTTTAAAATGATTATTGATTAATAATACTTAGTGTATTCAATTACTTACCTCTGAATGGATCATTCATGTAAGCGCCGTCTTCGTCCTTTTCCATCGGATCGCGGATCAAACCAGCCTTGATTTCACCCTTAATCTGATCTTGAAGCAGCTTGATTTCGTCATCGTCTTGCTTCAGAACATTGCGTTTCACCCATTCTTGAGAGAAATAAGTTCCTACATAACCTTCCACTTCACCCAGAGTTCTAATCTTGTTTTCTAGTGCTTCAACTTCCTGTTGTTCCTTCATGTAGGAATCAGATGCAAATGTGACCTTGATGTTAGGAAGAATCATTTCCTTCCAATCCTCATCAGTCGTAATCTTCTTCAGGATCAGTTGACGGCGTAGGAGTTCTAGGAACAGATACGAATAACGTCTGCGAACACGGTTGATGAATTTGTTAAATTTCCATTCGTCACGTGTGATTTCTGCGCCACGCCCACCAATGATGATGCTCGCATCTTCTTGGAGACGGCTTCTAGGCACTCTCAGAGCCGCATACAGGTTCTTTTGCAGGTAGTACAGGTCATCCAGTTGCCCAAGGTTCTGACCGCCCTCTAGCGTCGTGATTTCCGTCCCCTTAGAGCCTTCCCGGCGTGGCAACCAATAATCCTCCATCATGGAGATTTGATGGTTGTTAGAAGCGATCTTCCCGCGCTTCGGGTCATAGCTAAGACGTGTACGGTACTTGTCCATAATGTTTCTGACATATTCTTCAGCAGACTTCTTAGGAAGCGTACCAACGTCAATGTAGAAAATGCGTCTTTCTGGGGCACGTGTGATGCGATAAACCACAATCGCATCCTCAACCATACGCAGTTGATTCAGTGGGCGTAGAGCCTTTTCAAGATACCCAAGAACCATATTGGTGTTGGGGTCCAAAATACCGCAGTGAGCATACAGAATCGCATCCTCAGCGATCTTCAGGGTCTGGCCGATAGGAACATTTGAGGTTTTAGCCTTCCCATATGCACCCATAGAACCGGCTTGCAAATCACTAAAATCGTTAGCATAGGTTGTGTTGTACACATAGAAGTTTTCAACCTTCTGAATTTCTTCAATGCCGTTTGCAGGATTTACAGCCTTTGTCACCTCACGAACCTTCCGAATTGCACGGGGGTCAAGGTTTGTAAGCTTTAGAATGCCCTTTGCAGGCGATTTTTCATCAACGATCACATGAAATACTTGGCGACCGTCAACATAGAATTGTCTGACCTTCTCATATGCCGTATTGTCAAAATCCAATAGGTTTTTAGTCAGATATTCAAATTCTTCTTGAATCTTATCCTTCAGAGGTTCAGAAACTTCAAGGTATTCAAGATTTAGTGAAATTGGGTCTTCATCTTCATCAGTAGAGACAATCCCATTCACAATATCGTCAATCGCGTCATCAACGTCATGATGTAGTGCCGCAGCACGATAACCATTGATGATTTCCGATTGTTGCATCATGCCGTTTGAAAGATCAACCCCGGCACGGTTTACATGAGAGGCATCAATTAGGTATGAAGGATCATCCGAATCCATGGCAATGATGGATTGCTTATCGATAATCTTCTCTTCATCCTTCTGTGCCTGAGTTTTTAGGGCCTTCGGGCCAAATAGATTGACCAGAGTGCCGGAATTAAATCCGAACATAGTTTAAACCTCCACAAATCATATGAATTACTTAGTCCATCCTTTATGTGATTTTTGCTTTCCCTTAAAAACAAATGTCATACAACTTCTGTTCAGATTATTATTTTCACAAAACTCAGTTAGATTCTTGATTGTTTGTCTTTCTCCGTTTGGGTCTGTGAATGTATATTCTTTAGAAATAGCAGCAATGCGAGCCTCTTGATGTTCTTTAGAAATAGTCTTGCCTTTATGTTTTGCCCCAATCTTAGCCTTTGTCTCTTCAGAATGCTTTCTTTTGGAATTGGAAGCAGAGATTTTAGCTTTAGTTTCATCAGAGTGTTTGTAATTTCTTGTTCTGGCATACTCTGCAAAATCAGGTCTTTTGTTTCCACGATTAGCATCACCGATTTTTTTCTTAGTTTCTTCACTCATGATTCTTCCTGACATACCATCACCGCCGTCTGTCATATTAGTTAGTGGGCCTTCCTTGAGGTCTTTTCTTCCCCACATCTTAATTGCCCACACCTCGCGTCTTTGGGCCTCTTCGTCACTAAGATCAGTCCAAAGAAACTCAACTAGTATTTCAACACCCTCACGCTTTGCCTTAGCAGCCTTATTGCGGTTATGTTGACTGGTATTCAACATGTGCCCTTGGATATGTTCCCAAGCACGCTTTCCTTTCCCTTTACCAATGTAATATGGTTCTTGGGAATCTTCTCTTCTCAATTGATAAACATAATGTTCGTTCATTAGACATCTCCACTATTAAAGAAAAAGGCCCCGAAGGGCCTCATTCTTACTTAGTGAAATACTAACGTGTAGTGCTCATCTAGTCGTATCGCTTTGGTAGTTGAGATATCTCAAAGTCACAGGGAATTCACCGAACGAATCTTGCGCCCCTGCATCCATGTCCATAGCACCAACCACAGTAGGCCATGCGTCTTTCAGCAAGTAGGTTTTAACCACATTGTCAGAAGCATCCAACAGATCGAATTGAATATCTCGCATGTAGTCATCGCTATTTGTCAGACCCGTATTTGAGTCAGAACCGTTAATAGCCTCAGACCAACGTTCAAAAGCATTGCGGATCGTATGATCGTTAGTGCTAATGAATGTACATGTGAATTCTTCATAGGTACGGTCACCGGGCAGCGGCAATTGACGACCACCCCACATCAGTTCAATCACGCCAACAGTTGACGAAGGAACCGCAGTGGTACGTGCCAAAAGCGAAGCCTGACGAACCGAATCATTGTTGCCCGCATAAGTCGGGAAGTTCACCAGAACGCGGAATTTGTGTTGACGAGTCAAGCCAGCACGCAGGGCATTCCGGAACGAAGTAATAGTAGCCATGTAATTTCTCTCCGAAAGTTAGAGAAAGTGGGGACTAGCCCCACTTTTCCCAATTAGTTGATAAGTTGCCCTTCCACTTCTTCAAACGTCACATCCGGACGAACCGCAACAAAGTACAGATCAATGAAGTTGATGCTATACAGCGGTTTCAGGAAGATGTGAGCCACGGCACGGTTTTGCGCACGAACTTCAGGGCCGTTGTTAGATTCATCGCAGATCACGCGGAAATCTTCAAAAGCTCTACGGTTTGTCATGTTGCGCAAGAACGGACGGATCGCATTCAAGAATTGTGCGCGGGTGAATTCATCATTCACTTCAAACAAGAAGCGCTTAGCAAGATCAGCAATACCCTTCTCAGCAGAGATGAAGGCAAAACGCACGTTGGTATGTGAGAAAGCGCTAGGACGAGTAGTCATAGTCTTGTCACCGTACAGAACGATACCTTCATTCAAGAAAGTAACGATGCTGTTCACACCAACCTTGTAAAGCTCATCACGGTCATCTTGTGAAGAATTCCATGCAGTCTTGATGTAGTTCTTATAACGCCCTCTTTCGTGACCAGCCGGGGAAATCCACGGGTCTTGATCGCGTGCGGTACGTGCATACAGACCAGCAGTGCCACCCGTCGCAGGAATCCAACGGTAGGTATCGTTATATTGGTCATACACATAACCCCAATTGTCAACAGCCACACCGTATGAAGAATCACGGTTAAGGTTCACAGTCTTCCAAGTCTTGATATCCGCAACTTGATTACCGTTGTTACCAACCAAAGCGCTCAGCGGAGGTGCAACAAATGTCACAACGTCCTTACGGGTTTCTGCAATATCAACCGCAATCTTCTGTTCGGCAACCACTGCGGGACCAGTCAGAATGTATTCCAGTTCCAACGAGTCAGAAGAACGAAGTTGGTTGATACCCGGGATGCGAGATACATTAGCGTTATCGTCAACACCACCAGACAATACCCAATCACCAGCCTTCAGAACGAAGTTCTTGTCAGCAACAGCAACCACGTTAGAACCGTTGTTGATGGCATCAAAGAAGTACGTAGTTGTACCGTCAGCGTTCTTAGAACCCGGCACCTGACGAAGCAGGTTGTAACGCTCAAGAATTTCACCACGCGAACCCGGTTGGAACATGTCCAAATCAATGTACAGACCAAGTTGAGAGTTCTGACCAACGTCACCCAGAGCGTAGAAACCAACGTCCTTGCGGCGCATTTGAACCGTAGTCTTATCGGTACGGATCAGGTCATATTTTGCAGTCATGCCGGAATCAGCAATGAATGCATCCTTGATCTTCCCAACTACGATCAGAGCCGTATCACCGTTGATGACATTCACAGGAATACCCATCACGGTAATCGTTCCCTTGTCATCACCAGTCACATCAACCACAGTCGTAATCGTGTAACCGCTTGAGACTTGGCTTGGAACAGTCGTCTGGGCACCGTTTTGAACAAACGTGTATTGCACAGCGTTGATTGTCGCCATTTCGACGTTCTTATAGGTGCGGTCATCACGCTTCAAGGCTTCATAGAAAGCACGTGCAGCAACGGTAGACGCATCACCATAAGTCATCACCAGTTCCTTACCATACACATTCAGGATGAACTTAGGATTACCGATCTTGTTCACGAATGAGGAAACCGAAGTACCACCACCCGCAACCGGTTGAATCATGGTCTGTGTTGCAGGAATTGCGAACACAACCTTAATGCGGTTATCCGTGACTTCAACGCTTTGATAACGCAGCGAATTAGCCGTCATCACAGTTCCGATAGCCTCAGCAACATCACGTTCCGTCATGCTTGCAGACAGGGCCACATCGTTACCGTCAACCGTCAGCGTGAAAGGCTGAATGTTAGAGTTCGTTCCACCAAGAACCGTCAAGGTTTCTTCTTGGCGTGTACCACCGCTAGCAGTACCAACGAAGGTCACTGTTTGCTGTTGTTGAATACCAGCAACCACAGTACCCGATACACCGATGCGCTCAACTTGTTGGACTGCACCGTTACCGGTCCAATAACCACCACCGTCTACCACAGCAACGTTAAATTCACCGTCTTCAGGTTCATATGGGAAGCTTGAGTTGTATTCCCAATTTGCAAAGGTTGCCTTATCAGCAATAGAAACGCGCAGACCGTTTGCAGCAGAACCCGGATATTTACCGATGAAGTTATAGCCAAACAGATTTGCTGTTTGCAGGTCTTCATCGTTCTTAACCAGAATAGGCACCATGTTATCAGACACGGCGTTACGAGAATTCTGTCCAACCACACGAACAAACACAAGCTTAGAAACGTAAGATGTGTAATCAGCGGCTACAAAGAAGTCTAGAAAGGTTTCATTATTGGGTTTACCGAAGCGGCGGGCGAATTCCTTTTCACCACCTGTCATGTAGGTAGGCTTATCGGCAGGCCCCCAAGCAGCAACACCAGCTAGACCAGCCTTGGCATCACCCGTTTCAGGAGTTCCCAAAGTAGCATCAATCTCGAATGACGCCACACGTGGAGAATTATAAAAAGCCATTATGTCATTCCTCTAAAAGTTAAACGAAATGTTCTCTTGTATTTATACTTAGCTATTCATCCATCTCTCAAAATCAGATGGGGAGCCATGTGTTACCCTCATTGGAGCATCCCAACCACCATATCCACCTACGGTTTCTTGTCGGTCTTCAGGTCCAAAGCCAAAAGGAAGGATTGATTCCATCATCGTTTCCCTTTGCATTGAGTAAATTTCTTTACCCACATTCTTGTTTGTCATATCTTGGAAGAATGGTTGTTTTACCATCCACCCAAATAGGACCAAAGGCATTACATGGTCATCATGGCAATTATCGTCAGCCTCATAGCTTGCGCCCTTGGCTACGAAAGTTCCCAATTCCTCAATCGTCTTTTCGTCTTGGATTAACAGCTTTTGGTTTTCAATCAAAGCTTTGACGTTGGCGCAACCACGAGATTTAACCTTTTTGGTTGTTTTAACACCGGGATTGGCCTTCTGGCCTCCCATTTTGATATCCAAACCGCGATTATCGGATGATGTTAGAATTACCCCCTCATACTCAATTTCATAGTGGCAGATATAAGAAACCTGACCGCCCACGTCATTGTTTGCTTCAATTAGCAAAGGAGCATCAAAATACTTCTGAGCCATTGAAACAATCGTATATGGGAATACAAGTGGGGATACCTCATTACTTGAATATGTACAAACTTGCTTATAGGGTGTTTCCGTAATGTCGATAATCTGACATGTAGAACTATCCTGATTTACGCCCTGAGCAGGGTCAGCAATAGCCACGTACATATGTCCCTTAATGGGTTCCTCATAGATTCTTAGGTATTTATTGTCATCGTTGAGTGGGTTAGTAAATTGGAGTCTTTCCAATACATCACCTGAAATCAACGTATTTGACGAACCTTGGAATTCCACCGCAAATTCTTGGCGGAATCGCATTTCACCAATGTTCTTTCTAGTCTCATCAGCCCATGCTTGATCGCGTTTAGGATGGTGTGACCAATCGTATTTAAGAATTTGGTATGAGTTTTGTTTCTGTTCTGCCTGTTTCCAAAGATGATAAAACATCCCTCTTTGGCCTTTAGGTGTAGTAGTCATCACAACGCGAGATTCAGAACCGGATGTAATAACAGGGTATGTGGCTTCATAGAATTCCATATCCCGTTCAATAATCGCGGCTTCGTCAATGTAGACCATATCCACCGAACGGCCCCGAATAGACGATGAAGATGTTGCAGCAGAGAAAATCTTAGAACCAGTATCAAAGAGAACCGTTCTCTTGTTGTAAGTCAATACACCGGGTTGCAGGAAGAATGGCAAGAATTCAAACATCATCTTGATACGATCCATAATTTCCTGAGCCTGATCCGCTTTGTTAGCCAGAACAGCAATTTGTTTGCCTTTATGGAATAGAGCAAACCAAAGAATAAAGCCCGCAACAATGGTTGTTTTACCCATCTGACGAGCAAGAAGATAAAGGCTGAATCGATGCTCTTTCATGCACCGAAGCATTTTCTTCTGATATTTGAACATCTTGAATGGGATAATACCGTCATCAAGAGAAAGGATTCGGCAATATGTTTCAATGAAATATGTAGGTGACATAGCACACTTCATATATTCCAATTGATGCATTTCCTCAAGTTTCTGTTTAACGAAACCTGCCTTGATTAGGATATTCCCCTTGTAACATTGATATTCGTAAATCGGAACATCAGCGATAGGAAACGGATGGCCCCCACCATCCTTAGGAGGGGCCAACGTTGCCTTTGTCTTTGAGGGGAATCCGTTCATTCGTCTTCCTCCATATCAATTACTTCAAGGTCTTTCAATTGGCTTCTTGCCTTGTCCACAAGGGACAGAAGGTCAGAAGCACCAACCAAACTACCCGGAATTGCAGTAATCCCACCTTCTGAATTATTGATTTGGGTGTTGTTTTGGATGACGTTAATCGTTTCTGGGCGGTCCTTGGTAACCTCCTTATAGACCTTCTGCATCGCAAGCAGGTCTTGTGTGAGGGTCCGCATGGTTGCGACCAATTCATTAAAAACGCCATATGCCCGTGGGTGTTCTGATTCCTTAGCCACCGCCAAGGCACCAGCCACCGCATCACCAGTCATTCCCAACAGGGTATGTGTGATATTTCGGGCCTTCACATAATCGGTTTTTGCATCGGTGGAAATCAGATCAGGGACCGTCGATTCCACCTCAACAAGCTCAAACTTCGGAGGTTCAACGTGCGGGACTTCCTCGCCGTTGAAGTCCTCACTTTCTTCTGTTGAAACCCCAAAGAAACTAGCGGCTGTCTGAGTTGTGTCAGTTTCCTGACTATCAGAAATCCCAAGGGATTCTTTCAGCCTAGATGACATTACTGTATTCATATCTAATTCCTTTGAAAATCAAATAGTTATATTAACTATTTAGAATCACGTTTAGTTTTTCTCCTTGACTTAGTGACCTTATCAACCTTTTCCGCGCCAGCAGTAATAGGAAGATCAAAATGAACGATCTTGTTTTCCGTTCTGATATTATTCAAAATGCCATCATCCGGATTTTGCGTAACATCACCACCGATTCTAAAGATGCGATCAATATTGTCATCATCATGAATATCACCCACAGACATTCTCACTTCAATCTCACTCAGAAGCGGGGATTGTGTTGACTTGGCCCAAATCATTCCCTTCACCTCAAAATTGAGATTGGTTTCAATATATCGGCTTGTTTCATATTGTTCGTCAGAATTATCAATGATTTCCTGACCGGTCAAAGAAATAACAACGTCACGATTGATATCATTTGAAGGGAATTCATTCATTTTAATAGTCAATCGTTGGTTAAACACCGGCATAATTTGCTCAATGATTTGCAACATGTCATCCATATTCTTTGTACGGATAGACAGCGTATAATTGAGGTTATAAGGCAATGGACCCGCAACCGAAGTTGCGTGAAGAGAGTCAACCCCAACAGTATTGATTTTGTTGAACTTATTAAGTTTGCGGGTTGAATCATATTCAAGTGTATCCAACGTGAATCCCATTGCCGGAAGAATCATTCTCAATCGGTTATCTTCATAGGTATTCACCTCTTGGTCAACCTTCTCATATGCAAATCCCTTTCCATACTTCAATGGGACATGAATATAATCATCAATCTCCCCATTGGTGCGGCGAATATACAGATCATTAAAGATCGAGCCAAAAAGAATTGTGTATCTACGAATGGAACCGTTGTAATAGTGGTTTTCTTTTCCAAAAAATGACATGGGTTCCCCTTAGCAAGAACAGGTTCCGAAAGGATCGTCCGGGTTAAAGGTTTTGATTTTGTCGGATTCTTCTTTGATTCTCTTAGACTCATCATTGAAATCATCCGGATTCAAACCTAGGGTTCTATGAAGAGAATCATTCTTCCCATCCAAATCCCACACAGATTCATCCTCAAAATCACCAATATCCGGATCATCATGATCCAGCCTTTCATATGAATATTGGAACAATGATGCTTCTAGACGATAGGAATAGTTCTTCCCAAATCTCTGAAAATTCTCATCATTCTTCACTTTCTTAATTTCCCACAACGAATCATTGGTCGGCAGATGCAAAAGATCGCCCTCCCGTGGCTTAACAAGATCAATTTTGTTGCCTTCGGTCGCAAATCTGCGTGTGGAAACTCTAAATGTTGCCTGATCGGTGGCATCAATACCAAATTTCGTGAACATGTCACCATCACCGTTGAATTGAACGATGTTGGCAAGCTCCATCTCAATTGTGATGACATCCTTGAATTCAGATAGTGGGGATTCCCCAAACAGGAAATCCCGGTTTTGCATTGTTCGTTTTAGGTATTTGACATCCAGTCCGATCATCTGAATTGCTTCATCCGTCAGGTCTTGAACAAGGTCTTGTTCTCCCTTCCACGGGTAAGCAGTCGGATTCACGTAAGAATTAATCATGCATTACCCCATGAAGAAATCACCAACAGGATTCATGTTATGCAGGTAATCCAAAATCTTATCTGCATCATCATTGCCTTCCTGTTTGATTTGTTGACCATCAAGCACAATCCCACCCGGCAATTGAATTCCTTGGAATTTACTCAAAATGGCACCCCACGTTTGCTTTGCATATGCGGTAGCCAGTGCCTTCAAAGTCTCATTATCAAAGAAGGTAGATACCTCATACATATCCGGATTATCGTCTTCCGGGTCTACGTTTTGATAAACACGCATCGCAATAACTTCCCCAACCTCATGCGGGAATTGAAGTTGCACGATATGTTGATGTTTTGAGAAAGAGAATGGGCGATTATGACGGCCTAGGACATGCTCAGTGTTGTACAGGCGTTCCATGGTTGCCGTGTAGTCAGCCAAAGACATCGGATAGAACCGGTTTCCTTGGATGAACATTTGACGGGCCAATTGCCATTCAGGATCAGTAAAGGCAAAATCCCCGAATCTCCAACCACCGGCCAATACCTCAACCACCGAATCAATGTTTTCCGGAACCTGAATATAATTGTTGTTAATATCCTGTTCAGTCAGAGTCACCAGATATTGAGTTTGGAATGTGAAATCGTAATGCCACACCCAAAGCTGTTTAATAGCTTGGTTGATGGCCGAATCCAGCATTGCGCGGGTCAAGTTGACTTGAATGATTGGATGCCCCAACCCGGACAAAATATCCTGTCTTAGATCGTCCCGCGTTCTATTACGGTATTTCATTTCTGTAGCTCCTTGATGAGAAGCAATGCTTGCGCAAGACTGGCCTTCAATTCATCCACTTCCTTGCGCATATTCGCCGCTTCTTCACGTTCTTTACGTTTTTGGACATAGGCTTCATACGCCTCTTGATCGGTATTCATCACTACCCCACCAACCTTAACAAGATGTGGATGGTCCACAATTTTAATTTCTTGACTCATGTTCAATCCTCATAATAAAAAAAGGGGATAGGTTTAACCCTATCCCCTATTTAGCTTACGCTAGTGCAATAGAACGGAAATCACTCAATCTTGGGCAATTTGTAGCGTCTTCACCAGTGAATTCAATCTTCACCACATACCCCGAGAATGCTTGGGCAGGCTTAATACGATACTCATATTCCAGATAGCTTCTATCATCGTTCCGGATTGGCGTTTGTGGAGTTGCAAGAACCCAAGTTGCCGTTTCAGCATCCGAAGCATTACTAATAACCTTGTAATACAGGTTCATATTGCTACCCGAAGGAAGCAAGGCACCCACATACAAACGGGCCTCAGTATTGGCATTGTTGAACACAATCGGTTTCGTTTGATAACGATACAGAATGCGGTCAGGGTCAATGCGATTCTGAACAAAGGCCGTTGTCATACCATCCGTATCAACGCATGGAGACAGGTTTTCGCGGTTGCTTGTGAATGTTGCACGAACAACGAAGTCACCCGGATTTACAGCAATACCTACTGCATCAAAGTCGATTTCCTCATTTGGTCGGAATTCAACATATCCAGTGTATCCACGGTTGTTAGCTCTACGGAAGTTCACTTCCCACTTAATATCAGTCTGAGGCAACTTCATGAAGTTGAAGTTACTGAAGACCGTAGCAAATGGATAGTTAGCCTTACCCGTCATGTTTGAACCACCCAAAGTCCCATCAGATGTTGCATTGGTCCCGATGGTGATTACAAACGTGTCACTATCAACAACAGACTGAACTTGATAACTTCCATTCAACATGTCAGCCGTGATGCCATTTCCATCGGTAGCGCCTGCCAACACAAACGTATCATTGACCGCCAGACCATGCGAAGGAAGCTTCACAGTAATCTGATTTGAGCCATTGACAGAGGTCAATGCGTTGAAGGTCAGAGGAACCGGAGGAAGGTCTTTGTTGCTGAATTCGACCGTTGAAGTCTGATTCACATCAAACTTTGCTCTCCAAACTCTAAACTTCAAGTCTTGCAACTGTTGTGCAGACCATGTACCACCGTTAGCAGACGTGAAGAACGTTCCGATATGGGGTTGCTTAGACACTACGCCGGTATTATCCAGCAATGCATTACCCATCTCAGCAAGGAAGACTTCATATTCTTGCGTATCGGCCAACAGCACGATTGCATAATCGATACCCGGTTGCAGGAACACAGGATCACTAAACGTGAAAGAGGTTGCCACAGTACCATTCTCGGAAGTGTTCACTTGGTCCGGAGTCAGAGTAATTTCACCGAACGGAACCTTATCCATGGTCGGATATCCGGCAATCATCGTGCGAATCTGCAAGGTCACCGGCAGAACATTCGCCTTCTTCTTGAAGAATACGTCAACCTTAGTCACATACGCTCCACCTTCTGACGACACAAAGAAGCTTTGTGCAATCGGGTCTTTGCGGATGTACCCCAAAATTTCCTTCTCTTGAGTCTGAGACACACCTGAAGTTGTGGTTGCAATCAGGGTCCGGGTGTTCACGATGGTCAACTGTCTGTTTTCCAAAGTACCACCAGACACGAATACAGCCTCACCAAAGCTATGCAAATCATCTCTAGCACCGTTCGGGTCTTCTGTCAGTCTAAAGACCGTTGTACCCGTTCTAAAGCTGTTCTGAGGGGTGTTAGGAACGCTAAACGTACCTCTCAGTTTGCCTGTGCGGTCGGTAATCAATGCCTCGCCCTTAGACTTACCATCCTGATTGACGAATGCCGAAACATTCACACCATCAAAGAACGGATAGACTCTAGACAGAGGTTTGAAGCCGTTACCCTCAAACGCGATATTGATAGCGCGCATGTAAGGGATGATTTGTGTGTTCACAACTTGGTCAGCGGCAGTCTTGCTTACGGTCGATTCGTTGATAGTCGTTACCGTAGTCGAAACCGTAATTTTTCTAACTCTTGCAAGCTCATCCGTCTGACTGTTGATGTAGGTGCGTTGGTCATTCCAAGAACCGTAGGTGATGTTCTGAATCACGTTCGCGGTAACACCATTGGTCAGGTCAACCGTTTCATTCACAATGTAAGGAGCAACATAGTTGGTATCCTTCCAGAAGTCTGAAGACGGGAACAAGCTGATAGAACCATTCCAAGTAAACACCGCATATGGGTTGATGTTGATAGAATCCGTTGCCTGCATCTGTTCGGTTTCCACAATTTCTGTGTACGCCTTCAGGAACAGGGCATTACGTTTCTGAACACCATTCAGATTCTTGCCTTCCAAATCCGCAGCACGTTGAACGAACGGAGCACGCAGGCGACCATTCCCAAAGTCAATCGATGCTGCCCAATCCTTATGAGTCACGTCAGAAAGCTTCAGATCGTCAAAGGAATCTACCGCAAAACCATTCTTGAATCGGTTGTTGCCTGTCGTCGGGTCCACAACCTGAGTATTGTTCACACGGTTTTCAAGCATGCTCAAAGACGTGTAATACTCAAGAGTCTCAATCCGCTTTTCAAGCTTACCGATATCACGCATCGTGTAGCGCTTGTTCTCAATGAAGGCTTGTGTAATGTCCTTCATATCGAACGTGTAGGCCGGAATTCCGATGTTGTACAGTCGCATTGCGTTATCAGGAATGTCAGGGGCCGCAGGATTGTCAGAAGACAGACCACGTTGAACGCCAAACACACCCTTAGAATCCACATATACCGCATCAGTGCGGGGCATGTAATACTCAAGGTCAACACGGATCGAATCACCAGAACGAACCATATCAGACACACCACCCGTCACGAAGCCACCGCTTGCATTTCGGATGAATCGGAAATCCATCACATCAGCAAGAGAAGTGCCCTTGTAAGATGGGATGTCAGAACGATCAATGCCAGAGTAGGAATCAACAGAGAAGTAATCCCCGTTACCATGCTCAAAGTACATGTACTTCACCCAGATCGTTTTATTGATCGGGCCTGAGCGGCTTGTTAGCTTACCAACATCGTAATAATCATCACGTTGGCCGTCATCCACGGTAAAGAAATCAGTAATCAGAGGGCCATCTTGGTTAGTCTCACGAATCTCCATGATTCTAACGATATCAGCCTTAGACAGATTGAAAGTCGTCTGATTAGGAACAACGATGGTTTCTGTGTTTAGCTGAAGTGACTTGCTCTTTTCCACCGGGTTTTGCTTGATGATTGGAGCAATCACACGAATGCGCTTGTTAGCAGCAGACGGGCCAAGGTTTACTGAGATACTACGTCCAACAGGAGAACCACCAACCGTGAACTTGCCGGTCGAATCGTAGACTGTTCCTGAGTTGGGGTTACCACCATCAGCGAACAGGTAATCAAATGGGTTGGTTCCGTAGAACAGTTCATTTGCACCCAGATTCAACAAGAACTTACCATCAGCATCAGCATTCACCAGATATGAGCGTGTGACATTGAAAGTCGTATCGCTGATACCGTCAGGCTTCAGGGTCTTGATGACCTTGTAAGGCAGAGGGAACATCAGAGAACGCTTAGCCGCGTCAAACAATTGCGCAGATGTCACATTGATGCTGAAGAGGTTGTCACCATCATTCAGGCTAATCGTTGCTGCATCAGCGATGCTCTTACCAAGATTGAAACTGATATTGGTCAGATAGAAACGATATTGCGTTGTCGAAAGCTTGCGCACCGAGTTGATCGAAACCGAACCAATCACCTGATTAGCAGAATCCTTAATCTGATAACGCTTCGCAACATCAGTATCAGGCAGAGACGATGGGTTAGTCACCAACAGGTAAGGACCAAAGTCAGCAGATGTTGCGGTGTTGTTGATCTTCTGAACCTCGCGGGCCTTATCAACATCCAGATTCTGAATACCAATGTTCTGCACGCGGTAACCCTTCACATAGGCAATACCCGGCTTCACACGAACCACAAACTTACTCTCATCACCCTTCGGAGGTGGATACACCCCGTCATGGTCTGCATCCTTCAGGTGTTCCTTGAAATCGATGTCGAAAGCATCAACGGTGTAATCCCCGTTGGTTTCGTAGGTACGTTGTGCCAGAGAATCGGCAAGCAAACTGTAATCGGTTTGCTCAACCTTCTTCTGTAGAACACCGTCCTGAATCTTAAGGATTTCAATCATGTCATCCGAAATCGGATCAGACAGAGGAACCGTCTGCGTGCGAAGATCGAACATCAGGCGAGATGCACCCGGAGCCTTAAAGTTGGGTGTTCCCAATGCATTTGAGAACAACGTCGGGTCTTCGGTTTCAGTGATGATGCGTTCAAGCACTTGGAAGCACACACGGGCACTCACAGTGTCTGCATTCTTCTTGGCGATAATCACATCCTGTTCTTGAGACAGAACAAAGAAGCCACGCACGAAGTACACACCTTCAAGAATACGTGCCCATGAGCCAACCGAGATTTCATTAATCACACCGGTTGCGATATCGCGGCGTGAGCCGTCAGCATTCTGCACAAAGAAGGTTACTGCATCAGTAGCAGCAAACTGCGTTTGGCCGTTTGTTGAAGTGGTTTCATAGTCTAGGAACAGATATGCAGGATCGAAGAATTCAACATCAACGATCTTCACGCACTTTGCAACAACGCCCGCAGCGTTACGAACCTGAACAGTGTCAGTTTCTGCTTTAAGCTGTGCGACTGTATAACCAGAATCCAAAGCAAAAGAAGCGGTCGGCTGACGTTCACTAACGTTCATACCACCGCGCAGGACGGGCGAACCCTCATTGAAAACATGCTTACCAAAACGATTGATTTGTTCTTGAATCATCGTTTGGAGTTGGTTCATTTCCCGAACCTGTACCGTTCTCGGACGGAACAGAATACGGTTGAACCGTTTGGCTTCGTCGTAATCATCAAAGTACGGCGAAACACTCAAATCCGTTTTTTGCAATGTCATATTATTGACTCCATTAGAAAAACATTCGTTATTGGTACTTAGAAACCAATAAAAAAGGCCCCAGACGGGGCCTAAACCGGACTCCACCCGGTTGTTAAATCGCCTTAATCGGAATCAAGGTCTTTTTCTTTTTCGGCTTATAATCTACACCAAAAACATCCCTACGCATTTCAGGTAGGTATTCGGTTTCGATATAGTACGGAACCAATCCGGTTACCGCTTCAATACCAGCAAACAAGAAAACAACGTTATCAGAGTAACTAGCATCACAGGCTTTGTCGTGCAATGGACCTTCTAGGAACATACATTGACCGGCGCAAAGCTGTAAAACAGGACAACCAGAACAATTCTTGCGGGTTGACCAATGGCTACTGGTATTTAGCTTGATGTTATCAAAATCATCCAAATGACCGATTTTATGTGATTCACCATTCGCAGCAGTTGAAACGATACTGACATTCTGACACGTGATTACGTTCCCTTTCAGATCAACTGAGATGTTATCAGGCCGATCCATCGCACAATTCTGCATCAGTGACGAAGCAGGTTTGCGCGAAAGGAGTGAATTAATGAAAGTCTGAAGCTTCTGATTGAAGATGTTGAAGTTCTTCACCTGAAGGCTTCGGATTTCATATTGCGCCTGTCTACGGAAAGCGAAATGATCCTCTTCACTATCAAGGCTTGTGGACAAACCGCCCTCATCATAGGGAGAAATCAAGGAACCTTCCCCAAGGTTGATGTTAGGATCGTCAAAAGCCTCTGCAAGGTACTCATAGATGGCTGCACGGCTTGTATTCTGGTTGTTGAGCATCGGGTTAATGGAGATGCGACCAACAGGCGCAAAACGCTTGTAAAGGTCTAGAATCCCCTCCCGGCTTTTCGGGTCTTGCAAGGGGTCTGGGCCGCGCACATGCTGGCCGGGACCATCATGGGAAAGACCAATGAAGAACCCCATCTTATCCAGCCAATCATTCAATTCCGGAGTCAGCAACGATCCGTTTGTAATCATCAGGAATTTGACATCCGGATATAGTTCCCTAAGCCTCTCAGCCAGAGGAATCAGGGTCTTGATATACACCAGAGGTTCACCGCCCCAAAACTCAATCTTCTCCCCCTTAAACCAAGGCTTGATCTTCTCAATGAAATCATCAATATCCTTTTTGGTTGTCTGATCCGCATGGGGGACAAATCTTTGATTGCAGTATGTGCAGGAATAGTTACATGAAAGTCCAAGCTGAATTTTCAAGACTTGTGCGTCTTTAGTCTTTCCAGCCGGATTATCCTTTGAAAGTGGGAAATAATCTTCCCACTCCACTTTATTCAAATGAGGAACGAAGTCATTGCCGTTTTCGTCCTTCAGGGTCGAATTGTGACTATCATAATAGATAAACACATCTTCGGCTTGTGCATTCTTTGCACGAATTTTATGAATCATGACACCTCTCAACCGTAAAATAGACCCTCCCGAATCATATCATACGGGTGAATCTTTCCATAATATTCATTAAAAGACCATGAATCATCTTCAGAATCATAATCAAGCCACGGAAGCATATTCAAAACGATGTTCACACGATTAGTCATGTTCCAATCTTTGATATATGCCCTATGGGGTACATCAGTATTTACAACGAAGTTTTCACCAGCACCCGGCATGATAAGGTCACCATTCTCATATTCCAACCCATAATTCCCATCAGTGGAGATGTACATGTTGGCACGAACGGCAGTAAATGGACTTTGATCCTTATGCATACCACCCGTTTTTGTCGAAAATGAAGTCGGGCTTACATTTTGACCATGAATCACACGAACATTCACATTCACCAAAGGAACCTTGAAACCATTCAGGGTTTTAGTGAGATGTGGGCACACCTGTTCCAAATGAGGATGCATTTTTCTAAAGGTATGAATATCAAGATAGTCATCCTTCTGAATGAAAGGTGTGTCCTTGTTTACAGCAGTAAAATATGTGGTGTTGTCAAGATGCTGATAGCGTTTATTACCAAAACCACAAGTCAACCATTCTTCTTTAGGGTAAGCAGGGTTGTATGTGAGACAACCACCGGACATGTTCCGATTGGGCACGTCCGGTCTTGATTGCCAAGGTTGAATTTCACCAGAGACACGAAAAAATATCGCAAGTTCACGGTCAATCTCATGCGCATCATAAACCAGATTTGGAATTTTGATGGTTGGATCATATCGGGAACCGATTTTCTTAACTTGCTCATCCCAATCAGAATTGGCACGAATAAAGTTAAGAACACTCATATTTTGCGGTATTTCATCATATCTAAATTTCATCATTTCACCTTTACATTTACCCTATTAACGTTTGAGAACCATTTGAAACCAGCCTCAACATCAAATTCATCACCGGGTTCAAGACCCAAAGCAATGACGTTCGTACTTGCATACCCGTTTTCATCGGTTTGAACTTCTCGTTTTGCGATATATCCAGCCTCTGAATCAAGGTACAGCCACACACCCTTTCTAGGTGGAGTGACTTGGAAAGTTACACGGAATTTCTCATCAGGACCAACCTCAACCTTATCAACATCCGTTGCAATGGATGGGAAAAGCTTTGCAGATAGATCATTGAACGATTGAGCCGCAGGCATGATTTCTAGCATGTCTTTGTTACACCAGAAACCATAATCCTTATTCACCGTGATTCTGAAAGAGATTTCATCAAACGTCGAATCCGCAAACGGGACATAGATTTGCCCAACTGCGCTAATCTGTCTACGTTGCAAATGCTCTGCACCGTCTTCCTTACTATCGTAGGAATAGGTCATCTTGTTGTATGCCGGGTAAACCAATCCGGATGCATCCATGGTCACATACAGTGATGCCATATCGCTAATCTCTTTCTTTGCAATGATGCTAGAAAGGTTCTTGAAATCAAAGACCCGCGTAGAAACCAAACGCATTGAAAACTTGTCATCCGGAGAACGGACATATTGCCCACCGAATTTCCAAGCAGTTACCTTCTTACCTTCTGGGGCATACCCAGAAGGATCATAAGAAGCAAGTGTTGCCGTTTTCTTAGCGTCGTCAATAAACAGGGCGATGAAGTAAGGAATGGTCAATCCACCATTAAAAATCAAACTTTTCATACAGCCCCCATTAGTTACCGCATTGGCAGTTTGTGTTAGACATTGAAAGGATCAATGTATTCCCTGACGATGTAGCACCAATCGAACCACCGGATGCACAGTTCACAATTTGAATTCCATGGTGCCAAACACCAGCCGGGGCACGGTTAGCCGCAGCCCAATTGATCGCGTTGTTCTGAGCATCATTAGCACGCCATTGCGCATATGCATCAGCACGTGAACTTGCGGTGTTATAAACATAGTCAGTCAACCAACCACCGAAAGCAGGTGCCCAGATGTTACCGTTGTTTGAATCTGTCAGTTGGAATTGAGTACCACCAGAATTGCGTTTTGCAATCTGACCGGCAGTCGTCAAACTTACAGAAATTGCAGTTCTACCCGGAATATGCCAACCAATAGTTGCCTCAGTGTTGACATCAGCACCACGGGCCTCAATCTGTCCACCGTTATACAAACCGTTTGAACCAGTCTGGAAAACACCACGTACAGGAGTTGTGCCACTTGCAGTAATACCATCACTGCGACGGAACAAGATTTCTCCCATGTCGGTATTGTCAATGGTGACCTTCACAGAAGCACCAGACCAACCCATATAAACCTTGTTGGTCAATTGTCCAATACCTCCACCCTGTTGCACAGGTGCAAAATCAAGAGTGGCAAATTTAGTAATTGTCCCGTTATCGTTGTACCAAATTTCAAGACGGCCACCAGTGCCAGTCTTAAAGGCCCCAAAAGTGTTTTTTGGAAGCCCGCTAGCAGTCGCATCAGGTTGAATCCTAATGTTCAATGCTTGGTAAAAGGCCGAATCCATATAGGCCATATCACCAAGCATCTCATTAGTCGGAACCTGATTAGGACCACCCCCAATCAGTTTTTGTGCCATCTAATCTCTCCTTATAGCTCGGAAGTATTCTCCACTACATCACGGTTTGAATAAACGTTGTAGAAGAACAGTGAAGAAATAGCACCGAAGAATGCATTTGTGGCCCCATCAGAGCCAATCCATAGTTTATTTATGCTAAAGGGGACAGCGGGATTGGTATTGAAGCTCCCGGCAACGCCGTTGATAGCACCAGATGCCACAGTTCCTGCATCAGAACCCCACGAACAAGCCATTCTCAAATTGGGTCTGAATGTGGAATTGGGAACCGTCATCACACCGATTGCAGAACCATTCTGAACAAACTCAGCACGTAGAGAAGACACCCCACCAGAAACGTTATACTTCGTTCCATAGATATTGTTAGAAGTCGTGCCATCCGTAAACCGGAAAGCCCTTGATGCGGGATCGCCCGGGCCAAAATCATGTCCTTGGAAAACGATAGTCCCAAAGCTTGTCATTCCGAAAACACCACTCGGAACATCATAAGACAGGAAGTCTTGAGCACGGTTTACAGGGCCGTTAGTCGAATGAACCGGGCTTGAGCACCCATCACCATTCTCAACCTGCATACAATCCCACGTGAAAACTTCAACGCCACGATAGTTAGTCAAATCCATCAAGAAAGCATCACCCGTGGGCGTCTTGTTGTATGGATAAACAAAGAATGGGTTAGCCATCGGACCAGACAAAGAATTCCATGACAGACCAATACGATACCAATCATTGCGGAAACGCTTGAAATGAGGAACCGCAGCAGAACCCTCAACCTGATTGGTTGACATGTTCGTAAAGTCAAAATAGACACTGATCGTTGCATTGTTTCCGGTCGCATATGCGGGAATCTGCATCAAGAATCCCTTCACATCCGGGCTGTTTCTACGAAGGAAAATAGAAGCAGCGGCACGGCCACCAGTCAATGTTGCACCAGAGGTAGGAGTAAGGGCCAGATACCCAGAAACAGGACCAGAAATGTTACCTACGAAGGTAGATGGTGTGCTGTTGGTAAAGATGATAGGACCATTGTACGGACTAGCAACACCCTGATTGTTAGGGAAAGTTGCATTCTTAGAATTCGACAAAAGTTGAGTACGGTTGCCCTCAATCATGATCCCCAGACGTTCACCCGTCATCGGGTCATGGTGATAACGCGGAACGTTCACACCGGCAGGCTTAATCAGGCCATCAACATCAACATAGTTACCAGCAGTAGCACGGGTAAAGGTAAAACGACTATCCAATGTACCATTCACAAAATCCAGACGGATAGAAGGTTTGGCTTTTGGTAGATACTCCACGTAGTCATCATTAACTTCACGAATCCACGGAGTCCAAACACCACCAACCACACGACGAGTAAAGACCCTCAGACGATTACCAGTAGAAATAACGAATCGATGAATCGTTGTTCCCTGAGCCTGTGTCATCACCACCAAATAACCAGCCTGACCGGCAAGCGGTGTACCCGTACAGTTAGAAGCGCAGTAGTAGTTACCAGTATCAGAAAGACCATCAATGCTTACGCCATTCAGAGTGAACAGGCCACCAGCAGACGAACGCCAATCCGACCAACCACCATTATTCACGCGCACGCGATAGAAGACACCACCAGCCGCAACATATTGCTGATAGGCATACAGTCCACCCGTGTCATTGCGTTGCATATGAAAGACCATACCAGCCGTATCACCCTGAGGCGCATTGGCCGATCCCGCAGCAGTGTAGACACCAGTACGATTCACATCATTCAGGTCATTGGAAGGCCATAGGCGCGTTACGGCTTGAGCATTTCCAATCTGTCCACCGATACCAAATGCACCAACTTCCATCACGTTAGCAAGCTGATTACCCTGCGCAAAATTGAAACCAACGTTGCGAACAGCAGCATCACCCAATTGGAAGTCTGTCAAGATATCCTTACCATAACGGATGTTCCAACCTGCAACGGAATCCACGTAGATGATTTCAATCGTCATCCAGTTATCCCGGCACACATAAGGTTGAACCACACCCATGATCGGCTTACCGTTCGGGTCAATCGTCAGGTTGTTAAGCTGGAAACTTCCCTTCGTGTCCGTGAACACCACAGACTGTTTATCCAGTGGGGAAGCAGGAAGTTTCACACGTACAGGCCCCTGAGTCGTATTGACTGCATAGGACATACGAGTTTTCACAGGAACGTTGTAATCTGTCGTTACGCCAACCCATGAGTATTGATATTCAATCGGACGGAACTCAGGATTAGAAATACCCGTTGACAATTCCGTGTGTCCGGTTGAAGAGTTTGTTCTAATTTCACCCGGACCTTGTGGAACGGGACGGCTTCCAGAAGTCCCGGAAGGCATTTTAGCAACGCCTTCACGAACCTCTAGGCCACCCTCCACAATGTAAGGATTCTTTTTAATTGCCATTTGGTTTCTCCAAATAAAAGTGTATTACTTATTTATCCCTCTTGTGTTTGCTGTTCTAGGAAAACTTTGAAACCAGATGGGTGAAAGTATTTCAGATAAACTGATTCAAACAACTCTTTATAAAGAGCAGGATCACGTTTTGTTCTAATCACATAGGTGAATTCATTGTAATAATAGTCATCACGCAATGTGTTATTACCATCCAAAACAAAGTTATAATCCAATGCAGCAATCTCATATTTCGGAAGGTATATTTCAATATCCTCTCCAAAATAGATATTGAAGAACAATTTCATTGCATGCATTGTTCCTTTAATCGAATGAATATGTTTTACTAGACGAATCAAAAGGATGTCATCATTAACAGTCGTGTCTCTTGCACCAACCTCATAATGAAATCCTAGCTTATCAAACCAATCTTGAAGAATCTGGGGATCAAGATAAGGAGCATCCAATTGCTCAGAATCGGCAGTCTCAATCACATAGCCATCGTTACTTTCAATAAAGTCAAAGTTCCGATCTACGTTGTAATTGCTAACCATGCGGTCAAGTGCCGCTTCAGGCAATTTGATATTAGATTCCTCAATCAGTGAGTAATCCTTAGCCCAATCTTCTTTAATCCCCGAAAACTTATGACGATTGTCAATGATGTATTTGGCAAGATCGGAAACGATGAAACCAGCATCGTTTTCAATGATTCTGGTTTCTTCTTCCGTAAAGCCTGACCGCCTAGACATCCATTCATAGTATTTTTCAAGAAACAGAACGAACCTAGGGTAATTCTGAATATAATTTTCAGGTACTTCTGTTCTTACAAAATCTACGATATTAGACATCCTCAGCCTCCTTAACTCTCAAATCGATCTTGATATTATCGAATTCGATAATCAAATCACGGCTTGCACTAATCGATTGATCCAAACCATCAGGAGTAACACGTACACTTGCGGCACTGTCAATCAATGCCGATGGGTTGAACTTGGTCAACTTGATGATGCCATTCGTATAGTCCACTGACCCAATGTTGTTCTGAACTCGAATAACCGTAGAGCCGCGTTCCTTGGTCAGCGATAGATTTCCCTTACCATCATCCCGGACAAAGTAGCTGTAGCCAACATAATCGATATCCTGAATACGGAACCCATCAATTACAACACTGTTAGGTTGAATGCTTCTTCCGAATACGAATTCATAAGTTCCAACCTGACCAATCGCAGGCATAAAAGTTTTACGATACGTGCAATTGATAACAGCCTTTGTGATAGCCTTATCGATATTTGAAACAAAGGTTGTGAAATCGATGTAATTGAACTCAGATGAGAACTTTTCAAGCTTATCACTTGAATATGATCGACACATTTCCGTAATTTTACCCTTCAAGCCATCCGCAGAAAGAATCGTTCTCTTCGGGACAAAGGTACACTGTCCCACAATATCAATGTAGGTGTACTTCGGATCAGTGATGATGGGAGTAATCGAACCAACGTTGTATTTGCTAAGCTCAGCCACCAAATTAGCCTTCTGAATCTTCGTCAGGAAGTCAGAATTCTTTGGCTTGATACCAACCATCGTATAGCCGTATTGGGGAGGATCAGCAAATTCACCAGAATAGGCCACCACATCACCAGCCTCAGGGAAGATGCGCTTGACGATGGTCACATAGTCATTGTCTGTAACTCCACGGCCACCGGCTGCGAATGTCAGAGGGGCCATTCTACGAATCACCTCAATATCTTCACGCTCTGCACCACCAAAAGAGCGGGTCGAATCAATAGCCTCAATCTCAACATCAAAGAAGCCACCAACCGAACCACCCGGAGCAACGCTAGAAATCTGATTCCCTGCTTCTCCTTCTGTCGTCACATACTCAATCACAACCATAGAACCGAATGGCGGACGCGCTGAAACAACACCATCCCCAAAATCCATTTCATAAAGACCAGTTCTATTTTCCCGCAGGAAGTATAGGTTTTTACCCATTCCCAAATCATAACCATCAAAGAAACGCTGCCAAACAGTGTGTTCAGTCGTCTTTGAATTTGGATATACAGAAACCTTAAGGGTTGTGATATCAATGTTTTCGTCATCAATGATGAAGTTTTCAACCGATTCATTAGTTTGAACGACGAAAGATTTCACCATCCAACTACCTTGTTTCAGTTGAACATTATTGAAGACGAAATTACCGTTCGTGTCCTTATTGACCGTATAATCTTGAATGGGAACAAATGGATAGCTCTTACCATCCTTGGCGGCAAAGAAGGTTGCTTCTTTCTGCAAGGTCAAAGAACTACCTGAGGTGCGATCCCCCGGACGGACAGTCACGGTCACGGGAAGACTTGCACCGATACGAGAATTCGGAACATAGCCAAGAGGGGCCGCACCAGAAGCCACGTTTCTACGGATGTCGGCACTTCCGAACATCAATTCGTTGAACATGAAGGCGTTGGTAAAGGCGCGCATCTGAGAGTTGTAAGCAAGCAACCGGATAAGCTCACGAATTGCCGAACCCTCAAAGTTGAAATCCTTAAATTCGTCCTGCCCCTTCAGGAAGACGATGAAGGAATCTAGCTGATCGTCAAAATCGAAGCTAGAAGGTGTTGAATAAGACATGATTATCCTCACAGTTTGGGTATATATCTTCTATTTAGCCCTTGACAACTTCTGAGAATCCGGTTACAATCGCGGGTTAAATAGAATAAATGCGTACTCCACACGCTGAGTAGGGGCCTCCTGTTGGCTGCTTGGAAGAAAAGACAGGTTTGATTAGTGCATGCGCTCCTTGGCAGGAACATGCGACCTTGGAAAAACACACCCAGAACCGGATTCATGATGAAAATCCACGTTAGCTGTAGTCATGAATCGTCATACAGGGTAAAATGTATGAAGGGAACACCCCTAAGGACAAGGGGTGACCGGTAGATAACCCGGAAAGACACTGAGTAATCCTGAATCATATGATTCATCCCATCGCTAGGGGACTTGCTTCAAATGCATCAAAATCCACACAATTTTCATTGGATGGATTTGCATTGAGAACCAAGGGAAGAAAAGCCCCAAGTTGTATCTTTTTCTCAGAAAGTGCTTGACTTCTAAGATTGGTCCTGTAGAATTACATACATCAACAACGCACCGGAAGAATGAAATGAGCACCCTTGAACAACTCCTTAAGGAATTTGCAGATGCCTACCGTGAGGGCCGCATCCTGAAGGGAATTGAGGATTACAACCAAGATCAGGTTGTGGCCTATGCGGTGGAAAGCCTTGTAGTAGAAGCCAAACATTCGGGTGCGAAAATGTTGGACTACATCAAGGCAGAAGTTGAGTGGCAGAAGGAATGTAACGAACGATTCCGACAAGGCAAATTCAAGATGGGTGACAAATAAGACAAGGAGCCGAAAGGCTCCTTTTTGCATTAAGTACCTCATAGATAGAATTATTGGGGTACATGATGGAAAAGGATATTTTGATTGAGCGCACCAACGCTAGCACGATTACGGTAATCCCGGCTGACGAAGGTGTGAGAACCGACATTTACGAATATTTCAAATACAAGGAACCCACCTTCAAAAAAGGGCCTTGGACAAAGTGGGATGGAACCGTAAGACTTTATAACAAGCACGATTTCACCCTACCACACGGGATGCTACAGCCTCTTCTAGCCCTTGCCAAAGATAGAAGATGGACCATGGAAGTAGACCCAAGCTTCAAAGATGATTTCACCAAAGTCACCATGGATGACCTGATAGATTGGGTTGATGGTTTGGAATTGCACTCAGGTGGAAAGCCCATTGAAGCCTATGAATATCAGATTGAAGCCCTATATGAGGCAGTCCGGTACAATCGGCTTGTGGCCCTTGCCGCAACCTCAGCGGGGAAGTCTGCGATTCAATACATGTTGACCCGATATTATGAAATGCTTCCTAACCCACATGGGCGGAAGACTCTTATTATCGTTCCGTCAATCAACCTTGTGACGCAGATGTTCAATGATTTCAAGGACTACTCTTCTAAAAACGGATGGAGTGCGGATGCTAACTGCCACCTGATTTATGACGGTGCGACGAAATTTACTAACAAGCCTGTCATCATCTCCACGTGGCAATCACTGTTCAAGATGGATGAAAAGTATTTTGAGCAATTCAATAGAGTGATGTGTGATGAGGTTCACGGGGCTAGCGCGGAAAGCATTTCCAAGATCATGAAATCCTGCGTGAATGCTTATCATCGGGTTGGCTTGACTGGAACCCTGAAGGATGAGCAATTGCATCCACTGTTGGTTCAATCTCATTTTGGGCCGATTAAGCGCATCGTGACAACCCAAGAATTGATTGCAGAAGGGAGGGCCACGCCAACCAACATCACAATCATGAATCTTCAATATCCGGAAGAGCAACGAAAGTTCGTCAGCAAGCTCAATCACCATGAGGAAATTGAATATCTGATTGACCATTCGTTCAGAAACAAGGTGATTGAATCATTGATTATGACCCTGAAGGGAAATAGCCTGTTGCTCTTTGGGCGGGTTGATTCACATCTGAAAATCATTGCGCAGAATATCAACGCCAAGAATTCAGGAAAGAAGGTGTTCGTTATTACCGGTCAGGTGAGCGGTAAAGAACGAGATGAAATCAAGGCCGCGATTGAAGCGGGTGATGATATCGCACTATTGGCTACCTATGGCACCATGTCAACGGGTGTTAGTATCAAGAAACTTCATAATCTTGTATTCTGCCATCCGATCAAGTCAATCATCAAGGTTCTGCAATCCATCGGTAGACTGTTGCGTTTGCACAACAGTAAGGATATTGCCAACATCTATGATATCGTAGATGATCTTAAGTTTGGTGGAAAGCCTAACTATGTCCTTGGGTGGTCTGCAAAGCGCTTTATGTATTACAGAAATGAGGGCCATCCTGTGAAAGTGAAGAAAATTGAAGTAAGGGGTTGACTTCTGAGAAACGAAGGACTATGATCCTTACATCAACCAACGGAGCAGGGAAATGGAAAAGATCAACACCAACGAATGCGAATTCAACAAGGAAACCAAAGTTCTTGTATATCGCAGCAGTGATGGTTACTTTCCATCTTGCCTGACCGTTGTTTCTCATCACACTGGAAATGAAATTCTCTTTGTGTTTGATGAAAGGGCAGCAATTAGGAATGAATTTTGGGATGGTGAAATGATGGAATACACCAACAGAGAAAATGGTGTTCGCCTTGTTATCACCCGTGGATAAGGGGAAAGCAATGGAAGTGATGGAACAAGTTTTTGAAAAATGGTGGGAAGAGAACTACGGTTCTAAGATGAAGGATTCCACCACGCCAATTATGATCCTTGCTTTTAAGGAAATGGCGAAGGATGCATTCTTGTCGGGTCATAATTTTGGCGTCGATCCTCTCCAAGAATATCAGGTTTATACGGGTGGGCAATTCATCCGTCATATTCTGGTTCCCTATGGGATGACCGCTGAATTTGTTGATGAATACAAGTGGCGAGTGAAGCCAGCCTAAGGAGTCCGTTGCAATGCAGTTTGTAGAAGCCAAACAGCAGATTTGGGAAATGGTCAAGGCTGTATGTGAGCGTGGTTTTGAAATCTACAGCATTGACCTAATGAAAATGGTGAAGGTCAAGTATTATCGGAACTCCACCACGGCAGGGACTGCCAATTACGATACCAATACCCTCAGTTTCAATCTTGACATCTTTGAAAAGAATGTTGAGAAATTCCTGAACATTGTTTCACATGAGGTTGCACATCTTTTGTGTTATCATTTGTTCCCGGATGCCAAGCAACATCATGGGCCGGAATGGCGTCGGATTCATCGTGCTTTGGGTGGAGATGGGAAGACGTTCCATACCCTTGAAGGTGGGCGCAAACGCCGTAAGAATGTCGTTTCCCGTCATGTGATTGATTGTGATTCCTGCGGAAAGGTCTATCAGGTGACCAACCAATTTCATAAAAAGTACATGGTCAATCCAAAGGGATGTAAATGTGTTTGCGGTTCCAACAAACTCATTTATAATGGCGTCATCAAAAAGAAGGCCGGTCAGATTGTCAGATAAGGAGAATTTGTGATGAGTATTGAGATTGTTTTTGATGGGGTCCGTACATTTCTGCCTGAGGATCGTGAGATATTTGTCGGAAAGGCAAATGAAGATACCTATATGCTGAAGTACACGAACAAGGGAGAAGTCACAAAGGTTATTTTGAGTGCAGAAGCGTTCAAGGCAACAATTGCGATGGGTCTGGAAATTATTGATCCGCAGGACTTGACCTAAGAAAAAGGCCCCTTTCGGGGCCTTTGTCATTCTAAGTAACTCTTCTTCTGATTCTTCTTGGCTTCAAGTTCCTCATAGATCAGGTCAACGTACACCCCTAGATGCCACGGGACCATTGCATTATATTCTGTGAGGCTGATATTGTGCCTTTCTCTCAATTCATGCGCTAGACGGAAGTAGCTTTCTAGGGTTTTACCATCCAGCATCAGAGAAAAAAATCTCTGACATTCGTGAATGTGATATCATGTTGCTTTCCACACTTCGGACATTTGAAAGACTTTTCGTAGTGGAGAGATGGTTGTTTGGCAAAGAACTTGTTCACAATGTCTGCCTTCTGTTGGAAGTTCATACTCTTGTAAAACGCCTCTAGTTCTTCCTTGCTGGCATCCTCAGGATAACTCACGTTGTCCCCTTCAAAGATGCTCTCAATGCTATTCATGAAGATGGCCTTAGAGTCTGTGACATCGATTGCATCAAAGTCATCCACGGTCGGATAACGCATCTTCACACCGATGGTTTCTGTGAGCATGATGGTTTGTGTGTGTTCTGGGTCTTCCTTGATCTTGATTTCTCTAAGATCGATTTCAACCGGGAACTTTGCTTCACAATCCTTCTCGTAAGGCTCTTGGCCTTCTTCATTGACGGTCACTTTTCCATCGCATCCGAAAGTGAGGTCAAGGATTTCTCCGATGGAGCGCTCACGCAATCTTAGGAAAAGTTCTTCAATCACGAAGATCGGAAGTGGTTTCTCAAGTTTTTCCTTGACACAGGCATTCACAAGCTGGCGAACGGCATCAAGCTTTTCCTTGTCTGTGCCATCTTTGGCTTGCAAAAGGATCGGTTCTTCACCAACAGTGAATGGCATCAATGTAAGTTTTCCTTTCGGATAAAACTTATTCTTGACAACATATTCGGTACGCGGTAGAATGGGCAACGCCATGATATTTCTTCTCCTTCAATGGGCCGGTTCCAAGCCCGGTATCTGGTGCAGTTTAAGTAATAGACCCCCTGCAATAGGGGGTTTCTCTTTGTGTATTTATAATGGAACAAATAGATGACAGAAATTAAAATCCAAAAAAGAAATGGGGAGCTAGAGCCTCTAAATGTGCTAAAAATTCAGGAGCAGACCGAACGGGCATGCGAGGGATTGGACGGCGTAAGTAGCTCCATGATTGAACTGAATGCAAGTCTTGAATTTTATGACGGCATGAAGTCGTCAGATATTCAGAAGCTTCTGATTAAATCCGCAACAAACCTAATCCTAGATGAGATTTGTGGACATGTGAATTATCAGATTGCAGCCGGAAGACTTCTGAATCAGGATTTGCGAAAGATGGTATATGGTCAATACGATCCCCCGCGATTGTTTGACATTGTGGTAAAGAATGTGCAAGCGGGAATGTATGAACCTATGTTGTTGCAGTGGTATACAGAAGCTGAGTGGGATCAGATGGAAAAGTTCATTGACCACAAACGCGATGAGAATATGGCAGTTGCGCAGATTGACCAATTGATTGAGAAATACCTAGTCAAGAGCAAAGACACAAACGTCATCTACGAAACGCCTCAGATTCGATATGTAGTAGCTGCTGCAATCAAGTTCCACGCAGAAACAGAACACCGCATGAAGCAAGTGAAGGATGAATATAACTTCGCTTCCAAAGGCTTCTACACATACGCAACACCTCAATTGGCCGGTCTAGGCACCCCCACAAAACAATTCTCTTCCTGTGTCGTTATCAAGTCTGGTGACTCCCTTGATTCGATTTATGCCGCTGGCGAAGCCATGGGTAAATATGCTGCCAAGCGTGCAGGCATCGGTTTTGATATGGGTGGTATTCGTCCTAAGGGTTCTCCGATCCGTAATGGGCAAGTGAAACACACGGGTCTTGTTGGTTTTATTAAGAAGTGGTTTGCCGATCTGCGTTGCTGTTCTCAAGGTGGTATCCGAAACGCATCCGCAACCTTCTTCTATCCTGTGTGGCATCTAGAGTTTGAGGATTTGATTGTTCTGAAGAATAACCAAGGGACTGACGATACCCGCGTGCGACATTTGGATTATGGTGTTGTGTTGTCTGGCTTCTTCCTGAAACGTCTGAAGGAAGGGAAGAAAATCACCCTGTTCGATCCGTCTGAAGTGCCTGATCTTTATGAGGCATATTACCGCGATCCGAAGGGCCGGTTTGTTGAACTTTATGAAAAGTATGAGAAGTCAACCAAAATCAGACGCAAGAAGAAGATTGGTGCAGAAGAGGTATTCCGTGCAATCATCACTGAGCGTAATGACACAGGCCGAATCTACTTGATGTTTGTAGATAACGTGGCTGCGCAAGTTCCATATGACACCGAGATTTATCCAATCTATTCGTCAAATCTCTGCATGGAAATTCTGTTGCCCACACGCAATATCAACAGCATTGATGATGAGGATGCCCTGATTGGTCTGTGTACTCTGGGTTCTATGAATCTGGGTGCATTCAAGAATCCTAAGGATATGGAACGTCCTGTTCGCCATCTGGTGCGCGGTCTTTCTAATGTTCTGGCCTATCAAGATTTCCTGTTCCCGGCATCTAAGCGCCACAACGATTTGTTCCGTCCTTTGGGTATCGGTATCACAAATCTGGCTTATTGGATGGCAAAGCGTGGTTACAAGTACGGTCAGAAGGAAGCGAACCAAGAACTCAAATCTTGGATGGAGCACATCCTGTTCTATTCGATCAAAGAATCTGTAGAACTTGCTAAGGAACGCGGCGCATGTCTGGGCTTCAAGGATTCCAAGTGGGCCAAGGGAATTTTCCCGTGGGAGACTCGCAAGAAGGCCGTTGATACGCTTGCTGACTTCAGTCCTGACCCAACCCTAGATTGGGAAGGTTTGCGCGCTGAGATGCTTCAATACGGTCTGCACAACATGAATTTCTTGGCAGTTGCCCCGGTTGAATCGTCATCAGTGGTTATCAATTCCACAAACGGGATGGAACAGCCTAAGGCGTTGGTTTCCTTCAAGGAATCTAAGACTTCTGGTTCTCTGGTTCAGGTGGTTCCTGAGTACCACAAGCTGAAGGACAAATATCAGTTGATGTGGGGTCCGGATTCTGATTTGCGCGGTTATCTTGATACCGCTGCTGTGGTTGGCGTCTATGTCGATCAATCGATGTCCACCAACACGAAGTATGACCCGAGCCACTATGAGGGTAAGGTGATTCCTTTCCAAGTTGTGATGGATGATCTGATTGATTTCTACAACAAGGGCGGTAAGACTCTGTATTACTCACTTGTTGAGGCACAATCAACGAACAAGGTCGAAACTGAGGAAGATTGTGAATCCTGCAAACTGTAATTGACAAATTGGGCCGATAAATGTATGATACATTCTATCGGCCTAGACCGTACATCTTAGAAGGAGTTTTAATATATGTTTGATGAAGACGATAGCATTGCACTTTACATGTTTGAAGATAGGAAAAATCGACAACGATTGATTGGTTCTCTTGGCCGTCATCTGTCACGCTCAGAACGATCAGCCGCTATTTCTGATATTACCTTTATGCCAATGAAAGAAGTGATGGAACGTCTTCCTAATGCCTAAGTAAATTACGGTTAATGGAAGGGGCGTAAGCCCCTTTTTCTATTGGAGAAAAGAAATTGAGCGGATTTTTTGATATTAGTAAAAACCCTAATTATTTGGGAAGGAAGATTTTCCTTGATGACTCGGTAACAATCCACCGAAGCGATACGATCAAGTATCCAAAGATTGAAGAATACGAAAAGGCAGCGCGTGGTAACTTCTGGATTCCGGAAGAAATCGATATGAACCAAGATGCCATTCAGGCACGGGAAGCCACCGAAACTGTCTTGCACATCTACACAAGCAACCTACTGCGACAAACTACCCTAGATTCGGGTCAAGGAAAGCTGCCATCCCAAATCTTTGCCCCGATTTGTTCACTGCCAGAATTTGAAGAACTATTCTTGAATTGGGGTTACTTTGAGGGCACGATTCACAACCGGGCTTATGCTCACATCGTGAAGAACACATTCACCAATTCGGGTGAACAGTTTGACAAGATTCACGAAACACAAGAGATTGTTCAGATGTCTGCGAACATCGGTAAGTATTATGACCGGGTTCACTACTTTAACTGTCTGCGTGAAACTCTTGCAACACATCCGGAATTGAAGGATTCGATCCCTTATAACGAATATGAGCACAAGAAGGCCATTTACCTTGCAATGCATGCGTCTTATGCGCTTGAGGCTATTCGATTCATCGGTTCGTTTGCAACCTCGCTTGCAATGGCTGAGAACAAACTGTTCGTTGGTAACGGTAATGTGATTTCTCTCATTATGAAGGATGAACTTCTTCATAAGGCTTGGACGGCATACATTCTCAACATCATGTTGAAGGATGACCCTGTGTATAAGCAAATCTTCCATGACTGCAAGGAAGAAATTTATGAAATCTACCGTGAGACAGTAGAGGAAGAAAAGAATTGGTCTAAGTACCTCTTCCAAAAGGGTGTGATTCTTGGGATGAATGAACAAATTCTCAATAGCGAGATTGACCACATTGCAGGGACAAGCCTTGCCGAAGTTGGTATCAAGTACCGTGAGAAGTTTGAAAAAGAGCCTGTCTTGAAGTGGATGTTGAAATATAAAGACTCCACCAAACGGCAAGGGGCTTTGCAAGAAACCGAGAACGTTTCTTATGTTGTGGGTAGCACACGCGGCGCACTCAATGTGGCTGACCTACCCGAAGTTGATTTTTGATTGGAGATTACAGAATGAATGAAACGATTGATGTAAAAGAGTTTGTTGAATTCCTTGGGACATGCCTACCTGAAGCGAATTTCAGCGTGCAGGAACGTACCGATGGTACGGGACACATCATCTATGGTCCTTTCCCAACCCTCATGTTCCTGATTGGTTCTCCGCATGATCCGGATGGCTACATGATTTCTGTGAATGCCGATGCTAGCTTGATGGTTCTGGTGATGGCAAAGGTTCTTCGCAAGTATCCGCACCTTGTTCACTTTGGTCCGTACTGTGAAGACATCGATGGTAACGGTGTGCATCTTGAACCCGCAGCAATTGAGAAACAACATGCACTGCATATGCTGCGTCGTGCAATGCTGCTGAGCATGGATCGGGAAGGTGCAGAAGCCGAAGCTAAGGGCGCTGGCCTGATTCTCCCACCTAACGAATTGGTGTTGCCGAAATGATCGTTGTTTACAGCAAGGATAATTGCCCCAATTGTGATATGGCTATCAAGATTGCGGCAATGCGTAAAGTTGAAATTGATGTCAAAAAGCTTGGCACTGATTTCACAATTGACGAATTGAAGGAGAAGTTTGGGGATAAGACACCGCGTGCTTTCCCTGTGATTGAAGAAAACGGTTCCCTCATTGGTTCAATCGGGGAATTTAAAATCCGGGTTCTGAAGGGTTAAAGAAAGGGGCTTCGGCCCCTTTTTGCTTGGTCAATAAATACCTGCATATAAATGATATGAGGTATCTTATTATGACTATTGTTGCTGGAATTGACTATTCCATGACTTCACCCGCAATTGCGATTTACGATACTGAGAAAGAACTGTCTTTCGACAATCTGTTGATGTTCAACCTGAGTGAAAAGAAGAAGTATCAGGGGGTATGGGGGAATATCCGCATTGACCCAACGCCCGTTTGGGATTGTCCGGAAGAGAGGTTTCTAAAAATAGCTGAATGGGCTATTGACATCCTGACAGAAAACAAGGTTGAGGAAGTCGTTCTTGAAGGGTACGCGATGGGATCGACCAAAGGTCTTGTATTCCAGATTGCCGAACATGCATCCGTGCTGAAACAGAAGCTGTATGCAAAGGGAATCCCCTTCACCTGTCCTGCACCAACCTCAGTGAAGAAAGCATTTGCAGGGTCCGGTAACGCCAAGAAGCCGGACATGGTGGAAGCGTTTGAGAAGCGATTCGGCGTGAGCATCACCGATATCCTAGGTTGCCCAAGGGCTAAGGGTTCCGACAATGATATCGTTGACAGTGTGGCTAACCTTATGATGCATGGGGATGTGAAATGTATGAAGTGAAGTGGATAGCCTTTGGCTTCGTGACCGTGTACGCATGGCTCAAGTGTAAGAATCCGATTCGTAAGCTGTTTAACAGGTTTTTTGGGGAATAGTATGGTATTGAGAATTGACAAATATACGAAGTTGACCGAGTTGTTTGCATGGGTGCAGGAACCGGACTCACTGAATGAACGGGTGGAACGCCTGCAAAGCCTTGCCCAGACTGCACCGGAGTTTGTGAAGTTCGTGATAGACTACTTCAATCAAGAACACACCTTTGATGAAGTTCTTGCATATGCTCCATTTGTGATTCATACGGTACATCCTATGGACTCGCACGGGTACAGCGTTCCCGCGTTGCCGTTCATCAAAAATGAGTTGCATCTATTTGCCGACGCAGGTACTATGCGTACTCGGATCAAGCACAGCAAGTTGTTGTTGGCCTTCGATGAGATGCCAAGAGAGGATGCCGAAATTATCCTTTCTTACATGCGGGGGGAGTTGAAGCTAGAAAAGATCAATCTTCTAGTTTTGTCCCGTGCTTTTCCGGAGATTTTTCAGTTGGGGGAGGAATGAAGGTTTCTTTCCTAACCCGTCTGAAAGAAGCCTTCTGGAATAAAAACATCAAATATCTGAAAAACAACAGTTGACAAGCGGGACCGAAAGCGATAAGATGGGCACACCTTAATTCTTGAGAGGAATATTCGATATGGCGACTAGTTTTGAAGCAAACCGCAAGTACAACCTGCATATCCGTAACTTCGGAACGGATAAAGACGGCTTCTTTGATATCATCCCCAAGGGTGGTGTTACGGTTGTGTGGCAGTACGATGCGGAGATTGATGAAGTTGTGTTCCAAATGGCAATCTGCCGTGGTGATGAGATGTACAGCCGCAAGATTGGACGTGAAACCGCAGAAGCAACGGAAGTTTACACTTTCCCGATTCGTGAGTTTTACGCTTCCATTTTTGCAGAATCGGAATGGAATGAACTCCTTCTGAATACGGGTTTCGATATTGAAACTCTGGCACTGGATGCAATCCTGACCCGCAATGCGGTTGAGGATGTGATTATTGATACCGTGCGTGCAGATTTCCTGCCGCATTTCCAGAAGACCAACCCGGCCATTGAAACAATGGGTGTGTACGTACCGCTCTAATCAAAACTTTTCGTGATTTGAGAAATTAGGGGCTTCGGCCCCTTTAATTTTGTTTATGGAGATTGAATGAAGAAATACTTTCTAAATTTGAAATTGGCATTCTATGTGTTCATTGGCTCGCTGTTTGGTCAACTTCGCGTTCAAGAGGGGATGAGCCCTTTTGATGAAATTCGTGACTTCAACAAGACATTCCAAGTAAAGGAAGGCGATCTTAAGAATCTTGATTGGGATGGTCTGGAACGTCAAGTTCTGATCCTTGAAGAAGAATTCAACGAAGTCAAGGATGCCATCAAGAACCGAGATGTAAAAGAGTTGCGCGACGGCACGTCAGATGTTATTGTTGTGGCCGTTGGTCTGGCCTACCGTTCTGGTATCCCGCTGGAATCTGACCTTCACGAAGTTTACGTTTCCAACATGACAAAGACCGTGAAGGATGTCCAAGAGTACAAAGAAACTCTTAAAAAGTATTTGGACATCGGTGTTCACATCTACCCGGAAGGTGACTATCCCCGCCTTGTGGTTAAGTCGCTTCAGGACCAAACCGGCACAGATGGGAAGTTCTACCCGAAAGGAAAGATTCTGAAATCTGTTGCGTTTAAGGAACCAGTCCTTGCATAAATGAGAAAGCCCCTTGACAGGGGCTTTTTTCGTTTGTATGATTTCTCTCATTATCTTTTTCAGGAGAAATCATAATGTCATTTCCATTGAAGGTGAAGCGAAGTTTGGCAGCACTGATCGCAGCGCTCATTGCGTCGTGCAGTGGTGGGGAAGTTGTCTACGCAGGGAATACCCTAAGTGATGACTACGCCGTTGCGTGTCAGAATCGTCTTACAGAGTGTTGGGGCTATGGTCGGACAGACACCTACAGGATGCCCCGAAACGATTCAGGCGTGATACACTATGATCCCTATTACGGTGCATATGTGCGTCCCGAACCTCAACTGTATTTTCGTCGCACACCGGCCCATGACTCTGCCTACCTTCGCAAAAATGACTTTCCGGCATTCATCAATTCTGTTGGAAATTTGCTACGGTAAGGCGTCAGCCGCCTAAATATGTGATGACATAAATTTAGGGGCTGGATATGATTAAAGCAATTAGCACCATCGTTGCAATCAAGAAGTTCATTGACTATGTAGACACCTTCAACAACATGGCAGCACCAGCCGGGAACCTTGGAATTCCAAGATGGCAGATGCCACAAATTGAAGGGAAAAACTATGATGACTTTCTGAATTGGCTGAAAGGTCAGGGGATCAGTAACACAAAGAAAACTGTTTCCGTGGGGAGTCTGAACATGACCCAATCTGAGTTTAATAAGAACAAGGTCATGAAGTTGATGGGAGGGGTGGACAGCGCAAAGCCGATCTTGGTTTCGTCCGATGGCTATGTGCTTGATGGAACCCATCGTTTCCTTGCTGAGTACAACAAGGGAAGAAACAGACAGATTGCGGTGTATCAAATCAACAAACCTATTCGTGATCTGCTGAAAATTGTCAAGAACTATTCAAAGGCAGTGTTCCGAAAGGTCAATGGAGAAACGCTACCTTGACTCACATGATTGGAAAAATCATCATCACAGGGGTTGGGAGTCGTGAGACACCCGCCCCTGTTTTGCATCTGTTTACAGAAATGACCAAGGCCATGAGCCATGCCCTAGGAAACCGTCTGACGATCCGCACAGGGGATGCTAGCGGGGCCGACAAGGCATTCAGGGATGCCGGTCACACCCTCACTGAGGTCTACACGCCTAAGCAAGAGATCGACCCAAAATGCTTTGAGATAGCGGCCCGGATTCATCCGGTATGGGATCGGTTGAACGACTATGCCAAACGGTTGCATGCGCGCAACATCTATCAGGTTGTCGGTAAATCGATGGAGTGGGAATCAGATTACCTAGTGTGTTGGACACCCAACGGGGAAGACATCGGAGGAACGCGGACTGCCATCAAATATGCGAAAGAGTTAGAAATTCCAGTTTTCAATTTCGCAAAAGATGTTGACAGAATTGCATTTCAGGATGTATTATCTCTATGGGGAGTGGATTTCTCAATTCCACTCGAATCTAACACAAAGAGGGCATCAGCCTTCTTTTCTTGAGGGCTGTCTATGGTGAAAGAGTTTTGGTTTGATTTGGATGGGGTTCTAGCAAACTTCTCTGGATCATTTGAAGAGAAGTTCGGTATGCCCCCACCGGTATATGAAAATCTGTATGGGTCTGACCGTTTTTGGGAAGTGATTCGGGAACATCGTCCCTTCTTCTATAGTTTGGCTATGATGCCCCGGGCACAGGCTTTGATCGACATTGCAGAACGCAAGTTTGAAGCTAGGGGTTACGCAATGGGTGTGCTTACCGCAGGGCCTAAGGATGACAATCACTACCCGTGGGCTGAAGAGGAAAAGCGAGCCTTCGTCAAAGAAATCCTAAACAAGGATTGGCGTGTTGAGGTTGTGAATGGTGGAGAGGGTAAGACCGTCTTTGCCAAACCGGGTGCAATCCTTGTCGATGACCACATCAAGAACATTGAGCGTTGGAATGCGGCAGGCGGTACAGGCGTATGGTGTAAGGAACATTCACCGCAGAACGCAATGATTGCTCTTGTGTATCTGGGTGAAGATGAAGCAGTGACCCAATGAAAAAGGCCCCGAAAGGGGCCTTTTGTTTTACACGATGTTTGAAGCATAACCAAACCGGGCTTTCCAGCTTGTATCTTCATTCTTCGTATTGAGCGGTACATTGTTGATGGTTGTGTTGTTGATGTTTTGATTGTTCTGCACCGTCGAAACAAGGTTAGCTTGTGCATCGCGTTGTTTCTTTTCATCAATGCGTCTATCAATCGCATCCATCTCCTTGTTAGTGTCTGCAATGGCCCTAGGAGCCTGTGCAGCACTACCACCGTTGGCGTACATGGAATCAGCAGCCGTTGGGGTCTTAGGCCCATCAGAGAACAGGCCAGTCACAGCATCAAGAATCTTGTCACCGAACGGCAGGGACTTCACCACGGCTGTGATGTAGCCCTTCAATGCATCGGTCACGATGTCCTTTAGGGCTGAGAATACCTTGACAATGGTATCTCCGAATCCATCACCGCTTTGGAATGCGTCTGTTAGTTTGGTGAATGAGTCATAGATGAAGTCAAAGATGCCATTCAGCATACCCATCACCTTACCGGGTAGCTCATTCACAAACTTTGCAACAGTCTCTGTCACGAAGCCCTTGATGTCGGTTTCAATCCCAAAGAAGCCCAAGATTGAATCGGCAATCCCGGCAAAGCCACCAACAAAGCCACCGATACCGGCTGACACCTTATCCCACACGGTTAGCTTGTCCTGATCCTTGCCTAGAATCTGGGCTGCGTTCTCCCACCCCTTGTAACCATCCCAAAGACCGAATAGAACGGTCCCTACAGGCCCTAGGAGGAATTTAGACACATTGCCTAGGGATAGGATACCCTTAGCGGCTTTAAGCACACCACCAGCCTTACCACCAATCGTACCGGCAAGACTGCCAGCACCGCCAAGAAGGCCACCCATCAAACCACCCAACATCTTGACCGGGTTCAATTTAGTAAAAATCCCGCCAAGCACAGGAAGTAGAAATCTAGGAAGCATGCTACCAATCGCATTCCCAAAAATTTCTGTGAGCAAGTGGCCCATTCCACCACCGTCCTTTTTCTCCCCATCCTTACCGGCCCCATAACCCAAAAAAGCGGGCTTGACTTCCTTCTTACTGGCTTGCTGAAGTCTATCCTTTTCAGCATCCATTCTTGCCTCATGAGATTCCTTGATAGCCAATTCGCCCTGTCTAATCAGGTCATCTAGCTTGGTCCCAAGAATCTCAATTTGCTTGGTTTGTGTTTCGATTGCGTCAATCGTCAGAAGTGCATAAGTCTCTTCATCGCTTGACATCTTTCCGGTTTGCTTCGGTGCGGGAGGTTCCTCAGGCTTCTTCCGGGAATCGTCAATCAGAATCCCATCAACCCCGAACATATCATGCAAGGAAATCAGAATCTGATTTTGCTGTTCTGTCAACTTGGCGATTAGGTCAAGACGAGAAGCAACCGGGCCAAGTTCACCCTTTCTGGCCTTTTTCTCTTTGAGCCTTTCATCTGCCAACTTCTTTCCTGCTTCAGTCAGTTGATATTCAACATCCTTGACAGCTTCCTTAACTTCCTTGGAAGACTTGGTACTGTTATCCGCAAGCTTTTCGGCGTTTGCCTTTGCCTTCTCCGCAGTTTCAGCAGCCTTCTTTGACCAATCCTTGTAATATTTGAATAGGCCATACGTCAACCCGACACCAGTTTTAATAAAAGGTGATGTGTTGTCTAGGAAACCCTTAAAGACACTATCGATCTTCGGGACTGATCCTAGAAGCTTGTCTTTAATATCCTTCTGCATCTTCCCAATCAAAGATGTTGATTGCTCTAGTTGAGTAACCGCATCTTCGGTTGTCTTGATGTATTTGTCCCGATCTTCAAAAACCTCCTTAGGGAATTTCTTCATCTCGGCTGTCAGCATCTTCAATTCCGCATACTTCATCTTCTTATCGTATGCTGACATTTCCTTTTGCTTGTCGGAGAGTTGTTTGAAGACATCTGAAATGCTAGCCTTCAATTCCTTCACATCTTCCTTTGTGAATGCTGGCTTAGCCGCATTCTGCTGTGAAAGATTTTGGGCAATCGTTGCAACGTCTGCCATTCTTTAACTCCTTATTTCTCGTTTCTCTTATCCCCTGTTGTCACAAGCGATGCCATATTTTTTGCATACGAATCTTTGGACAATTCAAGAATCGTGCTATAACCGTCTTTCTTGATGATATGCTTCAGGGATGTGATAAGCCATCTTCCCGATGTCACCTGTTCCGTTTCCGGGTTACCACCAGTAATTCTAGGAGATGGAATGTCAAGTTCGATGATCTTACCCACACGCAGAGATGAATTTCCCTTGATAGCAACCCTCAGACCATATGAGGCAAGCATACCGAACATCATTTTGCGGTAGTACGCTCCAAGGTGTGACTTATCAAATTTCTCAAAAATGAATTGAGTTTTTGTCCGGTCTGTCACATCGTCATACAAAGGATATTGCTCAATCTTGACAGCCACATCAGTATCAAACATGTTGGTATAGTCGTAATTGTTGAGAGTCAATGTCTTGTTTCTCATGTTGTACTGAAATACCTTGGCACCGAATAGACCATCAGAGTTTTGTTGCAATCTATCGTTTCCATCAATCACTTCCCATGTGGTAATGCTCTTGAAGGATGATTCTGCATTCGTGAATTCACCTCTAGATTGTTCCAACTGAATGAAATACTTATCGACCGGGTCTTGTTTATAGACCGTCTTTGAAGACTTGAATTTGTAGCCGTCCAAATCTTCATAAAAGAAGAACGGTTCAAATTTGTCCCCAATGGCACGATTGGCAGCAAAAGAACAAATCTTCAGGGGTGACCAATAGGGAGAGATGAAACTGTTAATCCCCGCAGATTGCTCAGAATCAATCGGCTTTGGACTCTTGATAAGGTTCATCACCTGATTGATGATGTCCGTATAGGTTCCCTTGAATGATTTTGAGATGTCCGTATTGGCATCCTTGTATCGATCCGGGGTGCAAAGCATCAACCCATAGGATTGAAACTTTCCGTTTCTTGGCTCAACCGCTCTCTTTGCCACCTTGTAAATCACAAACTCTTGACTGATATCGTCCGTCTGGGTTGGCGTCTTGAATTGTAGGAGGATTCTTTCCCCACCAATGATAGGGAATCTATCCACCATGTTCAAAGTATCAAGAATGAAAAGTGATGCCGTCAGGGTTGGAGAAAACAAATCCTCAAAGATATTGATTTCTTCAACAATGGTACGGATATCAACATAGTCTTCTGACTTCCAACCATCCCGATAGATAGCAACCGCTTTAATTTCTACCTGATTATATTGGGAATAACCTTGATCCGGGTTGTTTTTAGAATCCATTGTCATTTACAAAAGCCTCCACAAGCTCACGTTCCAAATTACTAATGTAGTCAGGATCAATTAGCTTGATGTTTTTCTTTTGCTCATTTCTCCGATATTCATGTTCATAATTTGAAATGGAAATCAAATTCAAATCACTAATGGCAGCGTATGGAGTTGGGTATTTCCCGATTCTCCAAAGTGCATAAGGGTCAATCACATCCCCATACGCATCTTCATAGTGATGGGTATCAGAAGGATCAAGCCCCCAATACTTCTCATAAACCAATCGATCAAGGGCATCATTCGATAGAGGCCACTCTGAGAACATATCCGAAATATCATTCAGAATCAAAACTGTCCACCAGAAGCGCACACTCCCATAAAGCCGATTGGATAGAATTTCCGGGGTTTCATTATCCTTGATGGTATAACTGATATGAAGTCTAGGATCATATCGATATTTCTTTTCAATTGTTGCCCATTTGGTGATGTTGTTAATGATGATTTTTTCACCATTGGGAAGGGTATGAGCAACTTGACCAAAGTTACTGAAAAAGCTCATCATTCACTCCTTTAAAAACTGTCTGTTGGGTCTGTCAACATTTCCTTCAGCAACAGAGTCAATTCCAAGAAGTTCAATTCAAGAACAACCGAAGTGAATTGACCGTCTTTGGTAATTGAGTATTCCCCGTTCGGTGTGCCGTTGACTGTAATGTTTGTCAATGCGCACGTGGAAACCTTAGGAACCCATGTGATTCTTTCGCCTGTTGTCGCATCAATGAAGTGGATATCAAACGTTGATGGTGCAATCAGGAATGAAGCATTCTTTTCACCTTCCATGTATTTGATTTCCGGAAGACTATGGAAACGGAATCGATGGATCAGGTTTCTAAGGGCAATAGCCTCTTTCATATTCCGTGGGGTCAACTGCCATTGCAAAGGAATGGTTCTGTTGGATACGCCCTTGAAGAGAACTTCAGAATATGGGTTCTCGCTGTAGCCCGAACGAAGCTCTGCATAATCCTTAAATTTGGGTAGTCCCAGAGACTGAGCCACACCAGCAAGGGTTCTGGGAAGCGAGTCTTTGATTTGACCCAATGCGGCTTTCCCGTTTCCATCCAAAGCAGAGTTAATCAAATCCTGAGCACGCCCAAGAACCCCCATTTCGGTAGAATTCCATTGGACGTTAGTCGAAATGTTATAGTTTTGTGGGAATGGCAAGACGATAGATTCGTCAGTTGGTTCATAGACAGCACCGGGGCCAAGTCTCCAATCATCTGTTTTTCCGCGCACCGATCCAACACCCGCAGCCCCCTGCATGGCAACTTCATTGCCGTACAGCTTGTTTCCGAAGATTTGGGCTGAGTCTTGCAATCCTTTAATCTGCGCTCTCTTTTCAATCTTTGCACCCGCAATACGGTTGATCTGGAAAATCACTAGATGACCGGCATTTTCTTTGGTCTTGTCATAGTAGTTTTCTGGGAAAATCAATTGCTTCGGCTGATCTGGTGCCTTTAGCCGATTGCGCTTAGCATCCGTTGGTGTAGTAGCCATATTCTTTCCTTTGATTAGACAAATTCATACTTATACTTATCAAACGAAAAAAGGCCCCGAAGGGCCTTTGATTTAACGCTTGAAGAAAATCCAACCGAACAACCTAACAGCAATGTAATAAATTTGCGCTTTGACAGGATGTCCCTGATTGCGGATGCAATCACGAAGTGCCCTATCAGCCTCAAGACGGGAACCAGTCCCTTCAGGCCCATAAGCTTCATCATGTTTGTAACAACATGAATTCAGCGAACGCGATCTTGTTACATTGCAATACATTACTGATTCATCGATCATTTTGCTGTCCATCCCGTATTTCCGAAACCTGCTTCTTTTACGTATAGCGTTGTTCCTAGACCACCATCAGTTCTCGAATACAAAGAACCGATTCTGGCTGTCACAACGCCCTCAGGACTGCCCGCACCAATTGTCCAAGTAGGAACACCACTACCACCCTTCAAAACCGCAGGAATGGCATTTAGAGATTCCCTAGCTGAGATTGAATCTGTATGTGCAGATTGGGCATAGGTATTTGCAGAATCGCGTGCATCTTCTGCGCTTGTGAGTGCTGCCTGTGCTTGAGAGGCAGCGGTTTGTGCATCTGATTTTGCTGTGTTTGCAGAAGTAGCACTTGCGGAAGCTTGTGCAGCCGCACTTTCTGCTGCGGTTTTGGCTGCGGTGGCCGCAGGAGTTACATCACCAGTGTCACCCTTATCCCCTTTTGGTCCAACATCTCCCTTTGGTCCATAAAGACCACCATAAGGGAGATATGACCATTGAAGAATACCATCACCGATCTTAAAAAGTTTGGTATCCAATTCAATTCCCATTTCCCCAACTGCAAGAACCGGGTTTTGAACAACCCATTCATCAGCCAAGGCTCTACGGAATTGAATCGTACCCTGAAATTCAATAACTGCCATATTAGAATCCTTTAGAAAATAGGGTCGATTGCCCAAGTGATTGTTGTACTTTGCCCAGAGTTTAGAGTAGGCCAGAAATTGTTTGGAACACTACCACTACTCATTTGCCACCAATCCGGATTTCCACCAGAACCAACAACATATTGATCCAAAACTACAGATTGACCCGATGTTACATTGGTCACCCGAATAGAGCCGCGCCAGACGGGTTGTTTCATCTGATAATATCCATTAACTGTGACGCCAAGTCTATTACTAATATCAGAAACAACACCGCCCAACAGGTTCAAACCATTCACACCAAAGCTTGCACTCATCTGACCGAAATGAGTACCACTGCCCATTGATGTTGTTAGGGGTCCATAAAATTTAGCATATTTAGACCAGAAATCATTAGGCATAATCACGGCTTCGGTGGGTTGTTTTCCTGCAATACCTGCGACAATTGGTGTATTCAGTGAAATTACAGTTCCCGGTTTTCCAATCTCATTTGCAATATCTGCCATGCTGATAGCACCGCTACTAGGAAGACCCATTATTTACCCTCCAACTGCGCAACACGTTTCTTAAGATCAACCACTTGTTTAGCTAGCTCAATGGCAGCAACCAAAGCAGCGTTACCATAAGCAACCGACAATCTTCCATCTTTATCAGTCAGAACCGAGTTAGGAAGAACCTTTTGAAGACTCTGAGCACCAACCCCGTCTTGACGTGCATCGATGTCAGTACGTGAGTAAGAACCGCTCAAAACTTCTGCCAAAAGCTCAATGAAGTCTTCTGGCATCGGTTGCCAATCCTTTTTGTATCTTTCGTCAGATTGGGCAGTAATAGTACCGCTTGCGGTGTAGTTGTTTCCTGACCATTGATGGTTTGAAGTACCGCCAACGTTGAATACAATCATTGGTGTGCTTGAGGTTGTACCACCCGCATAACCTTCAATAGAAGCCAGATGACGCGATCCCCATTGTGTCCACTTGATAGCACCATATGCAGAGGCAGGATCAGGACAATCAATGTTAAGTGTTGTTCTTCTTGATGCCCAATCGACAAATGCACCGCCATCAGGAGTTGTATGGATCATGGCATCACCACCACCCGAAGCAACAACAGCCTTATCCATTGTCAATTGGCCGTTTATACCAATCCATTTAGCATTAAGGTTGAGCGTACCTTGACCCACAGAGGTATTACCACCAGAGGCGACAATGCGAGCATCATAATCAATGTTGTTACCAGAAGAGTGAAAATCAAGGAATGGCGTTGTTACTGTTCCATTACTATTACCAAATTCGATACCTGAGTTAGTAGCGCTTGTGCTACCAATTGACATCCCATTTGTATTCACGGCAACAGTAGTTGTCAATGTTCCCTGAATAGTTGTATCACCCTTCAGCGTGTTGCCGGTCGATTGTACAAACAAACCTTTATTCCCACTGTTCGTTACATCCCAAGGAGCAACAGAACCGAAGGCAAAATAAAGACCACTTCCCCAACCAGTACCACCAGCACCATACGCACCATAACCAGCCTTAATAGTGCCGTTATTGTTATAGATAGAGCCGATGGCATAACCGCCAGTCCAACCGTTATCATCCCATTGAATGCTTGATTGACCGCTGTTTGCACCCAATCTTGGGTATCTAATATCGGCCTGACCCATCGGAATTGCATCAGTAGCAACAGAAGCATAGGAAACATTCTGAATTCTCTGACCGTTTGCGTCAAAACCAGAATACGCCTTAAACAAACCAGCATTTGAAAGGCTTGCAATTACCGAGCTATAATCTGTATTGATCCACTCACTCACTGAATTGGTTTTATTCAAACGCCAATATTGATTGAATGATCCTGTCCCGTTAGTGTTGGTCATACCAATCTGAGAAGAATATGGATCGGTTGAACTCGATACTGTCACACGAGAAAGAGTAGTCTTTCCTTGACTAATAGTCTGGGCCGAAGGATCGAATGCGAGAGGAACCCAATCAGGAGCACCACCACCCGGAGCATAATGGGCTAGATTTAGAAGCCCGCCATTAGTCCCGGGTGGATTGAAGAAAAGCCATGCTAGGTTACCCGGAGAAGCTTGAGTACCTTCAGAGAATCCATAACCAGCATAAACCCCATTCTGGTATGTCATGTAAGCACCATCAGCAGATTTCTTCAAAGCAGAAGTAGCCTTTGAATCTGCGGTGGCCGCAGCAGAAACAGCGCTATTGGCTGTAGTCTGTGCGTTATCTGCCTTTGTACTTGCTGAATTTGCAGTCGTCTGGGCATTGTCAGCTTTAGTGCTTGCTGCATTGGCTGCATTCTGAGCAGCCGTTGCAGCATTCACAGCACCGGTAACCTGAGATTGAGCCGCATTAGCAACGCTCAATGCGTTGTTTGCAGTCCCTTCAACCGCATTCGCCTTAGCAAGAGCACCATCAGCCTTAGTCCCTGCGGCTGCGGCTTGGGTGATTGCATCATTCGCACGGGTGAATGCAAGATCAACCTTACCATTGGGGGCGAATTTTGAATCCGTAATCGATCCATCAACTAGCGCCCCACCGTTAATTTGTGTCGTCATAAAAACTACTCCTTAAAATGCGTCACCGTTAGGGACTCTATAACCTTCAACAACAATCTTTAGACCACTAACACCAGAACCACCCGGATCAACACTCAATTTGTACTGAAGCTTCTGACCAGAGGTAACAACTTCACGATTGTTGAATGCCGAAAAGACTCTAGACGTGGAGTTTGCGAATGTACTCAGAGCGGCAACCGGATTTAGGAAACCCCCATTCGTTTCTGCACCGCTTGGACCGGCAAATGCAGTGATGGTGGAATCAACGTTATTATCTGAAATCAGAACAAATCTGAATTGAGCCTTATTAATTCCCGGAGGAAGATAACCGGAACAATCCACATCTGTTGCAACTGTAGCTTTACCATTGCTAATCACCGCAGCCCCGTCATATCTGTTGATGTTCACGAATGAACCATGCTGATTGAAAGGCCAAAGCACAGTTGTTGAAATGGTTTTAACAGATGTGATGTATTGCCAATGCGTATATGCACCCGGAAGAGTGGGAGTGAATCTATTTGGAGAAGCGATAACCCCCAAACTTTGTCCACTTCCCCAAATGAAGAAGAAATGAACCCAAACATTTGATGAGAATGGGGTTACCGAATCTCTACCACCTGCCACGGGGCCTGAAGTCGTGATATCGCAATTCAATGCACCTGAGGGGGTGACAGTCGTGAAATTGCCGTTGATATCCTTCAGAGTCACGCTATCGGCTGTAAAGGTCGCAATTGATGCATTGCTATAGGCATACAAATTTCTAACATTTCCCTGACCGTTAGTCATTGCAGCCCAAGCCGCGTCACGTGCTGCCTGAGCGGCCACCTTTGAGGTGTTGGCATCAGTCGCAGCAGCCTGCGCAGCAGTCTTAGCCGCTGTAGCTGCATTACCAGCATCGATAACTTCTTGTGAGAAATAGCTTCCGGGAATTCCATAGGCGATTTGTACACGTTTCACATAATCAGGAATTGCGTTAGTGAAAGTCACCACCTTTCCGCTGATATCCCATGAATCTGTTTGTTGTTGCGCACCGTCAAACAAAATCGTAATCAGGTTCTTTCTAATCGGCACACGCGATAGAGTTAGAGATGTATCAACCCCCGCAGTAAATCCAGCACCAGCAACCCAGAAATCAACCTGACCATCAGCAGCCTGTGTTAGGGCATTGGTAATGCTCTCAGCAGTCCCAGAAACAGCCGTTGCAGCAGCCTCAGCAGCGTTTTTAGAGGCAAGAGCACTAGCAGCACTAGCAGCCGCGTTTGTTGCGGATGTAGACGCGCTAGAAGCGTTTGAAGCAGCGGAATCAGCATTGGCCTGAACTTCAGCAGCCTTTGTAGATGCCGTGGTGGCACTCTGAACAGCAGATGAAGCGGAAGTAGCTGCATTTGATGCCGCATTCGCAGCGTTGTTGGATGCCACAATCGCAGCATCCGCAGCAGCCTGCAAAGCCGGGGTGATATCACCGGTATCACCCTTAGGCCCCTTGGCACCAGTCAGACCCCCATAAGGCAAATCTGACCATGCCGTGAATCCGTCACCAAGTTTAAATTGATGGGTATCAACCTCTACACCAAGTTCACCAGCAGCGAGAACAGGATTCACAGTAGTCCACTGAATACGATTCCCGCGTCGGAATTGAATCGTACCCTGTAGATTAATAAAATCTTCTACTTGTGTTGACATATTTTATCCTTTTGAATTATGAGGTTAGAGTCGCAGTCCCAAGCCATGCAGAACCATTCCACAACCACAATCTGTTATTCGTCGTGTCATGCACGATTGGGGAATAGCCGGTCTGAACAGAAGCCGGGGTTCCGGTTGGTTTGCCTGCCATTTTCGGAATCTGCAAGAAGCCTTTGGTTGCTCCAACCGCAGGAGCGGACAGGCCAAGAGCAATATCACCATCAGTCGGATTCCAAGTTACGGAATTGCCCGCAGGACCATTCCAAACTAGACGTTGGACATCCTCTCTCCATTGCTCTCTACATTTTTCAACACCGGCAACGAGATAACGTCTAATAGCAAATTGACCTGTTTTGCCGTTGATATCAAAATACGTGTCAAAGCCGTTTGCGTTATATGCTGTCGTCCCATCAATGGTCAGGCTACCCGAATTAAGGTTTACCTTTCCTGAGGATTGAAGTTCAAAGATTTCCTTATAAGCACCCAATGAATTATTGGTGTAGACCGCTCCAACTCTTCCGTAAACCTTCCCATCAGAATCTGACAAATCACCATAACCGGTATTGTCATGGCAGTTTGATTGGGATACCTCAATAGAACCATTCTCAGCCGCGTAATAACCCGAAGTTTTTCCAGAGGCATTGCCGACACCATTCCCATAACATTCAGTACCCCATGCACGGATGGCACTACTTGAGAATGCACTGTAACCATTTAGGTAGTTATTGAAAGATTTGGAGCCAGTAGCATCAATAACGCTTGAGAATTCTGCTAGGAAACCGCTTCCTAGGTTGTTGGCCGTATCCTTTGCCCCGCTAACTCTTGCATATTGTGCATTTACAAAAGAACGTTCATATGCCCAAATGCAGGTATCACCACCGTTGAATACTTGAACGTAATCAGAGGCTGTACCGGCTGCATTGATATTCCCACCGTTCCTAGCTGCAATCCCATGATAGAAACCATCAACGATCAGATGGGGTCCGCATTTCATGATGCTTCCACCGTCTGTATAGACACCGATGTTGACAGAAGCAGCACCAGTCTTTAGGAATTTGAAGCCATCGATTTCAGCAAGCTTGAAGCCCTGAGGAACATAAAAACCATCAGCCGGGGATTGGATCAGAACATTACCCGGATTCAAGATGTTGCCGATGATTTTGATTCTTTCGCCCTGAGAATGAGCGAAAGTAATTCCTGAAGTTAGGGTATATGTACCATCCGCAACTTTGATTGTGACGATGGCACCCCTCATAATCGTTTTTGTTGAAAGATAGTTGAGGGCGTCATTAATAGTTGCATACTGAATAGGAACGTTCAACGTCGTGTTTTGGGTGATAACGTTCCCCAAGAAATTGTTCGCATTTGTGGAAAGCTTCTGATCTGGGATTGAGTTATCCAGAATCTGTCTTCCGTCAATCTGTGTTGTCATCTCATACCTCTTATTAGGTTATATATTGGGTATTTAGGAAACAAAAAAGGCTCCCGAAGGAGCCTTTCTTTAGACGAAAATCGTCTTTGCTTTATTGAATCTAGCGGTGCGGTCATCAAGACCATTTGTCCCGCCATTCACTCTCTTTGTAATACTCAAGATGTCATTGGCATCTGCAATGGTATTTAGTGATTTGGAATTCCAAAACCAACCAGAAGCCAAAGCACCATTGGCCGGAATCTTCAAATCATCTGGATTCGTTACGAAATCAACACCCGTTGCCGAAGTGAGATTTTTGTAATTGTCCTTCCCTGTGATTTGGATTGGACCCCTTCCGCGATACTTCCATCCATCACCACTTTCCTCACTACCGTTACCCATGCGGTTTGCATAGACCCGGTTTGCAATCTTTTCTGGGCGTCTGGCATATTGGGTAGCCTGAGGGCCATTGAAATACTTCGGAAACACTCTCAGAAGTCCGTCTGCCGAATAATTAAGGTTTTCCTCAAAGATGGTCAACCCGCCAGATTCATGACCAACCTGAGCCATGAAATGCGAAATGCGAAGTGGTGTATTGATGTTGTATTTCTCCAACACCGGATTGAATGCATCTGCCCATGCTTGAGCATTAGCCGCATTCAATCCAAACATCTTAGTTAGTTGTTCCTGCGTTACCTTCATTTACTTTCTCCTTTACAATCACTCTCAGCGTGTCAGGAAGACCCTGAGAAGTGAGATTTACCGGGATTGGTGGCAATGTGACTCTTGGCTTTACTTCAACCGTTGAGCATCCAACCAATGCCAGACACACAATTAGAGAGGCAATATATTTCATTTCAAATCTCCATTAATGATTGCGCGCTGTTCGTTGTACAGATTTTCCAATCCCTTCAAACGCCCTAGACATTGGTAGTAGGGTTGATAGTTGTCCGTGACAACCTCCAATGCCTGACCGGTTGTCGTTTCATCAGCTTCAGGAGCACAATTGGTATTTGGTCCACATGCTGCCTTGTTATGGGCATCAACCCATGATTTATCAATCACCACTTTTGATTCAGGACGGTCACGATATTTGATGACCTCTTTGGTAATGGTCTTATAAACAACCCTCACTTCTTCCTGTTTCTTCTCTTGGTTTTGACTGGCATTTTGCGTGACATCACCAATCTTATTTTGTTTATCTTCCGAAACCTTATCTTCTTTCTTTTGGATGGCAATATGTTTAGCCTCATTGTGAGCATTGCCATAGTCATAACCAAAATAGAAAGACCCAATTGCGATTACTGCAATCGTCAAAAGAAGAAGGGCCTTATCTTTAAACCAATTCAAAATTGTTGTCATTTAATTTTTCCTGTGAATCCTTGGATTGAGAAAAGCACATCATTCAGATAGTTAACTACCTCTCTGGCTTCTTGTGCGTCTAGACCGGCAGTCGATTCAACATCTCGGATTAGGTTATTCACCATTTGGATTGCTCTACGTGGGTCAACGCCTTTCTTGATTTCCTCAACTGCGCGTTGGACTGCCTTCCACGTATCGATGTATTTAAATGAAGCAGTCGCCAAATTCTTAATATTCTTGACGGTCCCCAAGAAGTCATTTGGCAAAATCCCGTCCAAAATTCCTAGGTTGCTTCCATTTGCGGCATTTCTAGCATTGCCGTAAATGTCGGTTGGATTCATAAATGCACCAGACAAATCACCATCGGGGAAAGCAGACATCTTCCAAAATGCAAAGGTGACTTGAAAAGTCATGGTTGAAGATTGCTGCGAACGATCAAGGTTGATTTGGGTTACTACTGTCGGGTAGCATTCAAGAAATTTCGTTGAGAAAATAGGTGTTAGATTTTTATCGTCTTTTGAAACGATGAATAGATCAATATCGGCAATAATGTTATCGTAATACTCTTGTCTATGATTCTTTTTAAAGATGTATTCCATCCAAGCATCAAAGATTTTACGTTCGATCATATTCCCACTGCATACAAAGGTGATATCAAATTCACCCCAAGTTCTCGCAAATGGCACTTTACGAACACATGAATTCATGTTAGAATCGATGGCCTGAGTGCTATATCCCGGGACAGAAACTGTTTGTGCCATCAGAGAAAGTGACCGGAATGCATCATGTGTATCCACGGACCCCAAAATCTGAGGTGGGATTGCATTTGGGCCGGTCCTGTTGTAAACAGATTCGACTAGAACTTGTTGAAGTGCAGGAGGGAATGAAATAACAATGTCATATCTATTAGGACTCGCAACACCTACATTCTTGACGAATGAGGCGAAATCCTTAAATGTGTGAATAGGGGTCATGTCTTCATCCTCTAAATAGGTATATTACTTATTTATGGGATGTTTGATTATGGCGTCAGTAGGTTCAAAAAATAAAGCAAGGGTTGCCGCCAGCATCAAGGGTAAGCAGCAAGCCCAACAAAATCAGAAAAACACCGAACGTCAGTTTTATGATGAGCACGTATCCCCTGAAATCGTCCAACGATACCGGGACAAGTTCTATAAAGCCCATCCGAACGACTATGACGAATGGTCAAGGGAAGCCCTGAGATGGTATGCAGACCGTATCAAGAAAGACATCAGAATCCCCCAAAGCAAGATGCTCAAACAGAACGTCTATACCAGACGTTCAGGAGAATCTAAGGGGCTGATTGGTCGGATGTACTTCTTTGAATATGAAGCCAAAGAGGCCGGGGATAAGAAGACGGGGATGTATGACCGTTTCCCAATCGTGTTTTTCTTCAATTCTTATCGAAACAAAGAAGGGAAACGGGTTCTGTTGGGCCTTAACCTTCACTACCTCCACCCCAGAGAAAGGGCGTTGTTCCTATTCCAGTTGCTGAAATTTAAGGTGGATAAGGTCTACAATGCCAGAACGAAGCTAAAGCTCCAATGGCAGTTGATTAAGGGCCTTGGCGAGAAGATGGCAGAAGAATGTGTACACGCATACCGGATTGATAGATTGCAATCGAAATTGATTGAAATCCACCCGGCAGACTGGCACATTGCAGCCGCATTGCAACTCCAAAAGTGGATGAAACCGAATGGTGACACCCCACTAGCCTCACATGCAAGAAAGATGCGTAGACAGGCTAAGAAGGGTAAATGACAAAGGGGCCATTGGCCCCTTTTTTACTTGTCTAGTTTGTCAAGCTTCTCAAAGTATTTGGCATCGATAGCATGCCGCATACTGAGGATCGCCCTCTGAAATGCCTCAATCTGGAATTTAGGCACGCCGAATGGCTTCAGGACTCGGACGCAAACTACTTCCATCCCTGACAAAACGAACAAGCACCAATTACGTTCCCGCGTGACCTTTCTTCTAGGTGTGTCTATCCAATCTTCGCCTCTACAGTAGTTCCGTTTGGCGTGATGGAACATCTTTACCACATTGCTTTTGCGCGGCATCAGTCTTCCCCATGTCACATGATGGGTGGACAGGCTACCACAACAGACCTAAGCGAACAAGCTTATCCGCCAATCATTGCCATGATTGCAACGCAGATGCCACCGATCCAGAAAGCAGACCAGAAGCCGGTACGCCAGAAAGCGCCCCACAGGCCATAACCCTTCTTTTGGCCCTTAGCGCAGAAGTAAAGAAAGAAGATGATGGGAATAACGATCCACATGATTAACTCCAATTAGTGTTTAGATAACTGAAGTATATCCGGATATTTCCCTATGTCAATAAATATTTTAATATAAGTGGAGTTTTTGACATGGCTAGAAATTACATGCAAGGGAAATTCAATCCGACGAATCCAAAGAAATACCGGGGCAATGTTAGTAATATTGTCTACCGCTCATCATGGGAAAGGGCAGCTTTTATGTTCTGTGACAGCACGCCTCAGATTGTGGCTTGGAATTCCGAAGAAACCATTATCCCCTATAGGTGTGCTACGGATGGCCGTATGCACCGCTATTTTGTGGATTTGATGGTTTGGGCAAGGCAACCAGATGGATCAATCAAGAAGTTTATTGTTGAGATTAAGCCACAATCTCAGGTCAACAAACCAAAGAAGACAGCAGCTAAGAAGGATGAAACCTATGTGAATGAATGTCTCACATGGGCCAAGAATCAATCAAAGTGGAAGTTTGCTAAGGAGTGGGCCGCTCAGAACAATGCGGAATTCATCATTTGGACTGAGAACCAATTGATGCCTCAGGGCATCTCATACAACAAGAACAAGCGATTGATGAAGAAATGAAAAAGGCCCCTTTTGGGGCCTTTTGTTATTCTGGGATAGCTTCAAACTCTTCCTTCGCAAGCAATTGGTGATATTCACCCGGACGGAAAACATATCCGTCTGTCGCGTTGGTTGGTTGTATATCTTCCGAATTCACCCCATTGAAGAGGGTGGAATTATTGATTTGAGTCACCTCAATCAATGTACCTTCCGGGAAGAAATGATGTGGAGAACTCTTTGCACGTGCTTTCATGATATGTCCTTTAGATCGGGTTAGTAACGATGACACCACGGGATTTAAGATAATCGATTCCTTCCCGATACTCAACCCCTTCTTTGAAATATGGGTGTTTATACCACACTTCAGAAAGGCCAGCATCAACCATCTCAATTGCACAATTCAGGCAAGGAGCATGGCTAATGAACATAATGCAATTCTCCGCCTTCTCGCTAGAGTTGCGCAGCTTGTCAAGTGCAGCACGCTCAGCATGCCGCACCACCGGCAGTGTAAACCCGGTTTCGGGGTCTTCACAATAGTTATGTTTCCACCCAGCAGGCGTGCCATTGCAGCCCACAGCAACCGGGAACCCCTTATGGTTCACAAGCAATGCACCCACCTTTAGGCGCTCAGCCGTGGATGTCTGTCCGAACCTTTCTGCCATGTCAAGAAAGGCGAGTGCATATTTATACTTCATTAGGCTAGTCTCTCCAATTTATAGATGACCTTCAGACACAGTGAGACAAGATCGTCAATAATCGACACCAAGGCGTCAAATCCTTCTTCTTGTAGGTCTTCCCGGACATCATTCACATAATCAACAAATGACTTGATATCATCAAGCGCATCAACTTCCTTCACATACTGAATCTGCAAATCTTCCCCGGACTCTAGGTCAACCCCACAGCCCATTGCAGCCTCTGCAAATGTATCAATCTCTTCCCTTACACCATTGTACAGTTCTTCATATGCAAGGTGTTTCGAGAAAGACCTAGTATTGAAATGCCACATATGGGCCTTTGCCGTAAACAGCAGTGCAGTCAATACAAGGTCTGCAACGTTCTCTTGAGTATCCTTATCCATAAATCCTCCAAATAATGAATATTTAGAGGACAGGGGCTACCATCTCTTTGACATCGATCATGAAAGCCGGGTCGAATTCAAACAGATATTCTCCATAGGCACGGTAGCCATATGGGTTGCGAATGATCCGGGTGAATCCATGCACCTCATCATAAGGGTCATGTGTATGGCCGTGAACCCAGACATTCGGTGCCCAATGATCGTGAAACAGTTCTTCAAGATCAGAGGTATAACCGTAGTTGGTCAACTGCCCACGGTAAAACTCAGGAACAGCACGGAAGCTAGGGCCATGATGGGTAACCACCAATGCCGGGGTTCCTGTGTTGGTAAGAAGTGCATCCTTGATGAACTTGAGGGAATTGTTAAAATTCTCCATCCAGAAATCAACACTGAAGCCCCGAATCTTCCGGAAATCATTCATGAATCCTTTCACAACGGGCGCAGCAAGCGGGTTGGTGTTAAGGTTTGTCCACATCGTTGCGCCAATGATCTTGAATTCGTAATCCGTTTCTTCGTTGAAGAACATTTCTTCATTTTCCAGAAGAAACAGATTCTTCAGGCCGCTCTTTGCGATCCTCTCACGGGTGTTTTCAAGAACAAGCTCAGCACGCCCATGGAAATACTCATGATTCCCAAGAACCCAGATGAAAGGCTTCTCTGTCTCAATTCCACTCAGGGCATTCAGGAACTTGTTTGCTTCATCGTATTCAACGATGTCACCAGCAAGGATGTACATGTCCGCATCCGGATTCAGGACTTCCTTGAGGATGTCAACAAATGGGCGTTTCTGAGTGTCCAAATGAAGATCGGACAGGGGTTGAATTTTCTTAATCATCACTTTTTATACTTTCCCATCAACATAACGTAGGTATTGTAATCCCAAATCTCAAAATGTTCAATGCAGGTTGATTTCTCACGAACAAAAACGCACTGGCATTCACCCTGATAGAAGAACTCTTCTTCAACCTCATAAACTGTAAGGTGAAGTTCCGAGCACCTTTCAATCGATTCACGGGTTTCAACATGGTCAATCCAACTCAGGAGTTGTTGAATTGATGAGAAGCCGAAATACCAGAAGTCACGATGTGCGTAATCATCATCCCGTTTTGTAACGTGGTAAGGACTTTCTTTGTAGGTATAATCCCACACATGGCAAAGCAGACTGTCAGCATTCGGGGTCTTGTGCTTGTCATAAACATAGAGATTGTCAAGAATCAATTGTTCAGTTTGTTCCCCTTCCCATGTGTCGGGACAGAAAGCATACAAGCCCTTGCGTTTATTTGTTTCAATGCGAAAGACAATCTTATTTGCCATATGTGTTATCCGGTAAATTAGAATGGGGCTAGTTTCTCATAACTAACCCCATTGTGTCAAGTATCAATGTTTGGTTGCCAGAAGCCAACTGAACATAAACAGGAAGAATACAGCACCCGAAAGGCTAGCAAAGGCGAAGGATGCGTTCAGTAGCTTATCGGCTAGATAAAGCTCATTCCTTGTGTGTTGAAAGAATGTGATGAACATTCTACAGAAAAGAGCACCAATCACAAAAGTAAGGAAAATCGAAATCAACATCATTTGTGAGAATGCTCCAACACAGGACGGCCAGACATCTTTTCCTCAATCTCTTCCCAAGACCACAGACCCATATCAGCCGGGTCACGGGTATCAATACCAACGTCCATTGACTTCCCATATTCGATATGATCTAGACCGCCATGCACATGACCAAACAGATGAATGGAACCGTGATGCATCTTGTTCCATTCCCGCATCGGATAGTGACTCATGACAATGGTCTTTCCATCGATACGGATTTCCTTATATTCCACACATTCCGTGAACAGGTCTTGAATATGCTCATTGTTACGGATGACCTTATCATGATTACCGTAAACCAGAGTAATCAGGCCGTTGAGACGGCAAATCACATCGTAGGTTTCATCAGCAGTGCCAAAGGAGAAATCCCCAAGGCAGTACACATGATCGGTAGGTTTGACTTGCTGATTCCAACGCTGAATCATGAAATTGTTCATCGCTCCGACACTTTCCCCAAATCGGGTAGTCGGACAGAACTTCATGATGTTCTTGTGAAAGAAATGGTTGTCAGAAGTGAAAAAGATACTCATTTATTAAAAAACTCCGTCAAATTCTTGATAAATCTTCATGACTTCATATAGATGAAATCTGAATCGATCTTTCGTGACCTTCAAGGATGGGTAAGACTTAGGGTAGTTGGTGACCTCAATCACAAGATCGGCATGATTCTCTGCGGTATGGCGGTTTTGGGTGGCACGCTCTAGGCCGATATCATGCATTACTGCTATGTATCGATCCTTCTTGATATAGCAACAGACCATTGTGCCATCATTCAACACAAAGCGTTCCCGGATGTGTGTATTGCGGTCAACCATTTATTAGCGGCCCTCAAAAATCTTAATTTTGTTCTGAAGCTTGTGAATTTGGTGGTTCAGGATGGTGATGATGATAGCACCAAGCCACCACATCGCCATAAGCTTAGGATGCTCAAAATCGATTGAGAACACCCCAAGCAGACCAGAAGCCAAACCATAAATCAAAAGAATGATCGTAGTCCAACTAACATTCACTGAACCCATAACCTCTCCTTAAACTGTTGCGTAAATGAAATCTCGGATGAACTCAAGACGTTGTTGTTCTTCCATCTCGGTAAATTCTACCAAGTTTTCTTTGATCTTGTCAATCAATGGATAGTATTCCTCATCAAAGTTTTGCTTTGCATTGTCATTGACAAGGGCAGCAACATTGTTCTTGCGTGCGAAAAGCTTGGAGATTTTATAGAACGGACTCTTCAGCTTCAAGCAACGACCATCCAACGTATAGACCATGAAACCCTCATGTCGCACATTCTTAACTTCATCCACAACATCTGAGAATCGTCCAACAGACCATTGCGGGCGATAAATCTGCGGGACATCGTAACGGTTGTAATATTTCGCCAGACCGTCTAGAGCCTCTTCAGACCACATCTTACGGTTGGAAAGGTCACGTGCACCGATCAGGTATGCGCCCATCACCTCAGGGATAATATGAGGATCGTCCGGATGGCAGATTTCATAAATCTCAGTCCGATGCGGGCATTCACCCGATTTGTAACGAACCTCACAATCCTTCAAGAAAATATCCGAAGTTGGTTCCAACATCTTCCTAGCCATCATCGCATGTTCAGAATCAAGGCTACCCGTGGTGGAGATAATCACACCATATTCAGGGTGCCAAGTGCGTGCAGCCATGAAACCATTAATCTTCTTCACATAGCGAACATGCTCATCACGACCGAAATCCGTTCCATTCTCTCCACGGTTATAGACTTTCGTGAAGGGATGAACAACGACCCGATAATCTCCATCGATCACAAGCCCACGACATTCCTTCAAAACGTCATCCCAAAGGTTGTCATAGAAGACGTTCCTACGATACTTCAGAACATACAAACCGCGATGGATGTTAGATTCCTTACAAAGAACGTTGTTGCTTCCATAAACGTAATTACGAAGTTGGATCGGATCGTAAATATTAATCATTTTGAATTTCCGGGATATGTTCAACATAACAAATGTTCAAATTTGGGAACTCCCCATTCACATGCTTCACAATGTGATGGGATTTGTTCTTTTCCAGATTATCCCTCATCCGTTCCAAAGTTGCAACAGGAACCGAATGGACATTGTTAAAGCGTTGAACCGGGATTTCGACAATCAGAACCGGGACATCGTGATTCTTGGCGATTTGCAAATAGCTGCGAATCTCAGAATACTTCGTGAAAGTGTTGCTCACAATCACGGTTTGCTTATTGTCAAGGAAGATGTCAGCCGAAGTCTTGCACCACTCATGCGCACGTTGGTTCTGTTCAGGACTCCAAGAGTAGGAATTACCACGGGTGTGATACATGTCAGATTCAACATGTACGGCTTGAATGTCATTCTTGATAAGGGCATCCAGCAAGTTCCTAGAGAAGGTGGACTTGCCGGAACCCGGAATTCCCCGAACGATAATCAGGGAAGGCTTTTCATCAGTCGTCGGAACATCCCAATCATCCACATCACTAACAATTTGCATCATATTTCTTATTTCTCCTTAATCGTCTTCAGTTCCAGAAAGAATGTGTGGTAACGCACCATGCGTTGAATATCCTTATCACGGACACCCTTCAGACGGCGAATATCAGAATTGTGTGTCAGGTCTGCCATCTTCACCAAAACCGAATCCGGGTTGCTCTTGACACGGGCCTTGTATTCTTCATAGGTTTCACCCGGAAGTTTCGTCAGGCAACGAATGCCGGAAATGATCCGTTCTGTCATCCCCTCTTCGCGTAGCTTCTGATATGTCATATCCGTATCTTCAATCAGGTCATGACCCACGGCCATGCACTGAACTTCCTCATCATCCGAATCCAACAGGTTCAGGACAGCAAGGCAATGAAGGATGTAAGGATTTCCCCCTTGGTCAAACTGGCCGAAGTGACCAATAACCGCAAGGTGGATCATTTTACTAAGAAGTTCACCCTTTTTCATTTTCCGCCCCTTTATTAAGAAGTTTCACAAGCCTATCAGCATCTGATTCAAGATAGTGTGTGGAGATTCGATTTCCTTCAGAGTCTACCACTTTGAAAGGATCGCAACAACATGTTTCGGGATGGCAATTACAGTGATTCAGAACGACTTTGTATTTCATTTCTCGCTTCCTCTTTGTCTCTTTGAATGATTTGTGTACATTCCTGATTACCCCAAGCGCATTCGTCTGGCATCCCATCAGGAAAGCCCATACAACAACCTGCGCACGTCCAACTACACAAGCCTAATGCTGCGTCACGTGTCCATTCTTTCATGCGCAGATACCAATACCAAAAGCGATCAGATTCCAGACCATCAGGCACAGATGAACGCGGGTCATTCCAACATTTCCCTTACGGATGTCCGCACCCGTTTCATGTGCCATCCAGAAACCGCATAGAAGGTTGAGAGTGACTAGCATTTAGACTTTCCCCACAAGAAGAATGGTGACAAGAGCAAAGAAGGCGAACCATCCGAGCCTAAAACACACGAGACACAGAACGGGAATGACAAAGGTGATACCGCCAAAGAAGGCAATCATTTTGTTTTCTCCAAATAAAAAAATCCCATAGAATGCACAGATTCTATGGGATTTCTCATGTTGCGTCAAGCGTTCTTTTCAAAAACTTGCTTGGCAACCTTACCGTCATATTGACCGGCATAGTGTTCCTTCAGGTACTTCATGAAGTGGCCCAGATTCATATATCCGGTATGCTTCAGGATGGTTGCAATCTCATCAAAGCTCAGTTGCTTTGGGATGTATGCACCCAGAACAAGGTTTTCTTGAATCAGGATGTTTGAAGTTTCAATCTTGGTTTCATCATCCTTTACCAACTTCAGTGTTTCATCGTTATTGTCAATGAACTTCTTGACAAGCGCAACGATATCAGCATCAGCCAGTTCCTTACCCTGCTTGCTCTTGGTTTCAACTTCACCAATCAGGGTTGTTAGGATGTCCTTGGCGATCTTATCGCCTTCCTTCATAGCTGCCATGCGGTCAGCCTTAATCGTATCCAGTAGTGCCATAATTTATTTTTCCTTGTCAATTGATGATGCCAAAGCATCGGTCATGATGTCATCCACTTCCTTAAACACTTCCTCATAGTCGTCAAAGAACTCACGACTGATCGGAAATTGTCTCATCGCCTCACGAATCACAATCATTTGTGCCTTCGTCAGGGGAATCAGGGTCTTCTCTTCTGGCTTGGTCATGTTATGTCCGTCCTTAGAAATTCCATCGGTTTGGATGGCTTAGGACATTTTATGATGGTTGTATTTGGTTTGTCAAGGCATGTGGCAAAAAACTTCCTTGACATCTCTTCCATCATCGCGTTGATTTGATTTTTAAGGTCTTCATTCATAGGGATATCATCCGCATTGATGGTGTATTCGACCTTATATGTAACTTGTTCCATGATCTAGAAATGAGAAAGGCCCCAAGAATCACGCAACGCCTATTCAAAGTGTGGAAACGTGCGATTCTTGGGGCCTTATTTGACTTTTACGAAGCCGCTTTCTTGCGGTTCTTACGTTGCTCAGCGCGTCGTGCTGCGCTGGCTTCCTTCTGTTCTGGGCGAATCGTGTAGGGTTCCTTCTCGAAACGAACAGCGATAGGGCCGGTTTTCTTGCCTTGCTTTGCCTTGTAATTAGATGCCATCTAACGATTCTCCTTTCAATTAAACAAATAACAAATTTGGTAGGGATGGTGGGACTCGAACCCACACGCCTTTCAGCGCCTGATTTTGAGTCAGGTGGGTCTACCAATTCCCCCACATCCCCAAACTTACTAAAAATGGAGCGGGTAATCGGATTTGAACCGATGACGAACAGCTTGGAAGGCTGACACTCTGACCGGACTGAGTTATACCCGCATAAAATGGTGCGCAAATACTTTCCTGATATTTACGGCTTGCAGCTTACCTGCCAGCATCTTATTCCACTTGTCGCGTGCAGTATATAAGAAACTGGTGTAGCACGCCCTTTCCCGGCAAGGAGCGCCGTCTAGTCATACCGATTGGAGATTAGAACCCATATCCACGTTTCCCATGTGGCGGGGCCTGACGCACAGGCTTTGGAAACTGGTGGTGGATATAGGACTTGAACCTATGGCCCCCGCCTTATCAAGACGATGCTCTAACCAACTGAGCTAATCCACCCAAAATTTATGAAATTTGGCGAGTCTGGTGGGACTCGAACCCACGGGAAGATGTCTCAAAAGAGAGATGTACGCACGCCCCACACGTTCTCACTTTGCAGACTCGCCAAATTTCAAAAACTGGTGCCACGTAGAGAAATCGAATCCCTAACCTTCGGATTACAAATCCGCTGCACTACCAATTGTGCTAACGTGGCCTATGATTTACTTAGTACCTCTGTTCTCGCAAAACACGTCCAACTGTCACATGATTAACACCAAAATATTTACCCAAATCTCGTTGTGACATTGATCCACCATTTTGTTTCGCATTGGTGCGAATAAACAATAAATCATGTTCGGAAAAAGAAGCAAGCTTACTTTCAGAACCCTTGGCATTGACAATCAAACCGTTATCAAATGCATGTTGCGTATTCTCAGAACACGTAGCCCATTCTAAATTCCAGACATGCGGGTTTAATTTATTTCCATCAATATGATTGACGAATGGTTTGTTTTCTGGGTTCGGAATAAAAGCTTCTGCGACAAGGCGATGAATTCTAAGAAGTTTAGATTTCCCATTCTTCCCGCCAATTCTAATTGAATGGGTATAATACCCATTATTGATTACTCTTGCAAGAATTCTCTGAGACTTTTTACTATAAAGATTACCAAAACTTGAAATCTGGTAACGATCTTCAAAGCCAACCACATCTTTCCAAATCTCAATATCCATCAAAATTTAGTCTCCCTTTATCTCAGACTCCAAACGCTTGATAGCACGATCAGGAATCTTATAACCTTGAGTCTTCAGACGTTTCAATCTACGTAGAGCATCCTCAGCTTTCTCAATCACGAAATCCTTACCAGCATCATAAACAAATGATTGGGCAAGATGGAAACAATATCCACTTCCTGAGTGGTACATGTACAGATCGGAATCTTTACCAAATCTACAATATGACATCATCGCCTCATTTGTTGGTGTGACAACGGGTTTCAATCCCTATCCACGTGTTTCACAGACACGTATGCTCTCATTACACTATTGCCACCACTGAAAACTAACAGGATCGCACATTTTAGATTAACGGTCTAGTGTGTGATTTGCTGAAACGATCCTAAAAACAACAGGTTTGCATTTAATTGTCGGGTGCGTTTACCAATTCCGCCACATCCCTATATACAACACTTTGGCTAGGATGGTGGGACTCGAACCCACAGACGCCTGATTTGATTAATTTTTGCTGTAGCAAACCTAAAACCTTACTTGGTAAATCGGAAACCGATATCCCACAAATCTATACGGAAGAACCATCTACCTTCATTCTTCCCGAAACCAACCCGAATCATTCGATTATTCGGGTCCATATGAATTTCTGTAATCTTCATTCATCAACCTCAATAACGTTCACGTACTGATCGAAATCGCTATCAACTGGATCACGCTTCAGAATGACATCAACATTCTTAATCTCAAGGAACTTACCGGAATCGTCGGTAATGAAAATTTCCTTATCCAGATCGCAGCAACGTTCCATCATTTCGATAAGTTCACGGCCAGTCATTTTACTTCTCCGATTGATTTACTATGTTGATATAGTATCAAACTTCTCAGAAATTGTCAAACTTTTTGGTGAGGGCGGAGGGAATCGAACCCTCAACCTACGGATTAAAAGTCCGTTGCTCTAACCAATTGAGCTACACCCTCAATGTATTTTCTATCACAAATCGCAAGGCCGCATCCTGAACAAGCTTTTCGGCAAGAGGATAAACGATGTGCGAATCACCAAGCGGATACAGCTTACGATGCAATTCACGAACTTTACCTTGTTCAAGGATACCAGTCTTTTGCAAAGAAATCAACTCTTCACAACACTCTTTCAAATTTTCTTGGATGAATGCTTTTGCATATTCCAAGGTGCGAATTTGTACGGTAGACATGGTTTTCCTCAATTTTTGGCGGGCAGACAAGGAATCGAACCTCAATCTTCGGACTTGGAAACCGACATAATAGCCATTATACTATCCGCCCTAAAACTTGGCGCGGCATGCAGGACTTGAACCCACAACCTAGGGAGTAGAAATCCCTTGCTCTATCCATTGAGCTAATGCCGCGTCGATGTTGAAATTATAACCGGAAGATCACTTATTGTCAACTAATTTTACTTAGTTTCTCAGAAATCTTCCGGTTCCTGATTAATTCAGGACATCATAACGCGGGTTGTTCAGAGTGTCAAGCATGATCGACATCGGATCAATGTTTTGCGCACCAAGAACACGCTCAAGGATCGCAGGCGAGAAGCCAGAAATCAGAGCAACACCGTTCGTATCCATCTGAACCGGATTGGACCCCAGACGGGCATTCAGGTTCCAGAAAACCACATTGGGCATCTGGTAACCGGCTTCCTGATATTGCTTCACGAAGCTCTTGTAAGCCGTATCCGAGTAACGCGGACCAATCGAATTGAATTGCATGTCCGAAAGGATCAGGAGATATTTCGGCATGTACTTCTCATCAACCTTGTTCGCCTTTGCCACTCGCAGAAGTTCAGAGACAGCCGATTCAACGTTGGTCGAATAACCAACACGCAGTTTGTCAAGGGCCTTCAGACGATCCGAAAGATTTTCACCCGCAATATGGGTCAGTTCAGGCCGATCCGTGAAGGACATAATCATATCCTTCATATAGCCCGTGTTCTTTCCAGAACAGTACAGAGCCAGCGAATTAGCCACCTGACTTACCATCAGGTTATTGGAACCCGGAACAGCGGTGTACATCGATCCCGAAACATCCAGCATCGGAAGAATCGTCACGCCTTCAGGAATGAAGTTCGGCAGAGCATCCCATTGCAGATTTGCTGCACGGGAATCACCCTTTTCGGAAGCCTTCACCACATCATGAGGATAAACCACAGATGCGTTGATGGTTGCCTGACCATTCTCAACCTTCGTCAGGAACTTTTGGTAAGCCTGACCGGCATTGCGAGCAAACGCCTTTTGGTATCGTGCCGATGCCAGCGAAGGAACCGATTGGAAGTTAATCTTATCCCATTCACCCGCGCACATCTGGGTTTCAACAACCTTTGTCAGGTTCACCAGAGTCTTACGGTATTGCTTCGGGTTCAGGCCCAGAGCCTGACGAAGCTCAGCCGCTTGCGCGCCCTTGCGAGGCATCCACTTGGCACATAGACCATTACCAGCCTTGAGGGCTTGGTGAATCTGATCGTATGCGGCGGACTTGGTATCCGGGTTGTTGAAAATCAGAAGGTCATCCCAACGCCCAAAGGTGGGAATGTGAGGAATGATCTTCAGCAGATTCTTTGGGTTCTTCCGTTCCATGTGTTGCAGCAGAGAACGCACGGTCTGACGTTCACCAGCACCGCCACGGGCATCACGTGCCCACAGGAGCATCTTGGTAGCCAGTTCTGGGTTCTCTTTGTATGCCGCATCAAATGCGGTACTCAGGTCTTTACCGCGACTTGCACCGATCACGAAAAACAGATCAAGGTTTGCAGACAGAGTGCTCAGGTATGATTGTGAATGTGCCATCATATTTCTCCTTATCAATTCAATAATTTATTTGGAAGTCACAAACTGGTAGTAACTTTCAAGTGCATCCGCCATCGCTTCTTTGTCCAAAGACTTATCTTCATTCAGATACTTCTTATAACAAAGATCGCAACAAGGTAAAATGTGTTTGATGATTTCACCCTTGATATGGCAATTGCAGTTACAAACTTCAACTTCAATACCCCGATAGAGTAGAGTTGAGTTTGTCCCTTCTTTAAGTTTCCATGAGTATTTCATCAAGACCTCACTGATTTTTCAATTTTAGACTCATCTTCCCAGAAAGTCAAGAGGTTCTTATATTTTTCTTGGTTTCTGATTTCTGTCAGAATCATCACAAACTCACGTTCAGTGAGGATGGTTTCAGTTTTGGACTTGTTACCCATCGGATGTATTAGATCATGACCCCACGTATCTTGTAAAGCTTTTTTGAACACATCCGATTGCCGATGTAGTTCTGAGAACGCACACTTCACCAGATAGAAATATTCATGACTAGAACGCCCGTATGCGGTCCGATTCCAGAAAAGAATCTGATCTTCACGCCAGTCCTTCGCATGCTTCATAGCATAGGCTTTAGCCTCATAACCCACCATGCGACAGACGTTTTTCTGTTCGTTGATGTCTTCAAATTTGAGACTTTGAAGGAACCCCTCCATACTGTCAATCATGACATTACAGAAGACGAATTTGTATGGCTGAAAATTGGAAAGTGCAGAACCGGGATATGTTCCCTTTGCCTCAATCTTGATGGTCATGGTTCCCAAATCCCCAAACTATCCGGGGTTTCCCAAGATGTTTCATTGGACATGTCCCACTCAACCAACAGCTTTTGACCGTCTGGGGTGATTTCTCTGGCCATCAGGCGACCGACCAATATATGCTTCATAGAAATCACATACTGACCGGGCTTGATGCGTTCTGGGCGCTCACTTAGGCTTACGTACATGTTCCACCACTTCAAGATGTCCACAACGACTGAGATTCATCTTGGCAATGCCACGATTTTCCCATTCGATAGTGACAACGTATTCACCCGACCAGTTGTCATAAACAACGCTGATAACCTTCCCGATTTCATCAGTCAGGCCGCTCCGAACATCCATGTTCTCCATGGATGAGACGTGATAATCAATCAGTTTCATTATAAATCTCCTTATTTGCGCATGTTGGTGAAATCGCACAGTTCCGGGTGATTCAAGGCATAATCCTCAGCCTCTTCTCTTGTCATATCACCCATGCACCAAGCCATTGCCCAACGCTCAGCATATGAAACACAGCCAATTTCAAATGCCGTCTTGTTCCCATCGTAGCACTTCGTGTTACCGTAGGTGTTGGTCTTCCAAGTGCGCTTGTTGCTCATTTCGGTTTCCTCAAAAAGAAAAAGCCCATGCCGTAATAATACGGGAATGGGCTTTTAATGTCAACAACAACTTAGGAGAATTTTTGGAGGGAAACGGAAGAATCGAACTCTCATTTTAGCCTTTATCATCATCACCATGAGCTATGTACACTCCTTCATGGCTAGACTACGGTTCCCATATTTGGCAGGGGCGGTAGGACTCGAACCTACGACCTACGGGATCAAAACCCGCTGTTCTACCAACTGAACTACACCCCGTTAGTACGCGGATACTCTCTTGGTTATCCAACTCCCGGTTGGCCTATTGCTAGGGGCTGACAGCTTTTTCAATCCGCAATAGCTGTCTCTTTGACTTGGTGGTAATAGCTGGATTTGAACCAGCGCGGTACAGATTATGAATCTGCTGTTCTACCAACTGAACTATATTACCGATGTTTGAAGTCTACATTCAGACCATCAATGCCGTGATGGATGCAGCCAACAATGACTTCCTGACCTTCAAGATTTGCCTGAGCATGCTCAACAAAATCCTTCACGTAGTCAGAACTTGAAGGCAGGGCGACGAAGCCAACTTGCCAGAAGTCTTGAGAATCTTCTTTAGTAAAACCTGCCTCAACAAGGGCAGCATTGAAATCAGCTTCGCGCAACATTGACATATCTGAAACTCCTTAAAATTGGAAGCGGTCGCCGGAATCGAACCGGTCCCTCAGCATATGAAACTGAGATGCAACCACTACACCTCCCCGCTATTGATCTTGGTAGGAAATGAGGATATCGAAACCCCGACCTTCGCCTTGTAAGGGCGCTGCTCTGCCTCTGAGCTAATTTCCCAAAAATTGAACCATTTTAACTGTCCATTTTGTTCAAACAAAAAACCGACAAAGCAAAAATATTGCTCTCTATCCTGTGCAGGAAAATCGTCTAGTAAGGTAGATTGGTTTAATGTCGAACTAGCCTCACTTCTAAAAACTATGAATTACACCGAAATTGGTAGAACCTTGGGTGTAACTGGCGCTGCGGTTAAGAAGCGCGCAATCAAGCTAGGCTTGATTTAAAATTTGGCTCCGTAGGGTGGGTACGATCCACCGACCTTTCGCTTAACAGGCGAACGCTACTACCGACTGAGCTACTACGGAATAGGAAGCCGGTTATTAACCGGCTTTTATTTTAAATTTTGTACAACTCATACATCTGATTATGCTTCTTGTGCCACTCATCACCGAGTTTGGCAACTTCAGCCTTTGCCCACTTCTCAACTTCCTTAAGATGCCACTTAGGCACACGGGGCTTATTGTACTTATACGGAACGTGACCAAAGGTCAACTTTCCAGCCACATAGGAAGCGCGGTACGGGACTCCTTGAATCTCCACCACACCTGCCCAACCGCTACCATCTTCGTATGCATGGTTGTATGTGACTTTCATTTTTTGCTCTCCGTTGTTGATGGTGTGATTATACACATCTCAGAACGGATGTCAACACCTTACGGCATCGGACGGACATCGGCTTTTGGCTCACGTTCAATCATTGGGCGAACATCTTCTTTCATTTGTATTTCTCCACAGTTTCATTAAGAACGTAACCATATTCTTTACAATATGATTCCACCTCATCCATGTTAGAAAATCCACCGTCCACAAGTTCATCAGTACCGACCTCAAGAAGGTCAATTGTTTCAAACTTGCGATAATAGACCGGGTAGACTTCCATACCATCTCCAATAAATTCGGTTAGGCCGGTGGGGTATCCACTACTCAGGCTTCAGTTCCCTTTCGTTGCCCATCCTCCGTTTACTTTCCTTACCTAACCTGCTAGCAATAAACAGGATCGCTCTTTTTTTCACCAATTGAAATAGTAGTTGTTTGCTGAAACGATCCTAAAACTTGGTGCGCAAGGTCGGACTCGAACCGACACGCCCGAAGGCCCATGCTTCTAAGGCACAGAAGACTACCTAATTCCATCACTCGCGCATAAAACATACAGGATAGAGATTTCCCTTAACTTATCAGCATTTATCGGGATTTTTCAATGCCTATTCGGTTCTCCGACATATCCCATTCACCAAGGGAGGGTTGTTTTTCTGGGAGGTTACACGTCCCGGCACAATGCCAACGAAAAACACTCTCATCGTCGTATAATAGATGAATTGCTGAATCTATCCTAAAACCTTTAAACCATAACAAAGTGCTTTGATTATAAATTCCCTCTCTAGAATTAGGAATTTATGAACTTGCGTTTGTTCGGATCAGCCCGCAATCAGCATCCTCGCCAAAACACTTTATTATGGTGCGCGGGGAAGGGATCGAACCTCCGACGCCCAACTCTTCAGGCTGGCGCTCTACCAACTGAGCTACCCGCGCATATTAAACAGGATGCATTACTAGGATCAAAGTTAAGGTTTGATGTTTGTATTGTTTGCTGAAAGCATCCTAAAACTTGAAAGTGACCCGAGTTTGTGGGGTAATGGACACCGCCCCTATTACAGTCGAACTCATCATTTTATCTCCATAACAACGATGGTTCCATTGGCTATAATCAAGGCCGATCACTTCTTTAAACTTGGTGGGTTGAGTAGGGATCGAACCTACTTGCCGAAGCCACGGGGTTACAGCCCGCTGCCCTACCATTAGAGCATCCAACCCATTTTAAAACTTGGTCCGTGATGAAGGGATCGAACCTTCGTCGTCTTGATCCCAAATCAAGTGCCTGACCTCTAGGCTAACCACGGATAAAACTTAATCTACTGTTACTACACTAATTTCAACATTCTGAGGAATAATCATGATTCCGTTATCCGGAAACCGATTCTTCAAAATCTGAGCAACATATGTCACATATTCTTGTGCTTTCTTTTGCGTCATACCTTGAAGGTCAACTTTTGCCACTAGACGATCAGTTGGCTTCAGGTTTAAAACTGCAATTTCAACTTCTTTCATCTTCATAGCAAATTCCTTAATTCTTGGCGGTCCAAGGGGGTAACGATCCCCACTCTACATGCGTGACAGGCATGTGTGCGTCCATAAACACTTTTGGACCCGTAAAACTACTTAGTCTGGAGTGAATTGAAAGATTTTAACTTTCCTAGATAGGGTTGCAGCCTATCGCCTAGTCACTCGGCCAAACTCACATTGAAAATAACAGGATAGCATATTAAGCCGTCAATCCATACCCGTCTTACCACACGGAAGGGGAATCGAACCCCAAAGCACCTTTCTATGCAAAAGATATAATATGTGTTTGCTGAAACTATCCTATCTCTGGTAACCCTTTATGCGTTTGCCAACTTGATAATCTGTTGAACTTCTGCGTCTGTAACATCTGACAACCAGCGGCGAACTTTGGCTTCAACAAGTTCAGCCATATTCCGGCCCATAAACGTTGCTGTCTGAATCATCGCCTCAATCGGGAACTTCAGAGGTTCCTTTTCAGGTTGGTTCTGAATACTCAGAACCGCAACGGGCACAAAAGTTTCTTCATCCACTGCCAGATTTACAGCAAATTCACGCATATTGTATCTACTCCATCAAGTTGACTTCAAAATTCTGGCGTCCACATCGGGGGTCGAACCCGATTTACATGCGTGAAAGGCATGTGTTCTAAACCTACCGTAAACTATGCGGACATTTGATGAATCGTTTCCAACTCATCATGTAAAACATTTTACATCCTTTTAATTAGTTTGTCAAGCATTTCTTAATTCTTGACTAATTTCTAAGGATTAAATCTTTGGCGGAAGATATAGGATTTGAACCTATGGAGCCTTATTCAGACCCTACGGGTTAGCAACCCGCTGCAATCGGCCACTCTGCCAATCTTCCTTAACTCCAATCCCACCAGCAATCTTCAGGATTCTCATAAATGATCGGATCGTAATCCGGGTTCTTCATGAATTTGATGATTTCCTGTTTGCAGCGCATCCGATGACGTTCTTCACGTGCATGGCGATAGTGCCAGTTGGGAGAACGCGCATTTGCATGCGAGGATTCGCCGTGTTGCCAACGGTCTTTTTCATACATTTCACGCTTGGTCATCGGTCGAAAGGTGACAGGCTTTCTTTGCCAATAGTGCCAACTTCCTTCCTGCATGGTGTAGTGACCGTTCGTCTTGAATCCGGTCACTGCCCACGAATGATTCTGCGTTTGCTTAAAGTTCTTGCAACGATACGTTCTGCTCATGGTTTACTCTCCTTGTGGTTATACACATATGAGAGCAAACGAAATGCGGCATATAAAATTTCATCGCGTCACCTTCCTATAAAAGGTGATTTCACTATCAAGCCGTTTCTTGACGGCACTGAACGTGGAATCACAGTCTTCATTCAGCGAAAAAACCCCAAAAGAGGAATTGCCTTCACTGTATACGATAACGTATTCAGAATGATCCGGGCAAGACCAATTGCTTGCCCTGAACCGAATTCCTTCTTTCAGTTTGGTATCATCAACGAACACAACAAGATCGGGATTTTCATCCATGAATTTGTTGATCTTGTCAAAATAATCCTTGACCTTCTCCCACAATTTCAGTTCCTTCTTTGTGTAGTAATCGTCCATCATACCCTCAAATTTTGGCGGAAGCTGTGAGACTCGAACTCACACACCCCTTTCGGAGCCTTCGGTTTTCAAGACCGCTGCCGCTAGGCCATCTCGGCTAAAGCTTCCTTAAATCAAATTCTGCCCGTCCAATGGGCAAAACCATAAAGAACGGCATACAAGATGCCCCAACAAATCAGAAATATAACAGTTTTCCTGTTCATTGTCAATCCTTGGTGTTTTACTTAGTGCAACTTTTCCAATCGGAAAATTTCATATTCAAAATTACCATCTTCTTTCACCTGTTTGTCATGGTCTTTCAGTCGTTTCAGTTTTCTCTCTGCTTCCGCATAGGAATAGATGATTTCTGAACTCAACATCTCAACACCAGACGGGATGTGCATGAATTTGATGGCATACATGATATTCCCCTTGTTGGTGGACCGATCCGGATTTTCACCGGGACAGGACTCAGCCTGCGGCGTATTACAGAAGTTGGCTTCAAACGCCATCAGCCCTTTGTAAAATCTTAGTAGTGGATGCGGGAATCGAACCCGCGTTGGGCCAATCACAGGGGCATTACTCCCTGCCTAGTAATCCTTGGAACACGCGCTTCCCTTGCTTGTTTAATGCCGCCACGTGGGCCGCTATAGGTGCATCCGCAAACCATGTAGATTACTAACTTTACGGACTGGCCTAGATTTTACTCAACCCTGCCATGTTTAGGGTGCTTATCCTCTCAGCCAATCCACTACTAAGATTTCAATTCTGTATATCCCCTTAGGTGTGTTGTTACACCAAATCCTCTAAGGGTCATCATATGCATCGACCTTACGAACACTCCCACGCTATCTTGGGGTCTTGAGTCTAGGCTTCGCCCTTCAACATAGAAGTTTAACAATCGCCTTGGAATGCCGTATAGGGGCACCCAAATAGCTATGCATGCTTCTTTACATATGATACTGCACTTGTCCTTCCCCTGAACTTATACGTCCTGACCACTGGGAGTCTCAGGCAAACGGATCGTTCTCGGAACTCTTTAAAAGATGGCTACTTCTAGGCCAACTTCCCGAAGGGGATATACAGAATTAAAATCAACAGGGAGAATTATACTCCCTGTTTTGTCACTTGTCAAGCACTTCTTATTTCAGAGGGGGCAGACCCACGCGAGCACGCGCAATCGGGTCAGTAACCTCATTTCGTGCCAGTGCTTCAACCACTGCCGCTTGTTGGGCCTTTTCAGCCTTCACAGCCGGGGCATCTGCACATGGTGTACCTGCGGTTTCCATCGCCAGCTTGATAGCCGAATCCTGACACAGCAGAGCAACAGCCGCTTTTGTCATACCGACAGCCGACAGGGCCTGAGCATTGTATCGACGGTCGCAACCCGAATCATTCCACGTGCTGCCAACCGACACACCGATACTCATACCCTGAACACCCGCAGAAGTGGAACCCATGCACGTGCCATTACTTGCAGTCAGGGCAGCAGCATAAGCCGTTGCAACCGGGATTCGCGCAGCTTCATAAGAAACATTGTCACCATTCACGGTCACGCTTTGGGCAGCATTGTTGCCCTCATTGTTTGCCGAAGATTGGTTGTTGTTCTTGTTGTTGCTGTTCTGAGATTGTCCCTGCTTGTTATTCGCAGATTGGCTTTGTCCCTGATTCGCATTTCCACCGTTCGCAATCTGGTTCTGTCCTTGGCCCTGAGATTGCCCTTGGCCTTGGTTCTGGCCTTGCTTGTTGGAATTCGTGTTGTTGTTCTTGTTGGTGTTATTGCTATTGGCCGTGGAATTTGCATTCCCACCCGTCGCATTTCCACCGTTTGCAGTTGCGTTCCCGCCTGCACCACCAGCGCCCCCGGAACCACCCTTACCACCTTGGCCGATACCAACGCCAACACCGATACCAGTACCACCTGCACCACCATTGAAAACATCACCGGGGCTTGTGGTAGTCGTGCCACCACAACCATTTGTGGTTTGGCCGTTGCCGCAACCACCATTACCGTTGCCGTTGTTACCCGGAACAGCCATTGCCGATGCCGACATCAGAGCAAAAGTCACTGCAAGAATCAAATTTTTCATGATATATAAACTCCTTCAAGGTTGATGTAAATTCAGATTACTTTACGGAAAACGGATTGTCAAGAAGTTTCATGGAGACTTTAACAGAATTTTCAAACATCGTCCGAATACCAGTCTCCGAGACTTCATATTGTGATGACACAACCCCGCTTATCCGAGAATGTTTCATCAGATTGCCATCATCCCACCGATTCCCAGATTCAACCTCAATCAAACGTATCGTTCCTGCATCAACAAGAGAAATCATAAATTTCCTATGGTCATCCTCAATTTGAACTTCAATGAACGAACCGGTTGGAAACCATTTCTCTTCAGGCATGAAGATTGGTTTTCCATTTAGACGTGCATTGTGGGGATCGAATCCGGCATCCTTGATGATTTCGGCAAGTTCATATGCCTCAATATCGCGGATGTTGTTGACATACTTGTTGCTATCTGACAACGTAATGCCAGAATACAAGTTCAGGATACCAACGTAATTCTTCGTGAATTCAAAGATGTATGCAGTGATTTTTCCTTGACAACCAAGATTGTCGATTATGAAAGAATCACCGCATTCAAACTTTATAATTGGGTCCGCGTACTTCATTATTCCCAATTCACATTGCTGGCCGTACAGATACCACGCACTTCCAGAACAACCGTGCGCTTATCCTTCAGGATGGCAGCAAGGCGCTCAGCTTCAGCCTTGGCCTCACTGAACGTGTTGTGTTGGTGCGGATTTGCAGAAACCGACACATTGTCATCACTCTTCGTCATCGTACCAACGATGAACTTACCTTTTTGCAGTCGCATAGATTTCTCCTTTTCAAAATCCTTGAACGGGTTTTTCGCCCAAGGGTTAGCATAAACATAGTCGTCGTAATATTGCAACATCACATCCCCTTTTGAGTTTGGATGCTCAGACTATCAGAGGTGATTTCCTCATCACCGATTTTGATGGTTGCACTTACACGCAGATAAGCACTTCCATAAAATCCATATTCCGTAGAATCACGAAGTTCAATAACTAGGTTATCCTTCAGAAATTGGATCAAGTCTTCTTTCGTCATCACATCCCCTCAGTTGTTTTGATTAGATGTGAGAATCTTATCGACTTCTCACATTCCTGTCAACAACTTTTTACCAGTTGCCAAGATCGGGGGTGTAATCTCGGATTTTGTTCAAGATTTGGTCACCCAACTCATCAGGAGAGGCAGGAGGTTTGCCCGGTTTCTTGATGATGAAGTAGTTGGCCTTCTTGATGTAGGAAGCTTTGTCAGAAGCTTTTGGGAATGCTACATCACTTTCTGAGTTATGCCTAGCCTTCATCTCAATTTCTGCATCGACCTTAGCTTTGTTGAAGGCGAAGTAGATGAAGCCATCCATGTATCGTTGCAGACCTTCACCCATCTTGAGGATGTCCAACATGGTCATTGATGCGCCCTTGTGGGTCGATAGGAAGATGTCTTCCGGCACCACCCGGCTACGTCTGGCGTTCTGTTGCAGTGCGATAGTGATGTCGTTAATAACCCACACAATATGAATCTTGTCTAGGTCATACCCCAAATCCTGCGCATACATGCTGATATCGTGCAGGGCACTCATTTTCGATAGGGTAACGTCAAAGATCAGGTTGGGTTTTCGATCTGGGGCCGCAGCCATGATTGACGTGAATAGGGCCTGTTCCTTGCGGTCAGGTAGGTTCATATACTTCCCAATGAGGTAATGCATACGCTCCGTGTCTTCCGGGTTGCGTAGGTTCATCTGGGACATGTCAACGCCGTATTCCTCACGGGCCTTCTTCTGGATCAGGGGAGAGCGTGATGCAGCCACCTTCAGAGCATCCACATCCAACACCTTCCCCTGCAAGCCGATCAGGTTGGATAGGACGAACCCTTTACCAGACCCGGCACCACCAGCCAGAATAATGACGTTACCAAACTGGCTATCACGCTTCCCACCAAAGGAGATAAGCGCCTCTTCCAATGCCTCAAGGTCAAAGCCGCAATCATTCTCCAAAGACTCCCTCATCTCGCGGGACTCTAGAAACTTAGTAAAACTCATTCTCTATCCTCTAAAAGAAAAGGGGCCGAAGCCCCTTGAATTACTGACCCTTAAGCAGGGAGACGAACTTTTCGATTTCGGGCGTATTCACCATGAAATCGCTAGTCCACCGCACGCAGTAGCATTCAGTTTCAGGCGAATCAATGATGACCATCGGGCCGGATGCACCGGGTTCAATCCGAACATGATCCCCAAATTGCTTTGGGTCAAAGTTTTCAAAGTCAACCTTCTCAAACTTGCTGATCGGGATTTGACCATCCATGAAAATGTATGTGGTTGCTCCGTCCATTTTGCTATCTCCGCTGGCTTCCCGCAGTACAGATGGGAATTGTTCAATCTTCAATGCGCTTTCATTAGCCGTGATTCCCTTGCGGGCTTCAACCTTCTTCTTCAGCGCTTCCATGTCACTCTTCTTAATTAGCTGTACTTCGTATGCCTTCTTAATAACAATCTGGTCGTTCCAATGATATACTGCCCACTCAGGAGAACGGATGCTGTCATTACCCAACCCGGCAGACCGGTAATCCTGATACTTCTTACCGATAGCCACCGACATTTCAAAGATGTAGCCCTTAGTGCCAATACCACGTTGGTAACCACCATCCGACACGTACTGAGCCACCTTGTCAATCACGTTAGAGAAGTACACCCCATCACCAAGCATACGCCCAACAACGGACGGATCGGAAGACTTGATGACCGTGAACCCCTTACGCAGGATCATTGACGCAGCAACAGACCCTGTGCCGTGGAATGCAGGCTGAATCACTTCTTGGTTATCAGGACGAGACTTAAGGAATTCTTCCTGTCTGCGTTCTGCACCCTCAAAGTTCACATCAAAACTGCGCAGGAACTTCACTGCAATCCCACCATGACGATAGTTGTTGAATGCGTCATACTCATATGACATATCCTCAAGATCGGTATCAGACTTGGTTTCTTGTCTGACATTCAATCCCGGAATATCCACATTCGCGGCTTTCGTCTTCGCAAAATCCACCACATTAGCCAGAGTCTTAGAAGCCTTCGCACCAATGGTTGTCGGTGGAGTAGGAGCCTCAATCTCGTTATATTTCAACATAGTCTTCAGACGTGCGGCTGTCAACTTCTCATAAGGCTTAATAGGTACATCATCCCCGGTAATGTTGGAAATCGACTCACGTAGGAATGCAGTTTTGGCAACCGAAAGAGCAACAGACTTCTTAGTATCCTCATCCAAGCCAGCATAAACGGTTTCTACCTCATCCGTGTTACGGTCATAAAGCTCAGACAGGGAATCACTAATTTTGGCGACCAACTCACGCCCGTATTTGGTCTTCTTGCTCCACCCATACAGTTGTTGAGAATTTGCCAGCATCCAACATTGCATTTGTGCAGTATTGTGTACATCGATGCCCAATTCCTCAAAACGCGCAAGGTTGGTTTCCAGATAACCCATACTATCAAGATTCATAACGCTGAAGATGTTCTTTTTACCTTCATCGTTCTTCTCATTGATTTTCTTGTCGATATATTCGTTATCGCCAGTAGCCAGAGCCAAAAGTGTAACTTCCTTGGGAACATGACCCCACGCATCTTTATAAGTGGCCTTGATTTTCCCAACAAGTTCCCCATCAGACTTGATAGCCTCACGAACCTTCATGAATCTATCGAAGGTATTCTTTTCACCGAAAATGTTTGACGAATAGTTTGCACCGGATGCCGATGCAATCATTGCGTGCACATTACTCTGTGCCTCAGATGGGCCAGATGCTTTATCAACCAATGCATTAAACGTATCTGTCACAAACTCAGTATCATCAAGATTGCTTGAAAGGGCAATACCATAAACCTGAGGCAAAGAATAACCCGCACCATAGGCATTTGTTCCACCAGAACCATAAATTGCAACAGCATACAAAACACTTGATTTACCAACCGTCTTGATCGTGAACCGGGTGAAGAACAAAACTGTATTGATCTTCTTTCGGAATTCTTGCAACGGAATGATCTTCAGAATTGCCTCTGTAATGTTGTCTGGATACTTCTCATCATATTCAAGCGGCAATTCTACGAACAGCGCAGACATTGACATGAAGTCACTAGAAGCGCCCGGATGGTCATTGAGGTATTTGGAAATGAATTGAACCTTCAAATCACCCAAGTCAACCCCAAGATCATCAGCAATTCGTCTGACAGCATTTGTGGATACTGACGATGCATAATTTTTGCCGATGTAATAATCCACACCACGGACAAATGCTTTATACAAGAATTCATCAATTTCCTTTGGTTCAAAGTATTTCGCGTTGAATGCTCTAGCTTCATCGTCAGCACCACCAAAGATACGAAGCAACAAATCATGCGTCGGATCGGCATTAAAAGCACGAACCCCAAGCATGATAACAGCCTTAATGACAGTGCTTGGTAGGTCTTTCTTCAAGTTATAAACAAGCTTATAAAGTGCAGAATAACTGTCCAAATTGTAATCAGTGCCGTAAATCTGAACATTCTTAGCAAACCAGTCATACAACTTTTCCCAATCTGCATTCTTCAATGCTTCTTCATAGGGTTGCAGCTTTGCAATTACCTGATCCCGGATTGTTCCATCAATCAGAACCTTCAGTACGTTATCAGGAATGTTTGTGGCCTGAGCCTTGGTAACCACCGTGGCAGTCACATTAGGAGTAACACCCTTCGCATCAGCTTCCCACTTCTTCACATCCGGGGTTGCCTTGTTTTCACTGAAGAACGTGAATACATTCCCCTCAAACCTGACCGAATCACCATAGGCAGAAGAAACCTTATCAAAGAACTCAATGTTCGCCTTGTTGATTGCCAAAGTATCTTTGTTCGGGGTCGTACCACCATGCATTAGACCACTCAAGAAAGACAGGAAGAACAAGCATTTCCATGTATCCCGATTGACCTTTACATTGCTGACCATACCTTCAACCAACTTACCCCACAATTGAAGTGCATCCTTGTGACCAATCACATAGCTAGCCAGTTGCAGATAACTTACAGTTTCATTGGCGATCTGTTCCAAACTCATGAAATTAGGAGATTGGTGGACACGCTTCAGAACCACCACCGAAAACCCGTTCTGAATTGCACTCTCAACCTTCGTCACATATGCACGGCCCAGACTATCACTATCCAAGCTCGCCATGGCTGACAAATGATCGTCAATCTTGGCATCACGTAGGGCTTTCATGGTTTGCCCATTCATGTAGGTCTTATCACCAAACACGTAGTAATTCAGAGCCTTAGCCAGAAGCCTAGGATTTGAACTAACCAGACGCAGAATGCCTTTATCTGCAATAGAAGGTGTGATAGCAGGGGCGCGATTCTGAGCATGAGATGCAACATCAAACAACCAATCAAACAGGGCAGAGATATTAGGATTACTAACACCGTATTCTTTTAGAACCCCATCACGTGCATTGGCGTCTGTAGCATTCCCAAGAGCCTTATAAAACTCTGGGCCTTCTCCCTTTGGTTCCACTTTAGGAGCCGTATCCGCGACTTTGGGCGCATTTGTCGGGTTGGTCGATACTACCTGAGGGTCATTTGAATTTGGGGCCACCACGGGCGTTTGAATGGCCGGTTGGGCGGGTTGTGCATCCTGAGGTGCATCAGCCAACATCGCAGGGCCTTCAGGACCATTAAAGATGTTTGCCTTAGTGCCCTTTGCCTTGCTTGCCAGATAAACAAACTGAAGGTCTTTGGTGTATTGATCGTCATTCGGACGATATTGAGAATCGAACCCATCCCACTTTGCACGCAGCATGCGGAAAATGATCTTCTTCACAACCCCAGAATAGGCACCAAAAGCCGTATCGGGAATACCGAAAGCAAAACCACCCTTCAACTTACCCTTTGAATTTTCCAAAGTGTGATACTGGAAAATCTTAAGGATTGTGGCAATCATCGCAAAGGGGTTGGTAATCTTACGAAGAACCGGTTTGTAATACTTCCCACCCGGAACCTGTTGACCTAGGCGAATGGTTTGAACTCTCTTCCCTAGCGTCGCAATGTTGGTGAACATTAGTTGATATTTGTTATTGTTCCCATCATCAAAAGTGTACGTCTGGTAAAGACCTTTATCCGCGACTTCCTCAAACGGATAGGCTGAATCAGGATCGAACACTTCATTCAAATTCACATAGTCTAGTTGCATATTTCTTTCCCTTAGTAGAAATGAAAAGGGAACCCGCAGGTTCCCTTTGGTTACTACTATTTAGATTCCGCATCGTCGGATTTCTGATCCTCAAACGCATCATCATGCCAGCGTTCAGACCCTTCATAATCTTCTTCAACCGGTAGCAACTGATTTCCAATCGCATCGATTGTGTTGATTGTGTTAATGATCTGATTTAGCTTGTCTTGATTTTTGTTGAACTCCATGAATCCACCTCCGAATACCGATTCTGAGAGTGTAGTAATGTGAGTGCCAACGACTTTCAGATTGATGATAAAGAACCCGTCTTCACTGAAGATAAGCGGCTTAGGTTGGCTAGTGTCAAGAACGACTTTAGCGTTTCTGTGTAGGATCAACTCACATTCGGAAACATGCTTTCCGAATGATCCCGGATACAGAACTAGCGCATTGTCAAAGCCCCGAACAACCATGAGGCATTTCATCTTCTTGCCAGTCGTGAAAGTGCTAGGAATCTCACTATTCATCTTGACCAACGTTCTACCCATCTGGTATGTTTGGATATCCTTCCATCCCAAAGCCATTTTCAGCTTGGTTGTCATGGATGTATAGCCATAGAACACCAGTTGTTTACCTTCTAGAAGCATCTTAACATCATCATAGTCCATTTTCTGCGTTCTGTAAAGGGTTGTATCTGAGGAAAGACGAACACCATCCTTCACGAAATCCCCATCAAGTTCCTTGATGACAGATGCAGCAAACGTATCGGACTGCTTCCCGCGCAGGAGGTTGTTAATCTCCTTGTAATGTGACCCTGTGTAGGTTGACGCGGCTGAAGACTTGGTTTCCTTGATGACATTCTTCAAGTCAAGATAGGCTTCTTCTTCCTGATATGCCTTGCTTGTCAACTTCTCAATGAATGATGCCTTCAACTCAGGTGGCATGCCCGGAATCTGATCTAGGCTATGTGCAAAATCAGTCACATTGCCGTTATAATCAAACTTCAGGGGTCCAACATTGATTTTCAGTGCCGAATCCACATATTGACTAATAGACTTAATCTCATAGGTTGAGATGTCAATATTCTGAGGATTAGAGGCAAGATAATCTTGGTCTGCCTTACTCAACTTCGCATAACTGATCGGGTTAGCCGCGCCCTTATCCCCTACTTGCGGTGGGGCAGGCATATAACCAAGCTTGATAAGCAAAGCATGAGTCTCATCATTCTTAGCAATTAGGTTATCAAGACCAAGCTTATTTTCCACATTACCAGCAACGCTAGCAATATCGTAATAGCTGATATAGATGTCATCCTTGGTTGCAGTGTTTACCCTAACTTCCTTATCACCATTGTTGATACGATATCCAATGACTACAGCATAACGATCATCTTCATTCCATGAATTAGAGTACATTCGGACAATGCTTCCCAACGGGAACTCATTCTTCATAGAAATGATCTTTGAGTCATCTTCATTGGAACCATCTCCCTTTACCTCAGGTTCTGGGGTGGATTGACCTTTCTTCAAGTCAATGATTTTGGTAATTGCAGTTGGGCGGACAGTGAAATCTTGACCATTATCACCCTTAACATAAAAGCGGAATGAATTGTAAGTTGTGCCGGTAATAGTCCCGACCTTCTTTTCACCATCATCATTGATCGTGAATTCGATTTTGGTTCCCTTGTAATCGGTTGCAAGTTCAGTGACTGATTTTTTCTGTGCCCAACCATAAGTGTTTTTCAGATAGGTCAACTCTTCATCAAAATTTTCACCGCCAATCGCATTCTTAACCACTTTCAAGAACTTCTGAATTCTAAAAGGGCGAATCGAATAGATTGAATCGTTGCTCATTTTGAAATTACATTTGTAAGCCCAATCAGCACTTGGACCCTCAATAGTTGCAGTATGGACAATTCCACCCAAATTCTGAACTTCAACGGTCGATCCTTTATACTTCAAAGCAAAATCCTTAATGGCGTCAGCGCCTGCCGATTCTGTTGCTTTCGCTTCTTTCAAGGCTTCTTCTGCTTCTCTGTCAACCTTTTCAATTGGCTTAGAAGAAGAATCAAACGACATATCATGAGGAAGCTCACTCACTTCACTAGGATGAACCAAACCACCATATTCAGTGATGATATCACCGGTCGAATCATCGATCATTCTCGCCTTAAAATAGGTTCCGGAAGCACTCACTTCATTCCTGACTTGCATCAAAGTTGCACCCTGCTTGAAATATTTCCCATTGAACTCTTTCACGAATTCAGCGGCTGACATCTTCTTCCAATATTCAGGGTCTTCTTTTGGAGTTTCGGGTTCTTGATTGACAACAGATTTTCCCGCAGCCATTGAAACGACTGGATTTTGCAACAGATTAAACTTGATTGTGGGCTTGGTAAGCTCTGTAACCTCTTTAGGAGCAACCCAATACGCAGGACTACCATTTGCAAACAATGCTTGGAAATAATTGCCTGTTGCGGATTCCGTGCCAACGTAGGTATCATCATTAGGATTCGCCCACTCAATCTTGACCTTATAGCCTTTATACTTTCGTACAAAGTCTTTTGCATTCATTTGTTTCCAATCACCATCAGCCTTTTGTTGAACTTCTACATGCTGAGAATCCTTAACATCAGCTTTGATCTGCGTGGCTGAATTGGTTGATTGATCTTCTGAAGGGGCTTCTCCATTCAAAAGAGACGGACCCTGATCCCCATTAAAAACATCCTTAGCAGACTTCATTTTCGTCACGAAATATACGAAATTCAGGTCTTTAGTATATTGATCGTCTGTGACTTGATATTGTGAATCAAAAAGATTCCATTTCACTTTCAATTGTCGTGCTACGATCTTTTTAACCAGCGCTGCATATGCACCAAATACTGTAGATGGAATGCCAAATGCAAAACCTTGCTTCAATTTACCCTTGGATGTTTGAAGAGTATGGTAATTAAAGATTTTGACGATGGTTGCAATCATCTCAAATGGATTTCCGATTTTCTTGATGACTGGCTTGTAATACTTCCCTCCCGGGACTTGTTGTCCGAGACGAATTGTTTGTACACGTTTCCCCAATGCTGCGATGTTTGTAAACAACAGTTGGTATTTATTTCCGTGATTATCTTCAAACGAATATGTTTGATATAGACCTTTATCCGCTGTTTCTTCAAATGTATATGCAGAATCTGGGTCAAAGACTTCATTAAGAATGATATCTTCCATGTCTTTTCCTTAGTTGGACTTCAATACTTTTATTTAGGACTTGACAACCCACCCCAAAACCCTTATCATACGCCCCGCAGGACTCCACCCTCTAGTAATGAGCCTCTTTCCGGCTGCTTGGAAGAAAAGGAAAGTTAAGAACAGTGCAAGCTCTCCGTGGCCGGAACTTGTGACCTTGGAAAAATCCCCTATGACCGTACAATGTGAATCCCCATGATAGCCGTAACATGTACATATGAGAAGGGAAAGTCTCATAAAGGAACCATCCTAAGGGAAAGGTGGGCCGGGAAACCGGAAAGGAACTGAGTAATCCTGAAACTGCTTTGCTAGGCAGCTTGGCTTTATGACCAAGGGATGAAAAGCCCATAATTGTATCTAATGTATTGGTAGGGGTTGACAGATTACACCAAACCGGTTACAATCTGCCCTCATGCTTACTTTTGAGCTAACTTTGAAGGAGAACTATATTAATGGCAACTAGCGTTAAACTGAGCAAGGAAACAATTGAAGTTCTGAAGGTGATTTCTAATATCAACAACAGCCTTCGTTTTGAGTCTGGATCGGAATTGAAGACCATGAGCAACGATCAGACTATCGTGATGGAAGCAACCGTTGCGGAAACCTTCCCACAAACATTCAGCATCTACGATCTGTCCCAATTCCTGTCTGTGTTGGCACTCCCCAACATGCAAGATGCAGAACTTGTGTTTGATGGTGACAAGAAAGTTCTCATCAAGTCTGGTAAATCTAAGATTGACTACTACTTCACAGAAGCATCGTTTGTCACTTACCCGGCTGGTAAGAAGATCATCCTCCCGTCTGTCGATCTGGCATTTGAGATTACTCAAGAATACCTGACTACCCTGAGCAAGGGCGCAGCTACGTTGGGTCACAAGCTTGTTGAATTCCGTGCAGAAGAAGGCAAAGTCTACATGATTGCGACAACTCCCGATCTTGACACTTCTAACAATATGGTCATTGAACTTGGTGATACGGACGCAGAAGACGGTAAGTATATCGTCAGTCTGGATCGCTTCAAGCTTCTGCCGGGTGACTACAAAGTTGAAATCTGTGCTGCTGGCATGCTGAAGATGGAACACGTTAGCCGTCCGGTCACTACCTTTATTGGTCTGGAAGCTCAGTAAGTCATTGATTCTTAAGGATATATAATGGATATTGTTGAAAAGGAATACATTTGGGGGCAGAAATATCGCCCCCAGAAGCTTGAAGATGTGATTATCCCTGAAGCTATCAAGGCTGGATTTGAGAAATATGTGAAGGACGGTCAATTCCCTTCGCTGATTCTATTTTCTCCATCACCCGGCACCGGAAAAACCACTACGGCATATGCCTTGTGTAATGAATTGGGGATCAAACCTCTCTACATCAATGCATCCCTGAATAACTCAATTGATGATGTGCGTTCATTGGTTGTTCAGTACGCAACTACTGTCAGTCTTTTTGGTGATCGCACAAAGGTTGTCATTCTGGATGAGGCTGACAGATTGTCGCCTGCTGCACAAGATTCCTTGAAGGGTCTGATTGAAGAAGTTTCTAGGAATTGCCGATTCATTCTGACAAGCAACAGCAAGACCCGTATCACTGAACCCCTCCTATCACGTTGTGAGGAAGTAGATTTTGTGTTTAGTGGCAACGATAAGAAGATGGTTGCTGCACGAATGTTCAAGCGTTGTCAGGAAATTCTGAACAATGAGGGCATTACCTTCAAGAATGAAGTTCTGGCAAAGGTTGTTGCTAAGTTTGTGCCTGACAATCGAAAAGTGATTGCAGAACTTCAGAAGTATGCGGGCCGTCATGGTACAATTGATGAAGGCATGCTAGGGAATCTGAATTCTGGTGACCTTGAAACCCTCATTGAGGCTATGAAGGTCAAGAATTATCAGAACGTCAAGACGTGGCTGTTTGAGAACTATGACCGGTTGCAAGATGACTTCTATAACAAGTTGTATCAGGCTATGAGCAAGTTGATTGAGCCGCAATCAGAACCTGAAATGGTCCTGATTCTGGGAACAGAACAGAAGTATCACGATCAAGTCCCCGATAAGTTCCTTCACTTTCTGGCTGTTGCAACACAAATCATGATGAGCGTGAAATTCCGATGAGTAAGCCTACCCTGATTGACTTTCTCAATGCGTTGACAGTATCAGGGGAGAATCTTTTGATTGATGAGGAAGCGGAGAAAGCATATACCCCCTTCATCATCAATCGGGGCATCGCACAAACCATTGATGGGGTTTTGTTTGCGAATGAAATGAATAAACTCCCCGGAATTACCAAGCAAATGCATTATGGTTATCTTAATAGGTCATTGATTAAGAAGAAGAGATATGCAAAATGGCCTAAGAAATTGGCTATGGATGAGCATTTGGAAATTGTTTCTAACTACTATAACGTTTCCATAGAAGAGGCACAGACATATCTTGAAATTCTGACTCCTGACCAGATTAATGAGATTAAGGCCAAAATGGATACAGGGGGCACCGGTAAAAAACGTGCGCAGAAAGGATGACATATTATGAGTGCAACACATGAATTCAGTAGATATCGTGGGGAAACATGAAACCCAAACACTAGACGTAATGCCATATTTGGTTGAGATAAAACTGATCGGAAATGAAGATGATGCTTTCCTGAAGGTTAAGGAAACACTGACCCGGATCGGGATTGCCTCACGATGGCAAGATCAAACACTTTTTCAAACCTGTCACATCCTATACAAAAAGGGAAAATATTACATCGTGCATTTCAAAACGATGTATGTACTGGATGGACGAACAAACAACTTGACAGAGAACGACATTGCAAGGCAGAATACAATTATTCAGCTACTGCAAGACTGGAATCTGATTTCGGTTGTGAATCCTGAACAAATCAAGGAACCTAAAGCCACGCTTAGCAACATCAAAGTTGTTAAGTTTTCTGATAAACAATTTTGGAAATTGGAGCCAAAATATCGGTTGGGTCGGAGTTAACCCAATCGTTAAGGATGTGCCTTCTCCCTTCTGCACATCCCCACATTAAAAGGAAGAGAAATGATTTTACTCAAAGAGCTAATCATCGCCGCTGTTATGGCATCGGCGCATGTACCTAGCGCAGGGGTTAAGGAAGTAACCTGTATGACTGAGGCTATTATCTGGGAAGCCGGAACAGAGTCTTACGCAGGTAAAACCGCTGTTGCAAACGTCATTATGAATCGAACCAAGAGTTCTAAATTTCCGGATTCGGTTTGTAGTGTTGTCCGCCAGAAAGGCCAATTCGATTATCACGCGATCAAGCGTAAATCATGGCCTTCTATGACCCCTGCTTTGGAGAAACAGATTAGTGATTCTGTGGAAATCGCCATCAAAGCTACTTCGGGTAGTCTGAATGACAATACCCAAGGGGCCACTTATTTTGTCAATCCTAAGACTGCAACTGATACAGGTTGGTTGAATCGGTTGAAGAGAATCAAGAGGATTGAAAACCATGTCTTTTATCGTGACCCAAAGACAAAAGTTTGAATTGTGAAGGAAATAAATCATGCCTTATTATGAATACCACTGCACAGAATGCGAACATCAATTCGGAGATGTCCGAAAAATCGATGAACGAGATGGACCAACAAATCAACCATGCCCTAAATGTGGAGGGCAAGTTAGACGCGGAATCGGAGCGCCCCGACTAGTCTATACACCGGGTGATAACCTGATGGCTAAAACCCCGGATGGTTTCAAAGATCGACTGCGTGAAATTAAGAAAAACGCAGGCCGCTATAACACTATTGACGTTTGAGGATTGAAATACATGGATGACTTTTTTGTTTATAGCGGACCCCTCCCAAGTGAAGAAACTGTTAAAGGTTGGGGATATGGTGATATTCCCTCCCTTGGAATTCTGCATTATGAGGATGGTAATATGGTAACCCGCGAGAACTTCGCAGAACTAGTTGAACGGCGTGTAGAACTGAATGAAAGCTCCTACATTGAGGAAACTAGCGCCCTGCTAGAGGAACTAGACCTAGAGCCAGAAGACGGCCTATACCTCATTTCTAAGACCCTCTTGGACCGTATCCGGACTGAGGCCATCACCACAAATCGACTGAAAGAAAAGTTCAAGACGAATACTTTGGAGTTCATCTAATGCCAGTCAACCCATCACCCAAAGTCATCACGGGATGGGTTGTGGAGGATCAAGCCGGTAACAACGTAGGTAGAAAGACCCTCTACACATCCCAATCACCCGCCACGGCATGCGCCAATGACTACTATTCCTATATTCGTGACTCCAAACAAAAGGCGGAAACAGCCTATTTTGTGAAGAAGGTCACCTTTGATCTTTCAAAGGCTGAGGTTGTGAAGGTCATCGGCAACCCCAATGGGAAGCAAGAAGATGACGACGATGAAATTTAGCCAGCCGATTACGGCTGCATTGGTCCATCAACTGAGGGAAAGGACCAATGAAACCATGATGGATTGTAAGAAAGCTCTCTACCTCCATGATGGTGATATCGAACAGGCGTTTATCTATCTCTCCATCACACCACCACATATGAGAAAGCGGGATGTGTGCCCTCATTGTGGGAAGTAATGTATTGACAATGATACAACTTCCTGATATAATGATCGCTTGGTCAGAAAAAGACAACTAAATAACAACAGTGGAGATGTTCCTAGCCACGGTCAAGGACCAAACAAAGAAGGACGTAACATTTATAAGGAAAGTAGAAATATGGTAGATTTTAATAAACTTCGTGCAAACAAGGGCAACCAATTCGCAGCAATGCAAAAGAAGCTTGAGGCGACTGAGAAGGGTGGATTTGCTAAAGACCCTCGCATTTGGAAGCCTGTTGCGAACCAAGAAGGTAAGTTTGATGGTGTGATTCGTTTCCTGTCGATTTCTAAGGCAGATTATCAACTGGTTGAGGATGGTAAGGCGAATGCTGAAGACCTGACTCCGCTTGCTAAGATTCTTTCCCATCAATTCCAAGGCCCGCATGGCTGGTTTATCGAAAAGAGCCTGCAAACCTTTGGTGAAAAGTGCCCGGTTCGTGAGCATGATGGCCCGAAGTGGGGTGACCTCAAGAAACGTGGTGTGACTGAAGGTCCGGAAAAGGATGAACTGAAGAAGCGTCTTCCTAAAACCACTTACTACGCCAACATTGAAGTTGTCAAGGATAGCACGAATCCTGAAAACAATGGCAAGGTGTTCATTTACGAATTTGGTGAAACTGTCCGCAAGCTGATTGAAGCTGCCAAGAATCCTGAATTTGAAGGTGATCCGTCTATCGATGCGTTCAACATGTGGGAAGGTGCGCCGCTGCTGCTGCGTCTGACCTACGAAAAGAAGAAGTTCAATAACAAGGAAGTTCTTGTTCCTGACTTCAAGAACGCCAAGTTCGGTAATGTTGCTCCGGCTGGTTCGGATGAGCGCATTGAAGAACTGTGGACCAAGGCATATGCCCTGCAAGAATTCTATGACCGTAAGCACTTCAAGACCTATGAACAACTTGAAGAAAAGTTCAACAAGGTCATGGGTATTACTGGTGATAAGGAGGTTGCCCGTCCGGGTAGCACTCTGGGTAAGACTGCTGAAAACTTTGTTCAAGATGCTCCGATTGCTGAGGCTGCAAGTGCCCCGGTTAGTGAATCGAAGCCGCTTCCTGTCTCACAGGCCGCGTCTGACGATATGAGCGAATTTGAGGCTATGCTGAATAGCTAATCATTCAAGGGGCCGTAAGGCCCCTTTTTGTTTTTGGAGGAATCATGTCAACCCATGTCCTATGTCCCTACTGCGGACAACCCACCTACAGCCCTGATGGTCTTCTGAATCATATTTTTAGAAATCATGAAGAAATTCGGGTTCGGTCCATTGAAGAACTTGAGCAACGAATGAACAACCTAGGGACATCCCTAAGAGATTTTGTTAGAAAAGATTTGCCAAACTCAGAAATTCCTGTATAATTCATTTCATCAACTGACCAACCGAGAAAGCAAATGGACTACAAGAACGCATCGATCTACCAAAGCATGCTGACATGGGAAAACCAATACAAGCTTTACAAGGATGCCTCTGCACATCGTTGCTACACCCGCGCCATCTTCGCTGTGATCGGTTACCTTGAAGCCCTATACGATAATGCAGAACCGAAGGATCAGGATGCAATCGTTGCAGAAATCGACATCTACACCGATTTGCTGGCTAAGATCGATAAGGAATTCTACGGAAATGTCTAATTTCGGTAACTTCAAACAACTTCCCAACAGGAAGAATGCTGTTGCAAAAATGCAACAAGAGGAAGCCAGACGGGCAAATAACCGTGAGTGGGAGATTGTGATTGGTGATATGACTGATAGGATGATTCATGACCTTGTGTATGCACAGGAATGCATGCAACGGGCTGAGTCGGAGAAGGCTGCTATTGCCGAGTACAACCACCCTTGGAATCGAATCAAACGTTTCTTGAAAATTGCTTGACATCTAAGAAACATCAAGTTAATATAAACACACTTTCAAACAAACTAGAGGATTAAACAAAATGTCTACGAAGCTGGCACGCAAGGCTATCGCACTGTTCAACAACCCGGACATGCCCAAGGCCACACGTCGCAACTATCAGCGTCAATGGATTTCGTCGGTGTCTAGCCTTGGCAAGAAGTGGATTCTCTCCACTCCGGTTAAGAAGATCAAGGAAGACAAGCCGGTTGCCAAGAAGGCCCCGACCCGCAAGAAAAAGGCTGTCCGGGCAAAGGTTGCACACCCGGCATGAGTTTCTTTCCTTTCATGTTTGGGCTTCCTGATGACGGTCCACAAGACCCCAATTTCCTAGTAATGGGATTTGTCGCACAGGAAGCCCTACAGTCAATGGCTGTAAAAGCGTATGGAAGGCGTATGCGCCGCGTTGCCTTCATGTACTACCAACTAGATATGCTGGCTGAAAAGCTTTCGTTTGAGGGCTTCTGTAGGGTCATGGATGAGGTTTATCCATGGATGGCGCAGGGGCCGGTGTGGGGAGACGAATAAAATGAAGATGACATATCTCGAAGCTTTGTGCCTGTATATCGTTTTTTGGGTTGCTGTCCTTCTAGCTCTGTGGGGTCTGGATGTCGCACACGAAAAATTCATGAAATGGAAGGAGTCCAAGAATGCTAAAGCAAGTGACCTTTGAATCCAGCAAGGGGAAGGTTCTGGAATTCAAGAAGCATCCGAATTTCCCGCGTGAGATGAAGAATAAGCAGATGGTTTCTCATGACCAATGCGGAACCATGTCTTTCTTTGTCAATCTTGAGGGTCAGTTGATCTGTCAAGGTTGCCGGGAAGTCGTTCCGGGTGTGGCTGTTGTTTTTGATGGACATATCGAATAAGTGTTGACATGATGGTTTGGTTCTGAGAAAATCATTCCATCAAATCAATTTACCTAGGAAACGAAATGTTCAAGAAAATCATTGATGCTGGTATTGTGATCGGTGTTGGTGTTGTTTTTGGTGTACTCTTTTATTTGGGAGCCTGAATGCTTCATCTCAAGTTTTATTATGCAGTCCTTATTCTTTCTGCTGTGCTTGTTGAAATTCAGTTTTGGAATAAGCGTGGTTGGTTCTGGCGAACCGTTGGCGTTCTCTTCATCGCAGGAGCGATTGAGGCCGGTTTTGAAATCTTCGCCATTGTAGATTCGGTGGTGAAGTGATGTTGGCTCTCAAGGTCTATATTTTCGCTTGCGTGGCCCTATTTGGATTCACCATTATTGATATCCTGACCGGATATCGTGTCGGTGCAATCCAAGAACTGCCCAAGAAAATTCAAAATCAGTATGTTGCCAACATTGTTATTGCAATCATCATGATTGCGTTCGGTGTTGCAATTTTGTCACAACCTGAGATGGTGAAGGTATGAATGAGATTGTAAAGTCTGATGTGTCGAATCACATTGAGGGATTCCTAAATTACTATGACATCCCGAAAAGTATTGCAATTGCAGCACTGAAGGATGTGATTTTCCGGTTGGAAGGTAAAGAGGAAGCAACTACCGTAGAATTTACGGAAACTTTTAAAAAAGTAGTTGACAACTCAGAAACCGAAGCGTAATATTCATACATACCAAACAAACACTGAAACACAAGGAGTTTTCAAAAATGGCAAAGATTGACGTTCGTTATGACATTGATACGATGGAAGACATCGAAGAAATGCTTCAGGAACGCGAATATGTCAGCCGTCGCAGCAATGCGGGCGTGAAGGAGAACAGCAAGGCGGAAGGTAGTCTTTTCCGCAAGGACAAGCGAAACAAGGTTGTCCGGGGCAAGGATAAGTTCTTTAACGAAGCCTTCGCATAAACGAACAGGGGCCGCAAGGCCCCTTTCTCATAGGAGTTTATATAATGATTAATTTTGATGATGAGTATTTTCATCATGATTTTGGCGAATACACTCTGCGTGAATGTGCGCACACTGGTTGGGTCTGCGCTCTGAGGGGTGAAAAGTTCATTGGAAACTTCAAGGACATGCAATCTGCTGTCTTTGCTCTGCCTGACCGGGATATTTGAGATGCGTGAAGGTTCTAAAGGTTTTGTCTCAATTGATGCAGAAACCCTAGGTCTGTATCACGATTCTGTCATTCTCTCTGTTGGTTTGGTGGTTTCCCCGTGGAAGTATCAGACCGTGGAAGAACTGATGCCCCGTTCGATTAACATCAAGTTGGACGTTCGGGATCAGATTTCTAATTATGGTCTGAAGGTTCACAAGAACGTTACAGACTGGTGGAAGAAGCAGGATGAAAAGGCCCGGTCTATTCTGAATCCCTCAATCAACGATGTGAAGTTGGCTGAACTTCCCGGGATCATTGAGTCCTTCATAAAGGGACAGGGTTATCGTTGGTTTGAACTGGATACCTATGATCGTCGGAACTTTGATGTTGTAAAAATGCAATACATCTATGAAGAGGTTCTAGGCTTTGGTCATGGAAACGTGCCGTGGAATTTCTCTAACATTTATGAGTTCGGCACTGCATTAGCCTATCTGGGGGCGGATCGTTACGGCGGTGTTAGGCCGGAAGATGTGGGACTGATTTACCACAATTCACAACATGATGCGATCTTAGATGCATACAGACTTCTGAAATGCATGAAGGAAGTTGAAATTATCTCTTGACAGGGGAGAGATGTCCCGTTATCATACGTTCCATAGTCAACCAACGGAGAAAGATGATGACTAAACGGAGCAAAGAAGACATCGATTGGTGCTTGGAAGTGAGCAAAACCATTCTGGCGCAAATAGGTGGACGACGCTTCATAATGATGACGGGAGCCAAAGATTTCTTGGCAATGTTCGTTGGTGATAATCCGGGTCTGGGTTTCAAAATCCCCGGAACGATGACAAAAAAGGGCATCAATTGGGTTCAAATCAGTCTGAATGGCTCTGACCTGTACGATGTGGAATTCATCAAGGTCCGCAAGAGCAAGACGGGCGACACGGTAACCACAATCGCCACGCACAACGACATCTATTGCGATCAGTTGGAACAGATTTTCGAGTCTGAGACTGGCCTGTATACCCGACTGTGAATCAAGGGGCTTCGGCCCCTTTTTGGAGTTTATAAATGCTGAATCTTCAAGAACGTATGTGGGTTGAGATTGAACCAAGCGCCAATATGCCTGAAGGTGTATGGATGGGTCAGGTTCGGGGTATTGCTCAGGTTGCACAGCCCATTGTGGGCCGTCTGGTGATTGTTGAAGTCACAAGGCCGGGTGACCATCTGACGGACGAATATCCATTCTCATGCGTTGCAATTCATGAATGTCATTTGAAAGAGTTCAAAGGAGTTTGATTAATGCCTTATTTGGTTAGTAATCTGTACATCGTTGCCGTGTTTGCGTGGTTTGCTCTGTTTGAGCCTAACGCATACAACATGGTCAACGTTCTCAGAGGTGGTCAATATGAAAAGCGTGCGTGAGGAAGCCGAAAGAATCCTCACGGAATTAGAGAAAGCGAAGGCTGATGGTAATACAGACATGGTAAATATGATTTCTGGTTTTGCAATCACCCTACTTCGCAGAATTGTAAAGGAAGGTGAAAATGAGCAACAAGGAAATCGGACTGTTTGAAAAATTTACCGTCTATCGCAATGACGGTCGTGATTGTGCTGGTGGGGACAAGGAAAACGCAGAATACTTTGTGTTGGATTATGTCAACGATCCATTTGCAAGAATCGCTCTGAGGCGTTATGCTTCTGTCTGTGCTCCGGAATATCCGGAATTGGCTGCTGATCTGATGAAAAAACTTGAGGAAGTTCAAAAATGATTATCGACATCGTGAAGGGTGACCTTCTTGATATGTTTGACAATGGTGATTTCTGGGCAATTGCACACGGCTGCAACTGCTTCAACACCATGGGAAGCGGCATTGCCGCACAAATCCGGGATCGCTATCCGGCTGCATGGGAAGTCGATCAGAAGACGCCTAAGGGCGCACGGTCCAAGCTTGGTCTGTACACCACGGCTGAAGTTGAGAATGGTTACATTTTCAACCTGTACACCCAATATACTCATTGGGATTTGAATGATATGCTGGATTACGATGCAATCAACAAATGCTTCGTTCTCCTGAATATCTACGCCGAATATATGGAACTGAGCAAGCCGCTTGGGATTCCTAAGATTGGTGCGGGTCTGGCAATGGGTGATTGGGAGCGTATTCGCCCCCTGATCGATCATGCAACGCCTGATCTGGATATCGTTCTGGTTGAATGGGAACCCAAGAAAACTATGGGTGGACCTGACAACACAAATCAAATTGGTAATTTCCTGAAGGATTTTTCTCCTGTTAAGGAAGGTAAGAAAGTGGGGTATGTATTATGACTGAAATGACAGCACAAGAAGCAAGCAAGAAGATTGCAGAATTGACGGATAAGGCGTATGATGCGCTTCGTGAGGCTACTGAGATTGCCCAGAAGTTTGATATTTCTTTTGACTTTTCTCCTGCCTATGGCATGGGTGGAAGCTATGAGCCGGAAGAAGGGCGTTGGCGTTCTTCAACTGCTATCTGTAACGGATACTAAATCATTGATTTATAAGGAGATTTTGTAATGAGTGTATTGACTTATCAGGATGCAGTAGCAAAGATTTCTGAACTGGTCGAAAATATCAAGGAAGCCTATCGGCAGGCAAATGAACTTTCCGATAAGTTTGATATTCCGTTTGGGATTGATCTTGGTGGATCATATGTTACCCATGATTGGGATGGTTCTATGGAATGGCAACCTTCCAATGATGACGAATGGCAGTCTAGTTCCTGCTAAACAAAAGCCCCTTGACAGGGGCTTTTTTCATTGTTAGAATCGGTTCATCATAAACAAGGGAGTTAATCATGTGGCAAGATCATGAGATGGAAGACGATAAGAGCCGAATTGAGATGCAAATTGATTTGGGTGTGTGGAGCATGGAACCTCAGGAAGTGAACAAGGCGATTGCCGAACGCATCGCCCAGATGCGCAAGCTGTGGAAGGAAATTGACATTTTGGCAGAAGAGGCCCGGATTGAAGTCCGATTTGACCTGAAGTCAGAACGCATGCCGTATGGTGGAACCACTGAGGTTGTCGCCAAGTGGAATGCTTCGGCTGGTATGTGCGGATATCTCTAAGAGGGAAACATGAAACACGGTATTTTGTATATTGGTAGTATTGCCCTTGGGCACCATATGTATTTTGGTCGGAATCCTCAAGATTCTGACATCATCTGTACCTTTGAGGATTTTCAGGAATTCATTAAGATTCTGAAGAATGATGATACTGTCAATATCAAGGCATGCTATCCCTTCAAGGATGGGGAAAAGTATGTGATTAAGACGGAAGACAATGAAGGTCCGTGCATCTATGAAGTGGAGATTGCTTGGCCGGGCAGCACAGCAGAGAAGTTGCTGTATCTGGCAAAATGCGACCCACACACCAAGCGCTTTGATACACTTGGCTTTACTCAGTGGATTCCGTCCCTGAATTTCCTGTACATGCTGAAGATGTCGCATCGGTATCTGAAGAACAACCCGCATTTCTTAAAAACGATGCAGGATATCAAGATGATGCGGGAGAAGGGTGCAAGGATTCAGGATGAACATATGCCGGTTTTCAAGGAACGGGAAGCTGCTACCTACAAATACAAGCATCCCAATCTGAATACAACCAAGAAGGATTTCTTCAATACTCCGGGGGTTGAATACACCTATGAGCATGACGACATCCACAAGGCCATCAAGCATCTGAAATACCCGGCATATGAGTATTACAAGCCGGATACCAATGAGGTTTATTGTTCACAGGAACTTTTCGAGAAGTCCCCAGAACATATCAAACTGTTGGGTGTACTTGAAGAAGTCTATGTTTTGGCTTTGGAGCGCAGTCAGATTCCTTATCCGGATACTGATCGTCGTGAAAGTCTGCTGATTGCACTTGAGAAGGTCTGTACCTCCATCACCTCCGGTTGGTTCCGGGAGTATGCATGGGAGAATTACGACAAAGTTAAGGAATTGTTCAACGAAAACTATGTTGATCGGTTCTGGCAGGCTGTCAAGGAAGGTAAGGTTAGGAAGTACGGACAGTAAATTAGAAATCACTTGACTTTTGAGATTGGGAGTGATATTATCACTCCCAATTTATTTTATGGAGGACATTGAATGACATTTGTGAAGTTCCCAAGTATTGAACAATACAAAAATGTAATTCGCCGCGTTAAGGACCGTGCGCAATACATCGGAAAGGACGAAGAAGGTAAGGCCCGATTTGACAAGAACCTGAAGGCACCAAAGCTTAAGGTACGTGGTTATATCAAGCTCCATGGCTCCAATGCGGCAATCGCATATCATGTACATGAGCCGGAATATATCTTCCAAAGCCGTGAACAAGTCCTAGACATGGGTAATACCCTGAATGGGTTCTATATTGACATGAAGCAAAATATTGCTTTTGTGGATGCTGCCTTTGCTGCTGTCCGTGAGGTTTATGGTGAAGAAGACGAAAGCCTGATCCTGTATGGTGAATGGTGTGGCGGAAGCATTCAAAAGGGTGTTGCTCTGTCGCAACTGACGAAGCGTTTCGTTGTGTTTGCCATCAAGAAGGATGATGTTTGGCAAGACCTTGAAAAGATCAAGTATCACAACGCTTTCAAGAACCAAATTATTCAGAACATCGCTGATTTCATCCAATACGAACTTGAGATTGATTTTGAAAACCCGGAACTTTCTCAAAACCGTCTTGTGGAAATCACTAATTCCGTAGAAAAGGAATGCCCGTATGGCTTTAGTCATGGTGTTTCCGGGATTGGAGAGGGTGTTGTGTGGCGTGTTGTTGAGGAAGGCTACAATTCCTCAGATTACTGGTTCAAGGTCAAGGGTGAAAAGCACTCTGTGACCAAGAACAAGACTCTTGCACCGGTAGATGAAGAAAAGGTTAAGAATGTGATTGAGGCCGTTGAGAAGTTCGCCACGGTCAACCGTATTGAACAAGGTATCACGGTTCTTACCGATCAAGGTCAGGACATGACCCAATCTTCAAATCTGGGCAACCTGATTAAGTGGGTTCAGAATGATATCGTCAAGGAAGAGGAAGGAGCGTTGATCGCATCCGGACTGAGCCTGAAGGATATTGGTTCTGGCGTTGCTAAGAAGGTACGGACACACTTTCTGCAAAAGGTAGCTTGACAATGAAGTGAGATGAGGGGTAAAATCCCCTCATCAACTTTTGAGAGGTTTCTATATTATGAATATCCCACTCTATTTTCAGTTTGAAGAAAATGAGGAAAGGCGAGAAATTGCGGTCATGGTTTTGAAAAAGGCTAAACAATTGATCGCGGCTGAGCATACCGAATATGTATGTCTTGCTATTTCCCAAGCCGTCAATTGGTTGGATGGGGAGAAATACTATAAAAACAGTGCTGTTGCTGACCAACTACGAATTTGGATTCAGAATGCCCTTGTTCCTTACAGTGTCGTCACTGCATGGGTATATGCACAAGACCGCAATCTGGTATATGATCCGGTTGAATATCGTGTCAAGTGGATTGAGGAAATGATTGCGCAAATGGAGAACTACCATGTCTAACGTTTATGTCTATGTCCTCACTGAGGCTCGCAAGCTGATTGAAAGCGACGAAGAAGAGTATGTCTGTTTGGCCCTTGAAGAAATGAAGCTTCGCTTTGTCATGGGTGATTTGAATTCTGATAATTATCTTCGTTATGAGGTTTTGCGTGCGTGTGAAGATATTCGACGGGACATCACCAACGCAATTTACCCACATCAAGTTGTCACAAATTGGCTTATTGAAACCCTATTCAAGGGCACGAAGCATTGGAATGATGTTACAAATGAGGCAAAGAAGGCGGATGACCGTGCCTTTTCTGTTGTTTATGACAACATCAAGGAATACCGCCTGCGTTGGATTGACCAAATGATTGAGATGTATTCGGATGATTAACTATCCACAACCCTACCTGAAAGATTTCCGCTTTCTGAAGACTAAGGCTGAGTGTGATGAGGCGATCCGTATGATTGATTCAGCCAGATTTAGCCTCAAGAGTGGTCGTCATTCCTTTCTATGTAATGCTTTGTCGGATACTGTGCTTTTTGAAAGAAGCCGGGATATCATGAATGGCATTCTCAAAATGATTGAGAGTCGTCTTCACAGTACCGTTGATGGGGATATGAATGACACCCTTGACGGATGGATTATCAGCGTGCATGGCTATGACTATAAGCAAAGGTTTAGTAGAACTGATATGGTAATCAATCGTATCAATTGGGCAACAGCGATGCTTGAGGCGATCTTTGAAAGAAAATTACAGTTGACAGAATAGAGAAAAGCGGTTATAATTAAGTTTCATTGTGTTGTTTTTTGAGAAAGGGATTGGACTTCCCCTTAAGTAAGTCCTTGTTTTGAAAGGAGTTTCTATAGAATATGCGTACTCGTGATATGAAAAGTCTGTTTAAGAAAGTGAAGTTCAACCAGTCGGCATTTATCCGCACTCTGCTGAATGGTGGTCATGTCGTTGATGGTCGTGCTGTAGAAGTTGCTGGTATCTCGAATCTTCGCGCCCGCATCACCGAACAGCGTAAGGGTTTCGGACTTAACATCAAGAATGTTGGTCAAGGGGCTTACGCTCTGGCCTAAAACATAGGTCATTCCTCTATTTCGGTTGACCCCTCTTCGGAGGGGTTTTTCATTTGCATAAGGAGTTTTATGATCGAATACCGTGAACTTCTCCACCACGTTCTAGAATTTGGGGAAGAAACCAATGACCGTACCGGAGTAGGTACTATTTCCACCTTCGGATATCAACTACGCATCAATTTGCAGGATGGGTTTCCACTTCTGACTACTAAGAAAATGGCATGGAATGCCATTGTTAGTGAATTGTTGTGGTTCCTTGAAGGTTCTACAGATGAAAGACGACTATGTGAAATCACTCATGGCACCCGGAGTGCTGATAAGAGTACCATTTGGACGGGAAATGCTCAGGCAGACTATTGGAAGCCTAAAGCCCGTTTTGATGGTGATTTGGGTGATCTTGGTTATGCTAAAATTCGTAACTTTTCTGGTATCGATCAGTATGCAGATGCTTTGAATGAGATTAAGAACAATCCGACCTCACGGCGGATTCTCATCACACATCTTGACCCAAGCACGATTCAGAATGCCGCCCTTCCTCCCTGTCACGTCCTACACCAATACTCAGTAAAGGGCGGAAAACTGCATTGCAGCATGTATCAGCGTTCGGCTGATGCCTTCCTAGGGGTTCCCTTCAATATCGCGTCCTACGCCCTCCTAACGCATATCATGGCCGCTTACTGTGGCCTGAAGGTTGGTGACCTCATCATGTCGTTTGGTGACTTGCACATTTATAACAATCACCTAGATCAGGTTTATGAACAGTTGGGGCGTGAATGTCTTGAACTGCCTAGCCTTGTGATCCATCCTTTCTCAGGAATTGTCCCGACCAAAGACCGGATTGAACTTCTGAATTACCATTCTCACGGACCCCTCAAGGCTCCGATGGCGGTCTGAGTATTGACAAGTTGTCTTTAGGATGATACAATGTAGTCTCTTTGATTGAAGGAGGTTTTAAGAATGAGTCAAAAATCTGTAGAAGTGAGTTTCCCGCTCCTAGGAGTTCTGGGAATTGTCTTTGTTGTTCTGAAGCTGTGCGGGGTTATCAATTGGTCATGGTGGCTGGTTCTTCTACCCTTCTACTTTGGTCTTGCTATTGTGGTTGGTATTCTCGCCTTTGCTGGCTTGGTCTACCTTCTGCATAAGGTGCTGAAGGGCATTGCCGATTATAAGAAGCAAAAGGCAAAGGCCGCTAAATGAATTATAGCTCTCTTTTGGTTCTGAAAGAACAAATTGAGAGTCAGCGAAAAGACATAGCCCAACGTCAAGATAAAGTTAAGGAACTGCAACGGTTCCTTGAGGCTAACTGTCCTCATTTGACTAAGAAAACAACGTCAAAATACTATGATTCGGGCTATGACTATCCGGCTGAAACTCATTACTTTCATGAGTGTACAGTCTGCGGGAATGTGACAAAGCAAGTTGAAGTTCACCCGCGTTGGTTTTAATCCCATCTGTTGAGAGGTTCCTATATTATGGATAAAATTGTCGGCCTATTTGCCGTCTCCCAAGATTTTGCTTTTGGTAATGCTGGTTCTCTTCCTTGGAAATGTCCCGAAGACCTAGCCAGATTCAAGCAAGTCACCATGGGCAAGACGCTTCTTGTTGGCCGCAAGACATTTGATGACCTTCCCCCACTGCCGGGGCGTGAACTGATTGTTATCGGTAAGGGTCATCACACTATCGAAGAAGCACTGAAGAAATGTTTTGAGAAACAACTTTCTGAAGTGTATGTTATTGGTGGCTCTACGCTTTTGGATAGCATGAAGCATTACCTCACGCATTTGGATTTGACTGTTATCAAACAAGACTTCCCCGACGCAGATACCCGTTCGCCTATGTTCGGAAACATTGAGTGGAATATTCTTGAGGGTCCGACCATTATTGCGGATGGTGTGTATAACGTGATTCTTGAAAAGAAGGAGCGTTTTTAAGGAATAGGGAATGAGTGAAGTAATTGCATTTATGGGTAACAAGGGTGTTGGTAAGGACTATTGCGCTGACATCCTAGTAAAGCATGAGGGGTTTCGTAATATCGCGTTTGCCGATCCTCTCAAAACCTATTTTGATTTGATTTTTGATTGGTGTGATTCGTCTTTGGCTACCCCAGAAAATAAGGAAAAGCCGATTGACCATCCCCTAAACCATACGGGCATGTCATATCGTGAACTGTGGGTTGAATTTGGGGCCTTGTGTAATCACATTGAGCCGGGTGTGTTTGTGCGCCATGCATTCCGGTGGATTGATATGATGAAGGAAGATGGGGATGACAAAATCGTCATTACCGATCTGCGCACAGAAAAGGAATTCATTGCATGCCGTGAAAATGGCATCAAGATCATCAAGATCATTCCGGATGCGTCCATCCAACTACCCTATCAGTCTAATCAAGGTGCTGCCTTTGAAGAGTTTGTACGAACTGCCAAGGGTGATTATGAGTTTGTCAATGATTATTCAGGATCGCAAAAATTCCTGAATTTCTATAGGAGCATCAAGAATGGATGAGAATACCCTGATCGTCAAAATCCACGTTTCCACTGATGAGGGAACATATAAAAATCTGAGTGCTGCCTTGGCTGTCGAATATGATGGCAATCTGATTGATGTGCATGGAGTGGTTGGAGAGGAAGGGGTGATTGATCTTGAATTCCTCATGGGCTTTGAGGCTGATGAGATGGATGATTTCCTAGATGCCTTCCTTGACCCGACTGAGGCTAAGATTGTGGGGATGGAAGAGTTCCCGCACGTCATCACTGGTGTTGATTATGAAAACATCCCTGATAAGCCTGAATTCAAGGATGCTCTCCTTGACCATTCCATTTATGCTGTCGATGCCCTGCGCTATGCGAATACTCAAAACGATCTGATTGTAGATACGATTATGCAACGCTTTGAGGAAATGTCTGAACATGTAGGAACCATCACAGACAAATATGCAAGCCTTGAAAACTTCGTGTGGGAAGTTAAGAACCTCCCACACTATTACGCAGCGCTTGCCGCATTGTGTAAGGAAATGGATATGGAACATATCCTAGATTATTTGAAACAAGATTCTGTTCATTAAGGAAATTTATGGCAAAAAGTTCCCTAGCAAGTCGCCTGATGAAGGCTGTTAGCAATCCAAATATCGCAATCCTTGAAGACTCCATTTTTAAGGAAAAGAAGGCAAACTATTCAACACCCGTGCCAATGATTAACGGCATGATGAGTGCAGACACGATGGGTGGTATCAATCCGGGTGTGACTATCGTGATGGGTGATTCCCGGACGTTTAAGACCAACTTCTGTGTTCTAAATGCCAAGGCATTCCAAGATCAACATGAAGATGGTTATGTGGTGTTCTTTGATTGTGAATTCGGTGCTGCTAACTCGTTCAAGACGTTCGGTATCGATGAAAGCCGCGTGATCCACGTTCCGTTCACTACAATTGAACAGATGAAGATTGAAGTATCCCAGATGCTTGATGCTCTGGAAGAAGGTGAAAAAATCTTCATTCTCATTGACTCGGTTTCGCAGGTCGCATCTAAGAAGGAAGTTAATGATGCGGTTGAGGGTAAGGATGTGTCAGATATGACACGTGCCAAGAGCCTTAATAGCTTCTGGCGTATCGTCACCCCGATTCTGACTATCAAGAACATTCCTCTGTTCGCAATCAATAGCTTCTATGCAGACACAACCAACAAGTATGCAGAGAACATCATGAAGGGTGGTAAGCAAGGCTTCCTCTCTGCCGATACTATCCTGATGGTGACCCGTTCCCAAGAGAAGGATGATAAGGCCAAGGATGAAAAACTGAAGGGTTGGTCATTCAATTACACGGTCATGAAGTCCCGCTTTGTGAAGGAAAAGTCTAAGTTCTCGCTTCTGGTGACCTATGCCGGTGGTATTGATCTGAATTCGGGTCTGTTTGATCTGGCTATGAATTCCGGTCTTATCACAATGCCTAAATCTGGCTGGTATAAGATCGATGAGGATTGCCTGAAGGAAGTTGATCCGTCATTGGATGCAGATAAGCTGTGGCGTAAGGCAGAAATTGAGGAATCTGGTTTCCTCATGAAGCTGGCGAAGAATAAAACCTTCCGCGAAAGCTTCCGCAGTCGTTATGCAATTGAGGCTGGTGCGATGTACAGTGAGGAAGATGAAGATGGCTCTCTGGATGTTGTGATTGATCCTGACACTGGTGAAATTATTGACGTGGCCTAATTATTAACAAAGGGGCTTCGGCCCCTTTTTCATTTGAGGTGAAAATGAGATACAGAAAGAAGCCCGTTGAGATTGAAGCAGTGAAGTACAACGGGGACACTACAGAACTTCCATATGAATTTGGCGCTGCCATCACCCGTTCGGTTCCTATGAACGCCAGAAGCATTGATGCCGGGGCTTGTTACATCAATACCCTAGAAGGTGAGATGCGATGCCGGGTAGGTGACTACATCATCAAGGGCGTGAAGGGTGAATTCTACCCGTGCCGTTGGGATGTCTTTGAAGCCACATATGAGGAAGCTTGACATTTATTACATTTGGGGTTACAATGGGCAAACTTAGAAATCAAACATATCAAGTAGTTGACAATGGCGAAGGTAAAGTAGCCTATGTCCAAATCATTAGCGGTCACTATACTGGCTTGACCGTTTCCTATGGTGGAATCTCTTTCTCTGAACAAGAGGATGGGGCCACTCTCCATTTTGATTATGACATCGTATCCAACCCGTACAACGTTCCCATCGATGATGAAACGTTGAGGCCGGTATTGGGTGATTGTCTCGTTGATATTATTGATGACTTGATGAAGAAAGAGTAATTTAGTTTCGGGAGAATAATGGATGTTTGAAAGGGTATGTTTGCAGGCGCTAGTTAATATTTTCCCATACACAAAAAAGGTCATGCCTCATATTCTCCCCGAATATTTCGGGGATGAAGCTGAGAGGCACGTTTTCAACATGATTAAAGAATATGTTGGAAAATACAACGTGCCACCCACCAAAGAAGCACTAGCAATTGTGCTTTCTGATACTCCGATGAATGAAATGCTTTTTGAACGGGTTAAGGAGGTTGTTCAAGATTTGGATATGCCCATGACTCAGGATATTAAATTCCTGACAGACCAATGTGAAAAGTGGGCACAAGAAAGAGCACTTTATAATGCCGTGACGCAGAGCATTTCAATCATTGAGGGTACAGAAAAGAAGTTCGATAAGAACGCAATCCCTAGCATTCTCCAACAGGCTCTTGCCGTGGCTTTCGATTCCAATATCGGCCATGATTACTTTGCAGATGCTGAGAATCAATGGGAATACATTAATTCAGATGACACCCGTTTCCCCTTCTCCATGGATACCATGAATCGGGTTACAAAGGGTGGTGTTGGTAAGAAGACTCTGAACATTGTTGGGATGGGTATTAACGTTGGTAAAACAACGTGGCTGATTGACCAAGCCGCACACTGGTTGGAACAGGGCAAGAACGTTTTGTATTTCACTCTTGAGGTGGCTGAAAACGTGATTCGTCTGCGTTCTGACGTGCGGTTGATGGGTGTGGATTTTGATAAATTGACTGCATTGGAAAAGATGCAGTACATGAATCGTGTAGGAAGCCTACGCAGTAAGACGCAGGGTGAATTCATCATCAAGGAATTCCCATCCGGTACTGCGCATGTGGGCCATATGCGGCATGTGATTGAAGAATTGGCATTGAAGAAGGGATTCCGCCCGGATGTTATCATGGTGGACTATCTAACAATCATGGCTTCTTCAAAGCTTCCGGGGGCTGCAAAGTCCAACAGCAATACCTATTTCACTTCGGTGGCTGAGGAATTGCGTGGGCTGGCTGTTGAAATGGATGTTCCCATTTGGACTGCAATGCAATTTGGTCGTGCCGGTCAGACTTCTGACGATGTGGACATGACTGATGTTGCTCTTGCTATCGGTATCGCGGCAACTGCTGACTTCATGGTTGCTTTCATGCAACCGGAAGAATTCGCAGCACAGAACAAGGTCATCGGCAAGATTCTGAAGAACAGATATGCCAACAAATCTAAGATTGGTAAATTTTTGTTGGGTCTTGACAATGATTTGCAGAAATTTTATGATCTTTCGATGGACCAGCAGAATGCTGTGATGGATGAGAATGAGGCCAAGGAATTCAGTGGCGTCAATGCTCCAAAGCCTAATGAGGGTTCCAATATGTCTACTTGGACATTTACGGAGAATGAATAATGGAAGAATCGATTTATGATGTGTTGAATGCGACAAAGGAGGATAAACCTCCTGCATTGATTCTCACACCTGAGCAATCCAAAGAGTTTGAAATGGAATTGCCGAATCTGGTGAAGAATGGATATGTCCATTTCGTTGTACAGCAGTATGGATATTTCACCCTTTGGGGTACTCGAATCGTTCAGTGTGCCTATCTGTGATGAATGCAAGAGAGTTTATCGATGGTGTGATAACTCTCTGTTCCATCTCCTATTACAAGGTTGAGGAATATGAGGCACCGCTGAATATCTGGAATGAAATCATCTACCTTCAAGAAATACTAATTTCTGAAGGCATCCTTGAGAAGGGTCCGGATAACAGTTTTGTTGTGAAGAAGACAGGAACCCGGTTGGTTTCTGAGTCTAAATTTTTGATTGATTAAGGAAATAGAATGAGCATTGTTGATACTGATACTTTTGAACTGCCGAATGACCTTGCAGCCCGTGCGCGCCTGAAGAATGGGGTTCAGGAACTGATTGATTCGTTTGTTCGTGTCTCTGCTGAGAAAGACCTTCAGAAGGAAATCATTGCCGCGATTTCTGAGGATACGGGCGTGAAAAAGACCCATATTCGCAAGCTGGCAAATATGAAGTTCAAGGACAATAAGGACAAGGTTGCAGCCCAAACTGATAGCCTGACCTCTGCATTTGAAATCCTATATGAGCATCCTCAGGCAGGAACAAGTGTCTCCGCAAGTGTTGCAACTGAAACCGACCAAGCCGCTATTGATGCTGCTGATTTTGGGGATGCAGCACAATGAAGCCGGAAGCAATCCAAAAACTGAATGAGGTTAAGGAAGAATTCAAGCTTGACCTCTTCCGTCCTGATATTGTGGGGATCGTGATTGATTCCATCCAACAGGCCGAATCTTGGGAATCTGCTGCACGTCAGGCAGGCGTTGAAGTGGATGTTGGTTCACTCAAGACCTTCACTTTCAATTTTGGTCGTGCTGCGGGCCACACTCATGCGGTGGCCGAACTGGTATCGGAGTATAATCAGGATGAAGAAGGTAGCGCATGGTCAATCACAAACGGTAGCACTGTTTCAGGGCAACTCAACATTGCCGCAAAAGATGAGACACGCGAAGATGTGAAGTACCTCTTCATTGATAATGCGGGCCAGAATACCCAACTGGATGTTGACATTCTGCTACAAACCTTCCCGAATCTGAAATTTGAGGTTTATTTGGGATAAATCTGTTGACTTCTGAGAAATGAGGGCGCATAATTCGTTTCGTACCTAACACCCTATGGGGAGAAACATCATGTTGCCGGATTTCGACAAGCTGGAAGATGACCTTGATGCAGTTGAAACGAAAGACGAAACCGCAGAAGGTCAAGAGCCTGATCTTTACGTTGAAACCTGCCCGAAGTGCTTGGGTTCTGGGAGCTATAAGGGGTATTCCTCATATGGTTACCAGTGCTTCAAGTGCAAGGGAACCGGGAAACTGATCTTCAAGACTTCTCCTGAACAACGTGCCAGCGCACGCAAGTCAGCAAAGAAGTCCAAGGAGAAGCAGAAGACGGACAAACTTGAGGCATTCAAGAAAGAGCATCCTCTGATTGCTGAGTGGTTTGAAGGTTCGGATTTCCCGTTTGCTGTCTCGCTTCGGGAAGCTGTGATGAAGTATGGCACGCTGACTGAGAACCAAGCTAATGCGGCATATCGTTGCATTGACAAGCTGGATCAGGCTAAGAAGGCTGCTGAGGATCGTAAGAAGAACGCCCTTTCGGTGGACATCTCCGAAATCAAAAAGGTGTTCGATACGGCACTTTCCAAGGGTTACAAGAAACCGGGTCTGCGTTTGGCAGGTTTCAAGTTCTCGCCTGCACCCGCTACCGGTAAGAATGGTGGTGCTGTGTATGTGAAAAGCCTTGAGAGTGGGGAGTACATGGGTAAGGTGATGAACGGCAAGTTCTTCAAGACCCGTGAGTGTTCTGAGGATGCAGAGGAAGCCATTGTACAGGCTGCATCCGATCCGAAGAACGCTGCAATCTCCTTCGGACGGTTGACGGGCGTGTGTGCTTGCTGCGGTCGGGAACTTACTGACAAAGAGTCTGTCGCGTTGGGAATTGGTCCCATTTGCGCAGAAAAATACGGTTGGTGAAAAATTTTTCTTGACATCTCCTTTTGGTTGAGTATTCTGGAGTCATGGCAACGACGCCATTCAACCGAAAGGAGATTCAAAATGCAAATCACTCTGAACAACGCCGCTTTCCGTGACCAAACCATCACGGGCACCTTCCCCCTTCTGAAGGAAATCCAACCTTCGGCAAAGGAGGGTTACGAATTCATGACCCGCATTCTGTACAACGGTCTGCGTGCTCGCGTCTTCTTCAATCGCAAGGATTACAAGCTGTTGGACGACGCCGTTCCGGTGGCTGTGGCCGCTCCGACCAAGGCACATCCCGTGCAAGTTGCAGCAACCCGTATCAGCGTTCCGGGCCGTCGCACCCGTGGCCGTGGCAATTTGCGAGAAGTCCCAAAAGTGCCCGTGCCGGGAACGCCAGAAGCCGCCCCGGTTCCGAAGAACGGCGATCCGGCTGTCGTGATCTTGGACACGATCATTCAAGCTCTGACCAAGCTGAAGGCAGAAATGTCTTGATAGCGCGGGCACGGCTGGATAAGACATAGGGTGATTCTTAGGGAATCACCCTTTTTCTATTGGAGGTTTTTATTTGAGTATTTTGCTAGACAAACAATATGCGAACCTCTTGTCAAGTCGGCTTGAGGGCTTCAAATGGTCAAGGCCAATGTTGGCTATCAGTCGTTGCCCCATGTGTGGGGATTCCGGAAAGAAAAAATCCAAGCGTAGATTCTACATCTATCGAAATTCCCGGAATGGGCTGAAGGACTATCTCAGTGTTCATTGCCATAACTGCGGTTATGGAAACCCCTTCGGTAAATTCCTCAATGAGTTTGATGCCGGTTTGTACAGCGCCTATCGCCTTGACCTGTTCAAAGAACTAGGCTACGGAAGCGATAGGAAGGCCGTAGAGGAAGAAATTCAGGAAACACCACAAGAGGTATTCACAGAAGCAATTGAGGGCTGTGTGAGCCTTCTGGAACTTCCTGAAGACCATCATTGTATCCGTTATGTGGAGAGTCGGAAGATTCCAAGGTCAGAATGGGGCCGTCTGTGGTATTCAGACAACTTCAAGGCCGCGATGGAAGACTTTACGGATGGGTATATCGAAGAAGACCCAACAGAAAATCTCCCAGAAGATCAAAGATTAGTAATTCCATTCAAAGACCCGTTCGGTTCTGTAACGTGTGTCCAAGGCCGTGCCCTGAATGGATCAAAGATGCGATACATCACAATCAAACAAACGCCAAATAGTTCAAAGGTGTTCGGTTTGGATGTGCTCAATCGTACAAAGACTGTCTATGTCCTTGAGGGGCCTATTGATAGTCTTTTTGTTCCAAATTCGGTAGCGGTTGCAGATGCAAACCTTGTCGGTTTTGAGGGCGGTCATGTGATGGTGCATGACAATCAGCCCAGAAATAGACAGGTGTGTCAGCACATAAATAACTCTATCGAAGCCGGTAAGAAGGTGGTTCTATTCCCGGCATGGCTTGACCTGAAGGATGTAAACGATATGGTCAAGGTAGGCGGATTCTCGCAGTCTGATTTGATGAATCTGATTAATGCAAACACCTATCAAGGCTTGCGGGCCAAGATGGAGTTTGCCAAATGGAAAAAGTTTTAAAGGATAACGTATGGCGAAAATTTGGCCCGAAGCGGTTAAACGAGAAATTCTAACTTTGGATGCACAGGGAGAAACCAAGGCAGCGATCAGCCGCATCACAGGTGTTCCCCGAACTACAGTGCGCGATATCATCGCAGCAGAAGCGAAAAGAACCATCATCATTCGCCCCCAAGAAGGGGATGAATTCCGTGATCCGGAATTGGTAGAACAGAGTGTGAAGCTTGCTGCCAAGGTGCAGCGTCTACAGGACATCCAACGGGTTGAGAGAAAGGCTTTCCGGGAAGAGACTCGCGGCATCAATATGATTGAGGAAATCAATGCTGCCTTGCTGGATGTTCTCTCAGGAAATTCCTTCAGTGACCGTGTTGAGTATCCGATTACGGTCATCAATGGTGCCCCGGTTGGTGTGGTGCATCTGTCTGACCTTCACTTCAATGAAATCATCTCTGGTATTGGTGACAACATCTTTGATTTCCGAATCGCTTCCAAGCGCATTCATAAGCATGTGGACAAGTCTATTAAGACCTTCCTAGCCCATGGGGTTAGTTCGGTGGCCGTCTTCCTGACAGGTGACATTCTGAACTCTGATAGGCGATTGGACGAAGTTGTTAATATGGCAACAAACCGCACCCGCGCAATGTTCCTTGCTGCTGATGTTCTGCAACAGGCTATTAACCACTTGGCCCAATACTTCAATGTGACGGTGGCATCTGTGACAGGCAATGAATCCCGTGTTGGTGAACACGTGCATTGGGATAGCCTGTTGGCATCTGACAGTTATGATATCGCAATTCACAACCAATTGCAGATTTTGTTTAGAAATGACAAACGGGTTACGGTTCTGGATATTGACAATCCTCAAGAAAAGGTTGTAAATGTGAATGGCGTGAATTTCCTGTTGGTGCATGGTCATGGTCATAAGGGTCTTGCCCGCACTGCTAACCTTGAAGGGGAAGTAGAACGTATCAAGGCACGGTATGCACAATCTAATATTCGTATCGATTATGTGATTTGTGGACATATCCACCAAGCCTACGTTTCTGATAATTTCTCGCGTTCTGGTGGTCTGCCGGGTAGTAATGGGTATAGTCAACAAGGGTTGAACCTGAATGGGAAGGCTTCTCAGAATGCCTATCTGGTTTTCTCAGATTTGACTATTGATGGATTCAAGCATGATCTTCAGAATGTTGATGATTATGTCGGTTATTCGTTTGATGAAACCTTGATGTCATTCCATAAGCAACAAGGATCGGGAACCTACACTATTCAATCGGTGGTGATCTAATGACATACGCAGAACTTAAGGAAGAGGCAGAACGGGTGATGGGTCATCTGGATACACCCGATTTCAATGTTTGTGTGGATGCATGCACCCTAATTCATAAACTTCTTCAGCAAATCAAAGGACCGGAAGGATATGATACTTGGTATGATGCAGCGGTAGCAGAGCGTTTGCGACGTGTGCAAGCTGAGGAAGAAGCAAGAAAGGCACGTGGTGCATTGAGTTGCGCGATGTGGAAACCTGCGGTATAAAAACAACAAAAGCCCCTTGACAGGGGCTTTTTTCATTTGTAGAATGTGCGTTCATTTATCAGAAAGGAGTCTACATGACCATCATCGTTCAGGATTTGAGTGCAGAAAACATCCATCGTACCGTGTTCTTCTCTGGCGTCAACAAAGAAGATATGCTTGAGTTTTATAACAAGGCTCGGGAAATTGGTGTGAAGTGGATTCACGAAAGCAATTATTCGATTTTTGAGGAAATGATTAATGGTGGCAATCTATTCGCACTCTTCGTTGATCGTCATGAGGCTGGTGGGCTTTCTAGGCTCGGTTTCTCATATCTGACCGACCATCACAACAATATGAGCTATCAGCAACGTTATGATGAATTCATGGAATACCGTGAAGATTATAGGGTTATCGAAGCCAAGAAATCGATCCGGTTTGTGGTTAAGGAAGAAATCATCACATTTGAAGGAAATACCTACCTCAAGCGTGATGTGATTGAAGCTCTGAAAGGTAAGGAAATCTAAGAATGAACACAAAATTTCAACATCTGAATCGTGAAAATATCGACCACACTGCCTTTTTTGGTGGGGTTGATGCAGAACTTACACTTGCATTTTACGAATATGCAAAGTCTCTTGGTGTGCAATGGCACATTCACAGCTATGAACCGGAATATTCCGAACGAATCAAGAGCGGCGATATTTTTGCCCTGTTCGTTGATATGGACCCGGACACGTCTTTGCTGACATTTTCATATCTCTGTGAGGATGCTGTGAAGAGAAATACCGAACAACGATATGAGATGTTCAAGGAATTTTTGGAAGATTATAAGATCGTCGATTATAAGGCCATTACATCTTATAGTTTTGGTATTAAGGTTGAACTGATTGAAATCGAAGGGAAGAAATACAACAAGGCTGAAGTTCTTGAAGCACTCAGCAAAATTGAGCCCTACTAAGATTCCAAAAACAACAAAGCCCCTTGACAGGGGCTTTTTTCATTGGTAGAATCGAAGGTTCTAACATCTAGGAGAGTGTAAGCAATGAAGAATCGCATGATTAAGTTTCTGGCAAAGAATGATGAAGAGTCGTCCGCATTTCAGGTCTGGGCATTCTCTCAGGGTGCCCGTTGGGGCGGTGCATCGCCTTATGACATGATTCACCAAGGGCGCGCACTCTTCATTAATGAACGTGGCTTTATCGCATGGGATGATGAAGACGAATACCATGAAGATGATAAATACGCCCCGATTTACCTTGTGAATGGCGAATTCGTTGAGGATGCCAACAATTATAAGAAATTCCTGAACACGAAAATCTACAGTGAAGACAAGGAAGTCTTGAAGGTGTATGCCCAACAAGCAATCAATGTTGGTGTTCGTTGGAATACCGGTAGCACTGATTCAAGTTGGATTGATCGGTCTGTCATAACCTGTATTTTCATCAACAACTACGGTCAAATGACTTATGGGAATGCTAGTAAAACTCATTTCAACCTACAACCACAAGACCAAATTTATTTTAAGACTTCTTATGAATTCACCCGTGTGCGTGAAACCGTCATTGTCAATGGTAAGAAGTATTACCGTGACAAATTTGATGAACTCCTAAAGCAATTGGAGGAAGTGAACGATGTTGATGTTAATTAATCGGGATGATGTATTCAACGCCATCCGTACACTAGACAAGAACAGCCTTGGGCCGGTTCGCCTCATGGAAGCCGGTTCAAATTATGTTTCTGCTGTTCTGACACAGGAACAAATCACCTGTCTTAAGCAAAACAATTTTCAATTGAGGAAAGTGAATGTCTGATATGCTGAAAACGAAGTTCCGAGTAAAGGACGAAAACCATTCGATTCAAATCCAAAAAGCTCTATTTGAATTGGGTTTTGATTGGGTTTCGTATAACATACCGTACAAAACACCACAATACACCCGGAAGCCATATCTTTATGTGAATGATTCCGGCCAACTCATGCATGGGGATAGTCTAAGCGTTTTCGATGATTTTGCCGATTATCGTGAAATGCGAATTGTCCCTGTGACAACCTTTGAATTTGTTGAGGTTGAGGAAACCATTGTTGTTTGTGGGAAGCGGGTCAAGAAGAAAGACTACATGCAGGCTGTGGCCGATCTAGAAGAGGTTCCGAACTATGCTGATTGACCGCAAATTTGCCATTGAATTCAAGTCACCAGAGTCCTTCATGGTGGCTGAAAAGATTCTTTTGGAAGCTGGTTATTGGTGGTGGAGATACCAAAAGGGCATCCCCTATGCTAAAGCTTGTGGTGATAGAAATGGCCCCCATGTTGCTAATCGGTTTTGGTTGATTTGTTATCCAGACGGGGAAATGACTTGGGAAGACTATGATGCGTGGCATGATGAAAAACTATGGTATGAAATCCCTGAGGATGAATTAGCCGAAGTTTATACATTCGATTGGTCAAGACTGAAAGGATCAATCCTTAATGAAAAGGGTGAAGTTGTGTTTGGTGAACCATTTAATCAAAAACCGAAGCTTGATGGGTTGAAGATTCAGACCACATACGGGAAGTTTCATGGGGTGTATGACTACCTTGTGAATATCGGTTATACCCGTGGTGATAAAAATGAATTCAGTCCAACCATCGATAACCACACGGTGTACATCTACGCCGCACCGGATGGGAAGATTTACTACAATTCCAGCAAGGAAATGTTTGAGTCTCATCCCTTCCAAGAATATGAGATTACCTATACAGTGAGTATGATTCCGAAGGAAGATAAGCCGGATGTCATTGAACTGGATGGTTGTGTTTATAGAAAATCTGCACTCCTGTCAGCCATCAAAAATCTGTCAGGCGTGAGTGTCACATTGGGGGTTTAATGGAGAAGGTTCTTTATACGATTTGGGCATTGCGTGAAACCACGTCTTCAAAGGAAAAGATTGCAATCCTGAAGGCTGGTGATTCGGAAGACCTGCGGAATTATCTGCGGTTGGTGTATGACAATAAGGCAGCTAACTTCTACATCACGGAAGTGGATTTGATGTTTGCGGATGCCGAAACTCAAGAGTTGGGCCTTGACCGGTATTTCTATAAGTTTCAAGAGTTGGGCGATATGCTTAATTCCCGTTTCTTGTCTGGGCATCGTGCACGTCAAGCCATTGCGAACTTCTATGTTCAGTCTGACGCGGTAGGAAAGGAACTTCTGAAACTCATGCTGGCCCGTGATATCAAGGCTGGCGTGTCTGCAAAAACGATCAACAAGGCATTTCCGGGCCTGATTCCTCTGGCTTCCTACATGCGTTGCTCCCTTCCTAAGGCTGTCAAGCTGGATCAGTGGGATTGGGATCGGGGTGTGTATCTTCAGACCAAAGAAGATGCCATGTTCGCAAACATGTATATCGGGAATGGTGAAATTACTGCCATCACCTCACGTGTTGGAACCCGTTATCCGTTGGATCGTTTCAAGGTCTATTTCTCGGAACGTTTCAATTCAAATGCGAACTATGTGATTCATGGGGAATTGATCGTTTATGAAGACGGTAAGCCCCTCCCGCGTGAGAAATCCAATGGTGTGATGAATTCGGTTGAGCAAGGTGAAAGCTTTGCTCCGAATCAATATCCGGTCTTTGTGGCTTGGGATATTATTCCCCAATGCCATGCGGACACGGGTGAACTGTATGAAGTAGAATATGAAGAACGCTTCTTGTTCCTACAAACTACGATCTATGGCAAGAATAAACGTCATATCCGTGTTTGTGATACTGAGATTGTCTATAGCCTTGCTGAGGCCAAGCAAAAGACGGCTGAGAAGATGGCTAGGGGTCTTGAGGGTTCGATTATCAAACGCCATGATGGGTTTTGGAAGGATGGTGATTCTAAGGATCAAGTCAAGCTGAAGCAGGAAAAGGCTCTTGACTTGGTGGTGACCGGCATCAACCCGGGGAATGGGAAGAATGCTGACACGTTCGGTTCACTGATTATGCAAACCTCTTGTGGCCGTCTGGAATGCGGTTTGTCTGGTTTTACCGACAAGATGCGTGCCCAGATTCATGCGTTGGGTGAAGGCATCAATGGGGTGGTTATGGAAGTTATCGCCAACGGGATCATGTATTCAACAGACCCGAACAAGCCGCACAGTCTGTTCCTGCCCCGGTTTAGTCGGATTCGTACAGACAAGAACATCCCGGATTCGTTTGAGCGTGTTGAGGAAATCTTCGCAGAATTCTAAGAAAGGTGTTGACTTCTTACTTTGGTGTGGGTAAGATTCTCACATCAAAGGAGAAATCATGAATCTTCTAGGCTTGATGCACATTGCGGGCGTAATCAGTTTCTGTGTTTTCTTCGGAATGCTGGCCCTTCTGTGCATCGTAATTCACTTTTTGGAGAAATAAATGTTCCTCAATTCGGTCCTTCGTTTCGTTTCTGGTGGTCTTGCTGGATATTCGCTGTGCATCCTCATCATGCTGATTTCTTCGGCTGCTGTTGAGGTTCTTCGCAAGCCGGGAGAGGATGTTGAAACCAACATGGTTCCCAAGGTCTTGATGCTGACTGTCGCATGTGCGATTCTGTACACCCTGATTCCTTTCATTCAGTGAGGTTATAAAATGCGTCGCCTTGTTTCTATCTTTATCACGGTCGTTTTCGTTGCCATCATTGCTTATTACGGTGCCGTTGCATACATCGTCGTATCTGCACTGACTGCGGTTGATGGTATGACCCCGGAAAAGATTGGGGCTGTGGCTGGTAAGGTCGTGAAGGGGTTTAATGAGGCACAAAGGGAAGAATGATGCTTTTTAAGAAATTTGGTTTGAACCCAGCAGGCAGAACCTTTGCTTGTGGGGACATTCACGGGGAATATGATCTTCTTGAGGAAGCCCTTAAGAAGATCAGTTTCAATAAGGAAAAGGACCGCCTTTTCTGTCTGGGTGATTTGGGTGACCGTGGCCCAAAATCCCATCTGAGCGTTGAATACCTTGGGAAGCCTTGGTTCCATTCCATCCGGGGAAATCACGAAGAGATGGCTATTGCCTACTTCTATGGTCTGTGGCCCCGTGACAACTTTATCAGAAATGGTGGTGAATGGTTTGTCGATCTGAATAAGGATGAACAAGCCGTGTATGTCTTCATGTATGAAGAACTTCCCTATGCTGCTGAGGTGGAAACACCCTCAGGTAAGGTGGGTCTTGTTCACGCTGAGTGCTATTTCAAAGATTGGGAAAACCTAATTTTGGCTCTCACTGGCGATGACAAGATCAAGAAGGAAACCATGATTGAATATTGCACATGGAGCCGTGAGTTTTACTATTCCGGTAAGACCGATCCGGTCAAGAACATCCGTGCGGTTCTCCATGGTCATACCATTGTTGAGAAACCTGAGGTTGTGGGAAATCGTTACTACATGGATACGGGGGCGTATTACTACCACAAGAAGAAGGGTGTAAACAACCTCTCTATTATCGATATAGATCATTTGGAGTTTGTACATGGCCCAATTTAGTTTGACCGGGAATATTAGCTTCCGGTCTTTGGACAATAATTTGGTGTTGCAAGTGGAATATACCTACAAAGAACAATGGAGAAAGTCCCGTTCTGAGTGGGGTACGCGGGAAGCGAGGGCATGGAGAGATGCTACTGTGGCCGATCTACTGTTGCTTGATTTCAACACCACGTTGAAAGTTCCTAAGAAAACCGATACAATCTGAGGTTCTAACTTTTGAAGGAGTTTATAGATCATGAGCAAGATGAATCCAAGAATCAAGGCAAAGTGGCTTGCAGCCCTGCGCAGTGGTGAATACAAGCAAGGTCAAGAGCAATTGCGTGATGACCAAAACAATTTCTGCTGCCTTGGTGTTCTGTGCAATATCCATGCACAAGAAAACCCGGACTTTGCGGCACGCCAGAAGAAAACTACCGCATATGATGGTGAACAAGGGCTTCTTCCGAAGGTCGTCAGCAAGTGGGCAAAACTTGATGATGACAATCCGGGTTTTAATATGCCCTTCAGCGTGCGCGGGACACGTAATGCAAGTTATGGTGATCGATTGACGTTCAAAAAGGGTGAATCTGTTGATATCGCCTATTTGAACGATGGTGGTTTGAACTTCCGTCAAATCGCAGACGTGATTGAGGCTGTTCTGTAATGACGGAGTTGATTCGATATGGAATGAAACCCAAAAGCATCCGCAAACGCCTGAATGAAAAGCTTGAGGCTTGGATTCAGTCAATTGAGGATTTGGATGTGCAACAGGCTGTGCGTGACGATGTGATTGTCACAGGTGGTTCTATTGCCTCTATGCTTTTGGGCGAGAAGGTGAACGATTATGATGTGTATTTCAAGACCAAGGATACAACCCTTGCTGTAGCACGCTACTACGTTCAGAAGTTCAACGAAAAGAAGAAAATTGAGGTCGGGGAAGGTGTTAACCCCGTCTATCCTGAGGTTCGTGAAGTGACTGAAACGAACTGCAAGGGTGAAGAAGAGAATCTTGTTCAGATTTGGATCAAATCGGCTGGTGTGGCTTCGGATGAGATGTCCGAATATCAGTATTTCGAGTTGATGCCACAAGAGAATCAAGACAACTTCATTGATTCGATTCAACAGGTCACGGAAGAAGATGGGAAGTATCGTCCTGTGTTCCTGAGTCAGAATGCAATCACCCTGTCTGATTCTATGCAAATCGTGATTCGGTTCTATGGTTCGCCTGAGGAAATTCATAACAACTATGATTTCGTGCATGCAATGAACTATTACGATTTCAAGAATCAACATCTTGAACTCAAGGTTGATGCATTGACTGCATTGATGTCCCGCACGCTGATCTATCGCGGTAGCCTGTACCCGATTGCTACGATGTTCAGAATTAAGAAATTCCTCACACGTGGTTGGCGTATCAGTGCCGGTCAGATTCTGAAGGTATCGATGCAGATTTCAGAACTGAATTTGAAGGATTTCAACACGCTGAAGCAACAGTTGACGGGTGTTGATGCTGCCTATTTCCATCAAATTCTTGATGCTGTGAAGGATGTTGATCCTGAGAAGATCAATTCGTCATACATCGCAGAAATCATTGATCGCGTGTTCGGGGAGTGATGAGGTTTAACAAAAAGCCCCTTGACAGGGGCTTTTTTCATATATACAATTCTCACATCAACTAACCGATGGGGCAAATCATGAAGGTTCAAGACATCATCAAGCTTGCTGAGAAACATGTGAAGGTAACCGGCAATACATCTGCTGCAATATGCCTGCAAGACGCAAAGAGCATGATTGAACGTGGTTTTGATAACTATGCCCGGGTTCGTGCTCTGGATTCCCTGAAACACAGCGTCGGTGTTTTCCACTCGGATTACAAGAAAGCTTTGGAGAATTAAAATGCCTACATTGGTTGCAGCTACTCAGACCTTCAAATTGAGGGACATCCTCAAAAATCCTCAGAAGACTCAAGAGAAAATTGAGAAATTCTGTGAAAAGTATCACAACACGATGGACATATCCTATCGTTGGGAAGATGTTCCGGATTCTGTCCCGGTGTTTGTCCTTCATGCGAAGATCAAAGCGGCAAGCTCAAAGGAAATTGCCAAGAAGGCATCTACCCTCTGCTTTGCTGGCCTTGGTATCAAAGTTTGATGCACTGAAATGGAAATCTCATATCCGCATAAGGCAATTCAGATTGCAGAGAAACACAAGGAAGCCAACGAGAAGGCAACTGAATGTTTCAATACTGCGGTTTTGATGAATTCGTTGGGGTTCTCTGCATCGGCTAAGATGCTGGCCCTGAAGTGCGTCTATTATGCGGTTGGTGGTTCCCATCCTGATTTCCGTCTTGCAAGGAGAATGTAAAATGGCTATGCCAAATTTCTTTGTTGTACGTCATCCCGAGAAGGGATTTTTCAACATCCGTCCCGGCGCAACCTCAAGTAACTGGATCGATGAGGGATATTTCTGTTGGTCCACCTGCCAAACTCTCATTTTCGGAGAAGCAGACCAAGTGTTGCAAAAGTACGACGGATGTGAAAAAAGAAAGATTTAATCAAAATCCCCTTGACAGGGGATTTTTATTTTGCGAAAATACACTCATCAACTTAACAAACGGAGATTCAAAAATGAAAAAGCTTCTGATCGCTGTTGCTGCATCGCTGGCCGTCTTGTCGGTTCCTGCAAAGGCTGCTGAGGGCGATTATTCGTTGATGGTGTATGGTGCTTCCTACCATATCCACAACGGCAAGCACAACACCAATATGAACGAATTCAATCCGGGCCTTGGTCTGGAATATGAAATCAAGGACAACCTCTTTGTGGGTGCCTCTGGTTACAAGGATTCGTTTAGCAAGTTCGGCTATAACGCATATGTCGGTTATCGCTACTACCCGTTTGATGGCCCGGTTTTCGTCTCGGTGCGTGCTGGCTATCTGAACGGTTCCGGGTATCACGGTTTCACCGCGCTTCCGTCCATTGGGGTGACTTATAAGAACCTCAGTCTGGAATTCACAACGGTTCCTTCGCGTGTGTACAGTGGTACGGTTTCTATGGCTTGGCTTCGTTGGAGTTTCTAAGAATGAGTGAAATGATTATCAAGGGGAAACCCGTTGATTCTGTAAATGAGGATGGCAAGGGCGTCATCTTCGCAAAGCATCCGATTACGGATGAGTACCTTAACTGCACAGTTGAGGTTTTCCCGGACGCAGAAGATACCTTTGTTCTGCGTTTTGGGGAAGGTGATGGTTGGATTCTGCGCAATGCAGACATTGAGCGGGCATATCAAGAAGCCTAAAAGTTGTGATGAATGGGTTGCACATATCTCAAATCCGGGGTATGATGTGACCCATGTTAATTTTGAGAGAGTGAAAACAGATGATTACGCATGATACTGCTGGTGATGTTCTGAATATCGGTATTACAGGTGAACAGAAGTTTACGATGTCGGCAACGGGTAAGGGATTCAGCATCGTTATCGACAAGCTTTATTCCAACAAGATCGCAGCGGTTGTGCGTGAACTGTGCTGCAATGCACGTGATGCCCATGTGGAAGCGGGTAAGGGTGATGTTCCTTTTGAAATCACCATCCCCAATGCAATTGAGCATAATTTCGTAGTCAAGGATTACGGAACTGGCCTTTCTCCTGAGAACGTTTTTAAGTTCTTGGGTGGCATCTTCAATTCGTCCAAGGAAGCAAGCAATGACTTTGTGGGCACGTATGGCCTTGGTTCCAAGTCTCCCTTTGCTCTGACCGATTCCTACACCATTGAAAGCCGCTTCAATGGCAAGAAATACACATTCCTCGCCTTCCGTAAGAAGGGTGGAGAACCTTCCATGGTTCAAACCTTGGAAGAGGATACGGATGAACCCAACGGCATCACTTTCAGCGTTCCTGTGTCTGATTATCACGGCTTTGAACGTGAAATCATGAATGAACTCATCATGTTTGAAACCCGGCCAGTTTTCACAAACCGTGAGAACTTCAAGTGGTTGGCTGTGACTCCGGTTGAGCAAAACGGGCATGGGATGTTCGCAGAAGTTGAATATGGCTTCAATAAGGGCTATGTGTGCGCGATTATGGGCGGTGTGGTGTATCCGATCGATCTTGCGCAGGTTGATACCCCTTCCTGCAATCGTCTCAAGCAAATGGCTTCTTATGGCGTGCGCAAGGCAGTTTTCCTAAATTTCAATTTGGGTGAACTGGATGTTCAACCTAGCCGGGAAGGTCTGTCCTATGACGATGAAACCAAACAGGCGATTGAGGATCGTGCCGACAAGTTCATCGCAGTCTATGACAAGATCATTCTTGATCGTCTGAATGGGATGGAAAAATACATTGAGATTGGTTTGGAAATTAGTAAGCTCCATTCCAAGGATCAATATTTGAAGAATTCGCGTCTTCTGAATGTCGTTCGGGAATTTGATAATTTCCCGTCTCAGGTTGCGTTGGGTGGACCCGCAAAACTGACTCTGAACTATAGCAATGCTGGTGTTCCAAGCATCAAGATTTTGACCCCGATTGCATATGAGGAAAAGACCTACACGAAGGCTGATCCGACCGACCCGACTAAGGAAATCATTCAGAAGATCAATCTCAGTCACCCGAAGTTTGAAGAGTATTATTCAAAGACGGTGTACCGTGATGGTGATTACTACATGACCCTTGATAAGGGCCGTGGCACCAATGCTTTCCACCATCATTATTTCAGTTTGGCGAGTGATATTGAGGAAAGTGAGAAGTTCACAATTCTGGTTCTTGATGAACAGAAAAACATTCCTAAGAAATTGACCAAGCATTTCACGGATCGTGCCCGAACCTCTTTCATGATTATTGGGATAAATCCTGATTATCTGAAGCATGGTGGTAAGGGTGACAACCGGGATGTGAGTGAATTGATTACCCTCTTCAATGAGATGGGTCTGAACAAACAGATTGAAGTTGTGTATGCTTCGGAACTGGATTATGACAAGACTGTTCGTCAAAAGAACCAGACTGAGAAGGTCGTCGGGATCAATGTGATTGGTCACAGCGCAGGCTATTTCAAGCCGGTCACTCTGGCAATGAAGGACACTTCTGAGATTCCTGAGGGCGCAATTTATGTTCTGACTGAAGGCACTGAAGTTGAATTCAACGGGAAGAAGGTGAAGGAGCAAAACAGTAGCATGGAGGGTCTGAAAGCCCTGATTGCTCACACCGAAATCACGATTTATCAGATTATGAAGTCCGGACGTAGGTATCTGAAGCATTTTGAAGAAAAGAATGCTATCAGTCTGGATGATTGGTTGAAGAATCAATTCCGTACTCAATCGTTGAGCATGGAATATCGGGAAGCCCGTAAGGCTCGCGTTTTGCTTACCGCAAGTGAGAAATGGAATATGGATTTCGTCAGAATTGTTAAGAAATACGATTCCGATTTTGAGGTTTTTAAGTTGCTTGATGCTGTCCTTGCTGGCAAACCGCCAAGCCAAAGTAAGGAAATCATGAATTTGTCAGACCGGTTGTATGAAAACATCTGGATTGGTGATGCCAAGGCATACAAGATGGATGTGAAGGAAGATAATCTTACCGGTTTGGTTTTGTATCGTGCTCAGTTGGCAGCATTGAAGGAAAAGGCCAAGGCGTTTGAAGAAACCTACGGCAAGATTGGTCGAAAGTTGTTGGGTAACTGGCCTAGCACGGATGACTACGAATATGCAGAAAAGTTCGTAGAAATGATGTCCAAGGCTCGAAAGTATGATGAGTTGCAGTTGACGCAGTAAAGAAACAACAGGGGAATTGACATGTTCCCCTGTTCCTGATAAGATGTGGTTTCTATTTTAAATTGAGAGGGTTCTACATGGATTTGATTACGGCAAAACAAGTTGTTGTTGCACATACACTGAAGGATATTTTTGATATTTCCACTGTTGATATCGGCAAGTTGCTGGATATCAATCCGCGTTCGGTTCTTCGTCGTCTGGAAAAGGATTATCACCAAGCTTTCAATATTCTTGAGGAAGCTGACATTGATGTGATTGGTGATTATTCCTACTACGTTGGCAATCGCATTGCAGAAGAAAATTTGGATGATAACCATGCGGAATTCATCTTTGATGCTGACGATAATGGTCTAGTTGATTCGGTTCTGATTAACGAAACCAAGGGTTTCATTTACTTCAGCACGATTGAAATCAACACCAAGGAAAGCAACACCCAAACCACCGCAACTGCGTCTAAGGATGATGGGGAATTGGTTGACTTCCAAGCAATTGTTCTCCCTTCGTCTCTGGTTGTGGTGCGTGACGGTAAGCCTCTGGCGGTGGATTCCAAACATAAGAATTTCGCCAAGATTCGTGATTTGATTTCTGCGAATGTGGTGAACAACCAAATTCCGGTTGGTGTTCTGGCTGATCTGTATGATCTGATCGATCTGAAGGCCGCTCTTGAGGAATTTACGGAAGGTCTGGTTAAGGTAACCCGTTCTGGTGTTACCATCGCTGGCCGTCCGCTGGATGGTCGTCTGTCGGATCGTTTGATGTCGGCTGTGTTTGATGGTCACAAGGATGCAAACACCACACTGCGCGGTCTGGCAAACTTCGTTGCTCTGCTGGAACAGAACCCTTCGCATCGCGTCGTGTCGCGGCTGTATGACTTCCTGAAGGCCAACGATATCAAGATCAATGATGATGGTATGGTTGTGACCCTGAAGGTTGTGAAGCCTGATTATAAGGACAAGTACACCGGCACGATGGACAACAGCCCCGGTCAACTGGTAAGCGTGCCGCGCAACCAAGTGGATGACCGTGATGAGAATACTTGCTCCAACGGCCTGCACGTCTGTTCGATCAAGTATTTCGTTGATGGCCCTTACTACCGTGATGGGGATACCGTTGTGGAATGTCTGGTGCATCCGAAGGATTGGGTTTCGATTCCGGTTGACTATGACAACAGCAAGGCCCGTGTTTGCGCCTACGTTGTCACCAAGGATATCACGGATGAAGTCCCGGCAATGATTAAGAAATACCGAGAAGCAAACTAATCATTTGCTAAGAATGGGGGCTTGACTGCCCCCATTTTCATAGGTACTATCTGCCACATCAACTAACTGAGGAATTCAGAAATGGCAAAGAAGATCGATAAGGCTGCACTTGCTGAGAAACTTGCTAAGGAAATCACAGAAGCCCGCGCAGGACGCGCAAAGGCTCTGGAAGAAGGAAATCAACTTCGTGCGGCTTATTACTTCGGTAAAGTCATTTCTTGTTTTGATCTGGCAGATTTCTACGATCTGTTTTTAAAGGATAACAGGCATGCCGATTGCGTTTGATGGTACATTCGCACCGAATACGCTACCCATGATGAAATGTGGTGGAACTCCCGTGTTTGACCAAGAATCCGGGTATGCATATCGGTGCGACTATTGTTTTGCTGTGATTGGGTCGGTTAGCCAACCTGATCGGTGCAAGGAAATAAATGAAAATGGAGGGAATGATGTCTCTTGAGCAAAAAGATCGGCTTGCCCCGCTGGATTATGGCCGTCTAGAAGATTCACCAAGCAATTATCAGTGGCAATATAAGGGTAAGGCTATTCCTGTGTCTGAAATGTCAGAAGAAGAACTAAGATATGCCCTGTGTGAGGCGATGGATACCCTACACAACATGGGTGATGCTGTGAAGAAAGCCAAGAAAATCTTCAAGTTCTGGGTAGATGGCATGAAATAAGAAAAGCCCCTTGACAGGGGCTTTTTTGTTGGTCATAATTTAGGAAATGAAAAGGAGCCTGATTTATGAGTTATGATATGTTTTTGGATGATGAGCGATTGCCACCTACAAACCGTCCGGGCAAACCTGAACGTGATTGGGTGATCGTTCGTTCTTACCAACAAGCCGTTGATTATATTGAGGAAAATGGTTTTCCTCGCTTCATCTCATTCGACCATGATCTAGGGGAAGCCAAGGAAACCGGCTATGACTTTGCCAAGTGGTTGATTAGTCAGGACATTGATAAGATGTGGATGCCTGAGGATTTCGATTTCTATGTCCATTCTCAGAACCCAATCGGTAAGTTGAATATTGAAAAGGCTTTTGAGTCCTATTTCAACTATTTGGAGATGCAGAGTGAAAAGCTATAATCTGTGTTATGTGAAGGATGGTGTTACCAAACAGGACATCATCAACAACGTTGAATTTCTCCCCAAACCGGGGGAATTGTTCGTCTATCAAAATGTTCGGTATAATGTGGTTTCCATTCAACACCACGTAAGCCCGACAAAGACTGAGATTTACGTGATCGTCGGTCGATAAAAAAGGCCCCTATTGGGGCCTTTTGTTTAACCTCCACCACCAGAACCACCGCCCCCTGTTCCACCACTTCCCGGAACTGAGACATTCACCCATTTTGTTCCATCTGAGAACATCAGGGCGAAGGTAGAACCAGTCTGTACGGTAATCAGACTACCACCATTGGTAGCCGGATCAGGAAGCGTCTGACCCGATGCATACGGGGCCAGTTTGGTAGGTTGTGTCATTGCGACGGGTTTAGTAAAAATGGGATTGCCGTCCGGTGCGAACTGCACAGAGTTTTGCAACGATCCGAAGAATGCCCCACCCGATCCACCTAGCGAACTTGCAGTATCAGCATGCACAGCATCCGCAGCCTTCAATTCTGCGATGTTCTCACAGGACAAATCCTTGAAGCTGGCAGCATCACCAACCAATTGATCTGAGAAGGATACAACAGGGGTATTCAGTTGGACCCGGCTTCCTGCCTGTACGTCAAAGTTTCCACCCACACTATGAACAGCATCACCACCGATTTTAGAAAAATAGTCGTTGGAGATTTTGTAGACTACATTCCCCATATAGATGCCGTACTTGTTTGTATTGGCAATCTCATAATCATCTGCGATGGATTTTCTAACCGTTTCACCATCCGGGGAAATCTCTGTGAAACTTCCTGAACGATGCATCCACATCAGCCGTTCGTAACCCGGAGTATCATCAACCTCAATCACATGACCCGATCTAGACTGAAACACCCAATTCCAAGGATACTTTGAATTGCGTTTGCTGACCGGTTGCTGAATCTCTCCGACTGGTGCCCCGGTTGTGGGTTCCTTGTTGATGTCGTTGGTTTTAGCCGGTTCCATATCTGCCTTGTCATCCGGCTTTGCACCTTCAGCAGATAGCAGAATCTGGATTGACTTCTTGGTTAGGGCAATTCTCTTATCCATGTCCAATTTAGCCGCATTGACCTTCTTGGTGCAGGTTTCCCAATCCATCCGATCTGCATAGTTGTTCAAGCCCTTGGAATACCAATACCATGCAGCAGAAGCCATTGCTCCCCGATCTTCCAACAACAAATCCGGGTTATCCATAATTCCCTTGACGCCACCTCTATTACAGCCAACATAGTTCTGTTTTAGAGTCAGTTGAATCAGGCCACGCCCGCGATATTTCCAGCCGTCTCCCGATGCTTCGTTGCCGTTCCCGCCCTTGAGGGCATAGACGCGGTTTGCGATCTTCTCAGGCTGTCCCGCGTATTGCTGTGCCTCTTGTAGAGATGAGAACTTGTTAGGGAAAACCTGCAACAGCCTCTGTGCCGAATAGTTAAGGTTTTCTGCCTTGGCCTTCAGGTTGTTGGATTCGATTCCAACCTGACCAAAGAACCCGGAATATCTAAGAATTGTATTGATCCCTCTGGATGTACATTCCTCTTTAATGATTGGATGCCATCTTTCGGCATCCGCTTTCGATAGACCAAAAATCTGTTGCACATGGTCTACTCTCAAATCAACTTCACGATCTTGAAAAATCTCACTCATGATGGCATCCTTGCCCCTACAATTCTATCTTTCGGGAAATTAACAATCGTCACGCGCCCGCCTGTGTCATATCTATGGCTACCGTCCGTTGTCTGATTCCCACCAATTACCTCAATCTTGTTCCCAAGGTCTTTTGTCACAAAGCATACATGCCCTGAAGAAGGCCCACGGGTGCCCCGTAGAACGACAATAGCCCCATATGGAATGTTGGTTGTCCCAACGTCCTTACCCCAATTCAGGAACGATCTAGCCAGCGCTGAGCCGGTCCCCTTCACGTTAGCTTTCTTCAGACACCAATTCACGAATGAAGAACACCATGGAGTTTGTTCATTGGTGTTGATTCCACCACCGATTTTGTGATATTCAATGATTTGTGCCTTGTTCTCTTCCTCATTGACCCCTCTTTGTGAGATAGCAATCGGCATCCAAGGAGTACCGGAAGGGATTTCTTCCTTCTTGACTTCTTTCGGAAAATCGTCTACACTTTGTTCAGGGGTACGATTCTCAGAAACGTTAGCAGAAGGTGAACGATCATCAACCTCACCCCGCGCTAGTCTATTGACATCAGAGCCATAGTCACTTTGTGGCAATAGACCCTCAGTATCATTAAATCCCATCTGTTTATTCAAGAACTCTTTAGATTTTCCTCCCAAAGAGAAAAGCACTACAGGTTCTTGCATGTCCGGACCATCTCTGAAAATCCCTAGGACTGTGGTTCCTGTAACCACCCCGACAGGGGCAGAACCAATCCCGGAAATGAAAGCCGATGTGATAGGCATTGCGATATCAGCCCATGGCAAATCAGCCGTTGGAATATCCTCTTTACTTGCTGAGTGGATACCAATAATTCTAACTCTTAGTCTTCCCAATTCTTCGGGGTCATTTACATCTTCAACCACCCCCATAAACAGGAAGTTGTTAGCCAATGGAATCATGTTTTGCTCCGCTTAAATATCAATGATACAGATACTTATCACCCCGGAAACGGGATTACTCAATTGTCATAAAGGAAACAAATATATGACTACTAAGGTTCAAAGAAAGCGCGCTAATCAAGAAAAAGCCGAACAAATCCGAACCGCTAAGGTGAATCGTGTCAAACCGAAGACCCCTAAGCAAAAACTTCTTTCGGATGCCCTTTATAAGAATCCTCTGACTATCGCTACCGGTCCTGCCGGTGTTGGTAAATCTTATGTGGGTGCGTCGGTTGCACTTAATTTGCTCTCTGAAAATCTGATTGACAAAATCGTAATCACTCGAAACCCTTTGCCTACAGGCAAGTCTTTGGGCTTTTTCCAAGGTTCTGCACTTGAGAAAATGCTTGTTTGGGCGGGTCCGATTGTTGGTACAATGAAGAAAATCCTTACTGAGCATGTGAATGAAGGTTATTTTGATTATCTGGTTCACTCAGGAAAGATTGAATTTGTGCCGATTGAGGTTTTGAAGGGTAGTTCTTTCGATAGGACATTCCTGTTTGTGGAAGAAGCCCAAGAGTGTGATGAAGAATGTTTGAATATGCTGTCTACCCGGATGGGAGAGAATTCTAAAATCTTCCTGAATGGTGACTTCAAGCAAAAGAACAAAGCACTTCGTACTGCCGATTTCTTTAATTTTGTGGAGAAAATTGAGAAGTATGAGGATGGTATCGATGAACGTTATGAGAAGGGTGAAGATATGGATCAATGGGAAACAATTGCAATCCCGATCATCCATTTTGAGAAGAGTGATATTGTGCGGTCAGACTTGACCCGCAAGATGGTGGAAATCCTCTATACCTAAGTAATCATAACAAAAGAACTCTGACCTTAGGACCGTTAGGGTAATGGCCCATCTGGGCAGGCAGTGGGGAAAGGGAACGAATTCGCTACTCGTTCCCTTTTTCTTTACCTAGAGGATAGAAATGATTACATCGTATAGAAATACAAACAGAGTCCGCATCAACGACAACATGATTACGATTGACGCTAGAAAGGGGGAAGACATCGTTGTTTATCTTCCAATCGTCAGCCGTACAGAACCTATTGAACCCATCGATCTACGGAAGTATGACATTGAGACATTCGCAGAATCGGCCTATCGGGAACGTTTCCCTAGTGTCTACTGTGATGCCGTGCATGTTCCTGACAACGATGAAAACAACATCCTTAAATTCACGATGAGTGGTGATGACACGATTCAATACATCTTTGAAACCCGTGCCTATTGCGATATCTTCGGTGTGGATAAGGTCACGGGACAACGTACCGTTTTGACTTATCTAATGGTGAATTTCAGAAATTAATCAACGTGTCCGCTTGATGTGGATATAGTCAGTAATTGGGGTATCTTCGTTCAAAAGATAGAAGATCAATTCAATACGGATTGAATTCGGGTCACCTCCATCCAAAACATTAAGTTCTTTCAATTCAACACGCGGTTCATATCGCTTGATGGTTGTGGTGACTTTGTTTTTGATATTGAAGAGGAAAACCCCGGATTTTAGCTCAAACAGTGCGTTATTAATCCCACCATACATCTCAGGATTCATTACAACGTCTTCTTGGACAAACGTAACTAGATTCTTGACTGACTGAACAACAGCCGCCACATCATTACGCATTACCAAATCCCCTGTTACGGGATGTGCCTTAAAACTAAGGTCAAAATCTCTATAGGTCGGCATGGTATGCTCCTTAAATACACATATATCAATTACTTATGAAGAGGATTTGAAAATGAGTCTTAACCGTTATCCCCGTAGCGTTGCCTATTACATTCAGCGCTTCCCTCATTTTGTGGCTACCCAACAAGGTTTGGTCATCAAACAAGAGGGCAAACGCGATGAATTGGTCGTTTCTCTGAAGAATTTGGACAAGCTGCACCCGGAATTGGCTGAAGGTCTGGCTCATTTCGACAGCGAACCGGAAACAACAACGCAGGAAGCTCAGGATGAGCCTAAGAGCGATGAACCGGCTGAGGTAGTTGCAGAGGTAGCCGAACAGGCAGAAACGCAACCTGAGGCTTCTGAGCAAGCCGCAGAGGCACCTAAGGAAACTGCCAAGCGTGGCCGTAAGGCAAAGAATACTGAACAGGTCACAGAAGTTGCAGAAGAACCAGCAACCGAACAACCAGCGGATGAAAAGACCGCTGAGTAATCGAAATGCAGCCCTTTACGAACGAAAGAAGGGCTGAACTCTTCAGAATGTATAAATATCGTAAGTCCTGCCCAATCCAAGAGTTTGATGAAGACCTTGGATTGGTCAGAATGATCGAAAACGATATTAAGAAAATTTTGATCGGGAAAAATACCGCATCCCCTCGCAAAATGGCGAATCAAATAATTACATTCATGAATGGGTTCGGCTGGATTGAGGGAAGAAAGATTCTGTTTGCTCATATCGATGAGGAATACAAGCAATATCTTTCTGAGGCGTTTGATCTTCTAAAAACAAGTATCGGTAACACCCATTTTGAAGAAAACTTTTGGAGATTTGTCAGATATGAAAAACTTCGTTCAATTCATTCGACTGAATGAAGAAGACGGGGGAGGAACAGCCCCATCAACAAACTCAATGGGTAGCGGTGCGGTTGCTACCTTTGAACCCCCAATCAGCTATCAGAAACGCAGATGGGCCGATAAGATGGATGAGTATGTTGTGACCAAGGAAGATTATGCAAACCTGAAGTATGGTCGTTGTGAAGGTGACCGTTGGGCCAAGCATAACATCTCAGAGGAACTAGAGTCATTTCTTAGAAATTCTCTGTACACCGATGGTGCAGCACTCGTTACCAATCAAGATACCGGCGCAAGTGTGATCCTGAGACACCTGAAAAGACTTCGTAGAATGCGAAACGATGACGATGCAACATTGATGTCTGCAACGTGAAAAAGGCCCCAGAAGGGGCCTTTTGCTTTTACATATTCGGTGGATTTGGCATGAATCGCCAGTGGGTCACCTTTGCTCCACGCCAACTATAGAATGCATCAACGTTCTTCAAGTCCGTGAAAAACTCCACATTGGATTCACGCACAATCTTAGATGGCGATTCCATATCCACAACAAGAACCGTTGTGCTATGCATCGCATCATCGCGTGCCGGTGCAGGGAGACAAACTGTCTCATCATACCAACGTTCCTGCCCAACATCATGAATCAAAACCTGTTCGATCTTAGAAATATCAACCGGCATCATTCACCTCCCTAGCAACATAAAGACCGTGACCCACATCATAGATGTAGGGGGTGTTTTGACCCGTGAACATGATCTTGACACGGGACACCCCATCAGACCATTCCTCAATCTTAACCCACTCCACCAAGCGTAGGTTGTCGTCCAAACATTGCAAACGATCCCCGGCTTCCACTTCTTCTGCATTCACCTTAACGATATACATGGTTCACTCCGACCGGTTGACTACTTCATAAGTTTGGTTGTTTTCGATTGTCATGCTATCCACGAAAACAAACTTTGCAATCTGCGCACCTTCAGGGAAGATGTTTTTCAATGCCCCTTCATAAGGAGTCAATTCCAAAATGGTATCCTTTCGGGGCTTCCAGAACACTTCAATTACATCACCAACCCTCAAATCCTTTCCTAGAACTCGCATTATTTTTCCTTATTCATAAACCAACAAGAACACAGACAGAAGGTATTCACCATCAACCAACGCCCAACGGGTATCAAGGGTGACAATCTCTTTGTAGCCGTTGTAATTGAAATGAAGTTCATAACCCGAATCGCTTTTACTAACTTGCCAGCCACGCGATTTTAGAATTGTTGCAAGCGTGGTTGCAATATCTTTTACATCAAGTCTGGTTGATTTGACGTAGAAGTGATGCTTATTCACATCATACATGCGATGCAGACTATCACGTTTAAGGGTGACGGAAGGCCCGAATGTGGAATTCAGGATCGCGTACAGATAATACTGAAGGCTCGCTTTGGTTTTCATTTTTCTTCTGCCCACATGAAAGTATATTGAGGGAATTTTGTGTTGAACGTCTTTTCAGCATCAACACGATCCTTTGCGGAAATCGTGATTGTATGGTGTGTGCCTTCATATCGGAAGGTAACGACATATTCTTTATCGGCTTTCATCAGATTCTTAAAAAGGTTCATTTCCAATCTCCTAATCGATGAGTGGATTATACCAAGTTCTGAGAAGTTGTCAATAAAAAAGGAGCCTTATTGGCTCCTTTGTGTTTTTGGTAGCCCCGCTTCTGGCGTGACTTCCTGTTAACTTCTACCTTGTGTCTTTGGAACAACAAGGCATTCTTTGCCACATAGTTGCGTGGCTTCTTCTCCTTGTCTTTCATTTACTGCGATTTCCTCCAATTTGGACAGGTTTCCCGAACCCCCTTTGCATCTCCACCACACATGCAGTTGTCACCTTCCGTGCAGAAATCAAAACTTGGGTTGGTGTTTTGATTCTTTTTCAGATGTTCAATGTATTGCACCATGTCATCCAACAACATGAGTGCCATGGGGCCACCAACATAGACATCCGAACGCGCAATGCCAACCTTGATAGCTGCATTGCGGATGGCATCAATCAGAAGGTCACGTTGCCGCTCAAGTTCGGTTGCATCAAGCATCGGCATGTTTCTTCTCCGTAATCTTTTTACGCAACTCGCGTGCGGTTGTGATGATATTAACATCATCCTCTGTCAAGGTCACACCACCACAGATGCCAAATTGCAACAGGCGAACGATATCCATCAGTTTTTTGCTTAAATCCAACACATAGTTTGTGTTGTCCATAAACTCATGGTGCCTATACAGGCGCACAACCGAAACAGTCTTCCCATCCCTCACGATAGGCAAGCAATACTTATCGTAGGTGTTACCGCCCCAATAGTCTTGTTCAGTTTCTGCATTCCGTGGAAGAACAGGTGCGGGCAGCGTGAAAACTGGCCGTGGGTGTTTCTTCCGGGTCCAAAAAAGAAGTTCGTATTTCCGACGCCAAAGCTCAAGAGCCATATCAAACTTAGACTTCTCAAGACACCAGACAGAATACTCACTCCAATATTCAGACATTTCCTTTTCTCGGCGTTGGTATTCCTTTTCGGCCAATTCCTCAATTTGTTCCTTACAATGAGTATAGTAATGAAGGAATTCAGAAATCATGCTCTGAATCTCATTGCGCAGCCAATGAAGCCCATCACCAGTGAAGGTAACATTTCGCATTTTAGTAAATCTCCGTTGTTGTCACGTAGACAAAGACACGGCCAATGCCGTAGTTATATTGGACAGCACGCACAGTGCGACCACCGGGACACTTGTCACCGATGATAGTTTCACCAATGCGCGGGATAAATTTGGCATCATACACCGTAAAGAGGTGTGACATGCTCCGATCTTCAATGAATTCAACTTCCAAGATAGGCTCCCACAAAGTGTTAGATTCGATATTTGTAATTCTATTTGGGTTTCTGAGAAACGTCAACCCTTATCGAATCTTTTTTGTGGTGTGCTTGTTCTGCCAAGCTTCTAGCTTGAGAATGAGGTATTGCAATTCAAGGGCACAGGCAAGGTCGCCTTCCTCTTGAATCATCTTCTCATAGATGGCCCGCAACCCAAGTATCTGTTGGGTTGCAAGGCCGATGAGGTGTTGTTTCTTGGTCGCTTTACCCATCACTCTCTGTCTGCGATCAGACTGCCCCGATGATTGAAGACAGCACGTGCTCCATCAGGCCGAACAATCAGCCTAGATCGATCTTCAAACTTGTATGTGATGCTTTCGGGTTCGCACACCACCTTAGCGCACACGTGCGACAGGTTCAGAGTCGATTCGTTCAGCAACCGTTCAGCCATAGTTTGCATGTTGTCCTCCTAAGAGACAAAAAAACAGGGGTGCTCCCCACCCCTGTAGTGTCCACCATTAAGCTACTTTCTCATACTTCCGCCATGCGGCGCTCCCTGTCCAACTTTTGAAACCATCTTCGGTTTTCCAACGGACCCTCGCCCCATCCACCGAATAGACCGTTGCAATCTTGCCATTACCAAGAACACGCTTTTCGCCTTCTTGGATTGCCTCAGGGGCATCCTTCTTTGCAACCTTAATCAAGTCGGTGCCGAAGATTTGGTCTGCGAACTCCCCCATCATCTTAGCGTGCCCTTCTAGGAACCGGGCTTCGCCAAGAAGTGAAAAGATCATATGCTCTACGGCTTGCTTTTGAAAGTAGGGTTGTGCCTGATTGAAAGGGACCATAGGTGCCTTATAATGCGCAGCCGATTTAGCCACCTCAGGAAAAACCTTACCATCACGGAAGTCTTGAGCGCTAGCGCGCAGGGCTTCTGCCTTGGCCTTCCATTCACGAACATTGAAATCTGTCACGCTTCGGTCATGTTGCAGGGGCCGGTAGTGCTGGCCTGAGCAAACACCGTTGAAGTAACCATGTTGGACCTTGTAACCGTGTTTTGCCATGACACCCTTAACAACTGCGTGTTGGCGTCCGCAAACTTGGCAGTTACCGCGAATTTGAACATCGTTGGTCATTTCATTTCCCCTTAGGGCGTTGCGTTGTTGATGTAGGTATCTTAGATCAACGATTTCAGAAATGCAAGGACGTTTTCAAGAAATTTTTGAATGTTCGTGTTCGTTGTTGTAAACATGCATCACCATCCCATCGGGAAGGTCCAAGGCCAGACGAAGATTCTCAACAGTCTCAGGACGAATCACAAACTTCAGATTCATCTCAGGGATATCAACCTTCACCCCACGCTCAACCTTTGTCAGGTGATATTCCTCAATTTTCCGTGGCATCCTCTACCTCAAAATCATACAAAAGACCTTCCTCCCCATTGGGAAGCATGAATATGAAGCCCGCAGAACCGAGATGGTTATATTTCTCAGGTTCATACTTACCAACCTTCACCACAAGGTTATCCATGGTGAATCGGTTGCCGTCTTCATCGTAGTAGTACAGACCCTGCGCGGGTCTGACGCGGACTTTTGAACCTTCCTTATATTGTGGATGGAGCATATCAGGGCTTATAGAAAAAGAGGAAATATGACATGGCGAAGAAAACATCCAGAGCGAAAATCAGAGAGCCAATAGCCATCAACAACAAACCGATCTTCTCTGTCACCAGATTCACCCCATAGAAGCCAAGGGTGAAAATCCTGAATTTCTCACATAGGAAAAACCCGATTTGCGCCAGACCCCAGAGGAAAAGACCTCCTAAGGCAATCCAGACAGCAAACAGCAGCACATAACCAAAATCCATCATTATTCACCTCAATCTTGATGTTGTCGCTTTTGAAGGTTGATGACGTTTTCCGTGAAATCGATCAGAGGTTTCTTGGTCTTGTCTCGGTTGACCGTTTCGGGATAGCACATCGCAACATAGCCTTCCAAATCCCACAACTGGCGGATGGCATCCTTGAAGGAATATTCCTTCCCCAAATCCAGACGGAAATTCTCAGCATCCAGACAGGATGAAAAGCCCGGACGAAGCTCAAAACCAGATTTCAGGCGGATATTACAAAGCGTAGTCCGACCATTGGGCAACAGGATATAATCCACGTGGTCAATCTGAGACAACAACTCTTCTTCTGTCAAACGGAAATCACTCATTCACCAAACTCCTTTTTCAAAGCTTCATATTGCTGAAGGCGTTGCTTCTTTGCAGCTTCTGCCTCTTGGTCCTTCTTCTGCTGTTCTTGATCTTCCTTTTTCTTCTTCAGGTCTGCAATGAGCGAAAGAAGCTTAGGTTCAATCTGATCCTCAGGACTAAAGAAGATGCTTTGTGGAATTGCGATGCAACCACGGCCCCATTCACCACACCCATGATAGGATTCATAGCCCAACAGAATGTTGTCACCTTCTTCAAAGTATTCATTGGAGAATTCTTGGAAGATCGGGTCTTGTTCCCAACGTTCAAAGCCCGGATGGTTCGCAGCCCAAACAAAATTCAGAATGTATTGGGCATGTGCAGCCAAGCGGTCACGTTGTTGAAACCATTGCGCGATATTGATATCACTCAGGTCCATTTTGCTTCTCCTTATATTGTCGGTTACCTTGTTCCCAACCATTAAACCAATAGGTTCTCATAAACCAATCGCTATGAGGGTTTTTATCATAACCTTCCCCTCTTAAACCGGCTTTCTTTCCTTCTAGAAGGGCCTCATCATGTACGCTCATTATAGGACATCCCCTGTCTCCCAGACCACTTGTTTTTCACCTTCATGAATCAGGGTGCGTATATTTGCCCGCGCCGCAGCCTCATCAAAGTATGAATATGCATATCCGGAAGGACTCTTCATGTTCACCCAGAACAAACCAAGAATCTTCTTCTGAAGGTAATATTTGTTCCCGTTTCGCAAAATGCGATATTTTTTATCATTCATTTTAAATCTCCCAAACCACCTTTGGATATTCTTGCTCTTTCAGAAGCTTCTTGATTTGATTCTTGGCAGACTCCAAGGAGTAAAATTTACACACCACACGATAGGTTCCACCAAAAACATAACCATCAGGAACATCAACGGTGTAGTCACGCCAGAAGAACCACCCCTTCTCTTGAACGATGAAATAACCCTTCCCCGAATCAACAATGCGATATTTACTTGATGTGGCTTCCTGAATGGAAACCTCCATCTTTGCGGATTTACCTGCGGCGATAAGCATCACGAAATACCCTCAATGAAAGCATCAAACTTATCAAAGGTAGTGTCGATTTTGGCAACCTCATGAGGCATAAACAGACCATTGAAGGTGTTGGGCAGCATTGCGCGGAAATGTTCACCTTCCCAATGCTCAGCATAGTTAACAGCATCCACAACCACAACCAAGCCAAACAACTTTGTACCGTTCAAGGTTTCCAATTCCCGGCTTGTCACAACAACGTAATCACCAACTTGCAAATCCATATACTTCTCCTAAAGTTGACAGTTTCGTAGATTCTACCCAATAAAAAAGCCCCTGTCAATAGGGGCTAAGGTCTTACTGAACTCTGTATGTATGGTCATCCTTGAGGGCAAACACGATTTGTTCCTCAAAGTATTCTCCGAACTCAGAAGCACGTTGAGTGATGACAAAGAGATTGACCCCTTCTGACATCTTGGTTTCAAACATCCCCATGAAGTCAGTAATACCATTCTCGGAAAGAGACTCAAGAATCTCATCAAAAACCAACAGGTTTGTATCTGCGGATGCCTTGGAGCGGGCAATGTCACGCCATGCCAGCAACACAGCAAGGTCAATCCGGCAAATCTGCCCAGACGACAGGGAAGCGATATTCTGACCCTTTCGTGTGGGATCGAACATTTCAACGTCAAATTCCTCATCAAATGTCACATTGACGAAGAGATTCATATCTCTCAAATATTCGTTGACACGTTCGTTCAGATATGGCACGTAAAGTTTGATGATACTGGCCTTCACCCCATCATCTTTCAGCATCACCAACAAATGCATCAGGTCGGTTTGCTTCTTCATCAGGCCGCGCTCAATCTGAACTAGTCGATCACATTCGGAAGTTAGAGATTCTAGGTTCTTCCGTTCTGCGTCTAGTTGTCCCTGTTCCTTAGATGCATCACCCAACGAACGTAGGGTTGCCAACTGAGAATCATACCCCTGAATCTTAGCTTTGATGCCCTGAATGGCCGTCATCACCTCTTGATGCTTGGTTACCGCCTCTTGGTGTTGTGCTTGTTCACTTTCCAAGGTTTGCCGGATTGCTTCAAGCTTGGGAACTCCACCACGCAGGGTTTCAAGTTTCTCTTTTTGGTTGCAGGAAAGAGCGTGTTTAACATCGTCGTCCATTGACTGACCACATTTATCACAGCTTTCCAGAGACTGAATCTGTGAGATTTCTTTCTCAAGGGCGGATATTTGAGAGGAAGCTTGTTGTACCATAGAGATGACTTTGCTGTATTTCGATGCATCGAATACAGGGATAGACATTCTAATTGTCTCTTCCCGTTGCTCCAATTTCCCACGAATTTCATCCGCCTTGCTCCTATTCGTTTCTACCTCTGCAATCTGACTTCCAACCGACTGAGATTTCTCGGCAATAGTGTTCTCAAGGGTCTGAATCACCCGTTTGGAACCATCCATCTTACCAACCACCTTTTGAATATCAAATTCTACGGTGGATAGCTCAGACTTCAGGGCCTTTAGATCAGCCTTGGCAATCTCATTCATTGCAGAGAAAACCGTGACATTCATCATGTGTTCTGAATATGCACGGCGTTCTGCCGCTGACATGGAGATGAAAGGAACGAACTTATCCTTTCCGAGAACAACAGTGTTAGTGAATGCCTTCTCATCAAAACCGATGGTCTTGATGAGGAATGCCTGATAGTCCTTCAGTGCTGCCTCATCCTCAACACGAACCCCATCCTTCTCAATGTCAAAGATGTTCGGTTTGATGCCGCGTCGGACCTTCCATTTACTCCCCAAAGTCTCAAAATCAACTTCAACAACGCAATCCTTCCCGGAACGTGAATTCACAAGAGAGGGCTTTGTGTTGCCCTTCCCATAGGCTTTGTCAAAAAGGGCAAAGTAAATGGCATGCACAACCATTGTCGATTTCCCCTGACCATTATCAAGGGATGTGACAAGGGTTGTGTTGGATTTATTAAGAATGATTTCCATCCCCATATTGTCAATGGAACGGAAATTCTTACACCAGACTTTTTCAAAAGTGACTCTCATTGGCCCACCTGTGCGCGATTGTAAATGTCTGAGGATAGCGCAGAAACAGCATCCTTGTCAAGACCATCCATTTCCTGAGAATGAATGTAGTTCGTCAGGACTGAGAGGGTATCCACCTCAAGGGCCTTGGCATCGATCTTCACCTGTTTGTTTTCTGCAACAGTCAAATCGATGATGCCATAATCAATGAACTTCGTAGTATCAAGAACGGACTTGAACTTCTTGAAGTGCTTGGGGTCTGGCTTGCTTTCAACAACCACCCGGACAATCTTCCCTTCATACTTCTTCAGGGTGTTTTCCTTATATTCTGTCTGGGGGTCATAGTAGAAGGCATCAAACAGGGAATCACTTTCCTCATTCTGAATCATCTCATATTCGCCCGTCTCAGTATCCAACAGGAACCAACCCCGATTTGTACCATCCGGATAATCAGCCCACGTCAGATGATATGGAGAACCGACCATCTGGAAATTCTTTTGTCGTGACACCGTGTGATAATGACCAGAAAATACCAATTCAAACTTGGAAAGCACGTCAATGCTAATTCCATGGGTTGAAAGTGGTGTGTTCTTATACATCGGGAATCCAGCGGGTTCAAAGTGACCAAAGCAATATTTGGCCTTTGACTTTGCCAATTCGGAAAGCAGATGTTCCGAATTGTTCTTGTTCATCCATGCGCAGAAAGCAAAATCACCTTCTTCGTAAAACTCAGAGACAACCACCACATCGGAAAGCTCATGAAGGAGCATATCCGCCCCGATGACATTATCATCTCGGTAGAAACATTCATGATTTCCACGGACCTTAATCCACTTCATTCCACTTCTTTTGATGAGGTGTGGAACGGTAACGCACAGCTTATGAATCAGTAGATTGTTAGTATTCTTACGAACATCAAGCCAATCCCCAACCTGAATCACTTGTTCAACCTCTCTCTTTTTGGCAGCATCGATAAACCGCTCAAAATAGTTCATCTGGAAATCCATAAAAACAGGGTCACCCCCTCTGGTTCCCCAATGCAAATCACCAATGATGGCTACTTTCATATTTTCTCACTTCCTTAAGTCTTTGTTCTTCCTGTTCTATGGCCTCATCAGGCCACCATGCGGGAGGTTTCCAACCGGTATGAATCTTCCATCGGTCAGAACAAGCCTGACAGGAGCAGAAGGAAGATAAGTCGCAATCCCAAGTCATTCCAGTCCGATCCTTTGGCGATATTGGTAATCAAGAATTTGCTGTTCTGCTTCATAGAGATGATGGGCAGCATCAGCCAATTTGCGCTCAAAAAGAAGGGCCTGTTCACGCTCATACAGGTCAATATTGACTGCTGCAAGTCTGATCTTTTCCTTCACTTCGCTTAGAAGTTTATCGATATTCGTCTGTGTCGTCATCATATTTTCCTTGGTAATATTTGGGGCCACCAGAACCGGTTTAAACCTTCTCAGTTTGATCCCACAAATCTCAACCATTGCTTTCCTCATCCATGAAGAGGGCCAATCCCTTAGGGCCTTCCTGAGCCTTACGCGCAGCAGCCTTTTCCTTCTGGCGTGCCTTCTTTGCGGCTTGCTTCTCTTCGTAGGTGTGGACCTTGTTCAGAATATCCTCTTCCATCAGAGTAACGGTAGAACCAAAGTCTTCATCACCATCAAAAGCCTCATGTCCACCGATCAATTCAAATCCCTTATTCTTGAGATATGCCTGTTCTGCTTCGTATTGAACCGTGGCCTTGAATGAGGTATCTGCAATCATGGAGATATACCCAAAGGCATTTTGCTTGCCGTCTCGCGTTTCCTTTTCTGGGTCATAGTTCTTCAGATATTTGCAACATGCAATTACCGCTTCCCCAATCATTTCCTCAGTAAATGAATAACCATTCCAATTAGGCTTTTTAGCCACGCCAGCACAAATATCTAGAATACACTGGCCGATATAGTTATTCAGTTGCGGAGGGGTCTTACCTGCCTGCACTGCTTCTGTGTACTTGATCTTCCATGCTTCCATTTCTGCGGAGAGCCGCGCCTTGTCTACATAATGATTTGCCTTTTTACTCAAAGTTTCACCCCACATTCAATAATTTCTTTTTCATCCATGACACGGTAAATCCACCTATCATTGGCACCTCTAAACTCTCTCAAAACAAAATCAGCTTCATCCTTATTTTCGGTTGTAAACATAACATCCCAAGAATTAGCAGGACGCATACCGTTATTTGATAATCTTAAAACTCTATAAAGCATGTCACCCCTTAAACAAATGTTCAATTTCTTGGAAAGGAACATAGCGAACGTTCCACCCCATCTCTTTACGATTTTCAACCTGTTGCTTCTTCCCCATCACTGCATATTTGTCAGCCAAGATGTTACCGGGATTATCAGCATGGCCCTTTACCCACACATAACGGCATCCACCGTGGGCATCCCACATATCAAAGAGAGGAACCAACAGATTAGTATTCTTGATACCTGCATAGTTTGACAGAACCCATTTCTTGCGCCATTCAGTGACACTCTTGATTGTGTACTGTGAATCACTCATGATTTTGAATTTTAGGTCTGTACGCTTGTGCATCATGTGCAGAAGGTAGTATGATCCAAAGATTTCGCCTTGGTTGTTGGTCCCCATTGGGATATGACCATATCTGACAAACTGTGTTCCATTAAGGTCAGGAACTACCATAGACCACCCCGCAACCGCCTTGGGTGTGGACGGGAAACTACTCGCCCCGTCCGTAAATACTTCAATTTCACGCATAAAAAAGCCCCCATGAGGGTTAGTCATGGGGGCTATTGTACTACATTTAATACATTCTGTCAACTGAGAATCAGGCCGGTTTCTTAAGTTCCACCGTTTTGACTTCTGCATACCACTCAATGCGTCTAGCAGCATCACCACGCAGCTTAAGAATCACAGAATTGGTGTTGAGAGGTTGGTACACAGCAACCCGATTGAAGGCATCAGAAGCACCAACCATGACAAAATAGTCAGGGTTGCCTTGGGATGGTTCGTAGGAAAGTGAGAGATTGTCAGCACTGTAGAAAGCACCGCCCCGTTTCGCACCATAAATCCACGGGGTTCCATCATCAATGTTTCTGCCAAGGACAGTGATTTCACAGATGTAGTCCGATTTGCTGGCAGGATCGAATGGGCCAATCTCAAGACTTTGCCACTGTTCATCAGTTGTTGTCAAGGGTAGGCGTTGCCAAGATGTCACAGCATGGGGTGTTGTTGGGTCTTGCACATCCTGATATTCTTGAAGGTTTACCCGAATGATCGCATCACCTTGACGCATGTAGATACCATTTCGGTACTGAGAAGCAGGGCCTTCCCCGTAGATTCTGAACAACTGACCATCAGGATAGTTGTTGATGTACAGAATCGCCTCTGCAACGGTTCTGTAATCCACCACACGTTGCACCCATCGATTTTCCAGTGCATGCGCCTCAATTCCTGAAATAGTCCGAACAGGACCATTATTGGTCTGCACTAGATCAGTAGCCTTCCCATTGATGAACAAATCAAGTTTGTCATTCAGCGCCCCAAGTTGCACCAGCAAATTTGCATAGGATTGATCGTTATTTGATGTTGCCATATCATTTACTCCAAATCGCAAGAGCCTGTTCTTCAAGCGCTGACAGGGTATTCATTGAAGGGATATACACACCCCGGACCTCATCAACCGTAGTCGCATATTCGATTCCAGCCTTTGCCAAAAGGCGTGCCTCACGAATGTCATTGATAAGCCCAACGTATGCATCATGCCGTGCAATGATGTCATCCGTTGCTTCCTGAAGCGAAACCTTTCTGATTGCAGCCCAACAAGCAATTGATTTATCAACTTCCTTATCCGTATGGTAACCATGCGCTCTAAATGCAAGAGCAGCACGGGAAGTCAGATCATATTCAACGTAGAGGGTTTCATTCGGAACAAGGGCCTTACGTGCCTCATCTGCCTTTGCGTCAATCCCATCCGAAGCAGCCTTCTTAGCATTTTGAAGACTAAAATCCACCACATTCCATGTCTGACGCCAAACATTACCTTGAAACACCGGATTAACTTCTACAGTATTCGTGAATGGTTTTGGTGTGGGTGCAGCAACTTCCGTTACCTTCTCAACCCTGATTTTAGGAATATGGAACCTGCATACCTCAACCACCGTATCAATGTCCATCGTGTCATTGAATGAGATGTAAGGAATCTCCTTCTGCAAGTCACTGATTGTTACCGGGTATCTAACCACATTGTTTAGTTCGTCAATAAAGAGAAATTTCATTATGCACCTTTCATATCTTTACCCATCACGAAGGCTTGGAAAGTCAATCCGCCATCAATTGTGATGAATCTAATGTAATCCACACCACCCGGAGTTAGAGAAACTACCGTGCCATTGGGCCATTTTGTATTTGCAGGCCATGCAATTACATAGCCGGTTCCGGTAGCACTCACTTCAAAAATCATTTCATAGACTTCATTTGCAACAAATGGGCCTAGGAAAGAGACTGCTGAATTACCACCGAAACGCAATCTTGTGAAACCACCCTGTGACCAATTGACATTCACAGTTCCGCTTTGTGGCGTCGTGTAAAGATCAATCATCCCAAGAATGGGCGCAGACTGGAATTTATTATCACCCGTCCAAACATTATCAGAAGACGTTACACGATCCTTCAAATTCTGAATTGTTGCCTTCTTGGCTGTAGGGCCTTGAAGGACCGGGAATTGATCCGCCAAGCCAAGAGAATCGGCAGAAGGTAGGCTAGCCATAACGTCAGCCGTAAAAGTTCCTGTGTCCCCTTTATCGCCCTTTGCGCCATCTACACCATTTGTGCCGTCTGTTCCATCTCTACCGTTAGTGCCATCAGCACCCGCAGGACCGGCAGGGCCGGGAGAACCAGCATAAGGCAAGTCCACCCAATGCAAGACACCATTTCCGATCTTGAATGTGGAAGTATCAAGTTCAACCCCAAATTCGCCCTCTGCTAGGATTGGGTTATAACTTGTCCACTCTGCTGCAAGCCCGCGACGTAGTTTGATGGTTCCTTGAAACTGAAAAATATCTGTTGCCATCGCTGTTCCTTAATATGTTGGGTTTTGAGGGAATCCAAAATATGTATTCCCTCTATCGTATGTGACAAAAGTAATGGCAAGTGAACTACCATTGATGATAGTGGGAGGTACACCACCGGGCCATTTCACAGAACTAGGCCAGACAATATATGCGGATGGGTATGAATTGATAAGCAAGATATCAAACTTCATCAGACCATCATTTCTCTTCCCATTGAAAACCAAAGTTTTTGCGCCTGCCTTGTCATTTACGATGACGTTCTTAGCCTTTGAAATATCCACCATGACAAGGCTTGTGGACGTGTCAGCAAGAGTCACATCCTTAGACATATTCAAAAATTTGTTTTTGCCGGTCCAAGTATTAGCAAGACCAACAATGAAGTTAGAAAATGAGTAAGGCATAATACTATGCACTACCTTACCATTTGAAAGCATAGGTACGCTATCAGAAGGGGCAAATTGAGTAATTGCGGGATTGGCATTGAACAGAGAAGGATCAAAGTCGCCAGTGTCCCCCTTATCACCCTTCTTACCATCCGTTCCGGGAAGTCCGATATAACCATCAATCCCATCTGTTCCGCGTTTTCCACGCGGCCCCGGAGCACCAATAAAAGCATAAGGCAGAGCACCCCAACCCCGAATACCATCACCGAGTTTAGATTTTAGAGTGTCCAATTCAACCCCAATTTCACCCTCCTTTAGGATAATCGTTGAGGCTAGCCATTCCTGAGCAGTAGCGTACTTGGGTTTTAGAGTACCGTAATACTCATTTAGAATATAAGTTGTCATACTATCCCCAAATCGTTATATTGGGTATTTAGAAAAGAAAAAGGGGCCGAAGCCCCTTTGAAATTAGATACCATCCACAATGAACCAATTCACTGTTGATGTATCCGTGTTTGATGACGATGTAATCTTGAATGACGTTCCCGCAACGATATCAGCGGTTTGTGCATACAAGTTACCAACCGTACCACCCGGAGTATTCCGGGAAACAAAGATTTTGCTGTTTGCGTTTACCGCAGTGGTATTCACAGTCACCACACCCGCAACAAGAGTTGCCGTCCCGACTGTTGGGTTAGCGCCCGTTCTCATCGCTGTTAGACCATAACTCACAACCAACTTACCACCGTTGGCAAGAGAGTTAAATCTAGCGACCGAAACACCACCAACAATATCAAAGATTGAAACGGCACCAGAAGCACCATTCACACCAACTGACATATTAGTACCGCTAGATGATGTGTATGTTGTGGTTGGGTTAGCCGTTGTAGTCAGAGCCAAGCTTGAATTCAACGTCACAGCACCGGTAATTGTGGCTGTTGCATTGATCGTCGTTGGTACAGCAAGGTTAATCTTGTTACCACCAGCAACCGAATAGAAAGAAGCGATTGTAGTTGCTCCAATCTGATCGTAAAGAACAAATGCCTGTGCAGTTCCATTGACACCAGCATAGAACGTTGTGGTTGCCGCATTGGTCGATTTATAGACGGTTTGCGGGTTGGCAGCGTTCGTTACTGTGTGTGTTCCATTGAAAGTGACCGGATTGGTAAAATAAACGTTTCCATTGAATGTGAATGCAGAAGTATTTTGAATACCATAATCAATGAAAGCATTCGTACCAACACCGTAATAAACACGGGCCTTTGTTGTGTCAGATGGATCAGCAAATTGTGTATATGATGTTCCACCACCAGCAATACCATCATAAACACTCAACATCGCAGTTCCGTTTGATGACAGAATCTGTGTCTTTGAAAGTGAATTGTTGTATTGAAGCGTTGAACCTGTAGAACCATTGGTTTTGAGGAATCTCATGTAAGAATTATTACCCGTACCACCATTACCAACAGACAATACACCATTCAACATTCTCACATATGCACCGGAATAGTTCGATTGGTTGTTACCACTACCCGGATAGGTAGCCGCATAAACTTCAATTTCAGTACCGTTCGGAGATTTAATACCGAATGAGGTATTCATTTCCGAATAAGTTCCGATGAATGAGTTTGTTCCAGCCCAACCACCACTAGGAGCAGTCCCGGCATATGTTTCTACTGTACCATCACAGAATTCACCCGTGATTCTATAGAAGTGACCTTCAATAATCTGGTTGCCCGGAGTAACACCAATACCTCTGTAGATATGCATGCAAGAGATATTTTCATAGTGGTTACCAGTTGAGCAGTAGCCATTATTAGCAGCCCAATTCACACGATCATGCAGAATACCCCAACCGTATGTTGTCGTATCACCAATGTTCCAGAATCTAATATTGCTGAAATAGTTGTCATAGCTATCCGTGATGATAATACCAGCTTTATCGAATTTCTCAATATGCAGATCACGGAAGATACCATTACGGTTTGCTTCAAATGTTTGGCTTTGGTAGAACGATTCACCCGTTCCAGTCACAGAACCCGGACCTGAAAGGGTCAGATGTTCAACACAAGTTCCCGGCATGTGGGCATTCGTACCACTTGGCATCAAAGAAGGACCGCCAAGAAATTTGAAATAGATTTTTGATGAATCCATACCTTCACCAGTCCATTTCAATGCCGAATAGTATGTCAGTTGACCACTAATCTTATAAACACCAGATGGAATGATGATTCTTTTACCTG